AGATGTCAGGATGGTTTCTGGAAAGTGGTATCTCGGTCATGATGAACCGGAGTATGTGGTTGATGATTTGTTTTTACAAAATGACAGATTCTGGTGTCATGCTAAAAATATAAATGCTTTATATGGATTATTAGATCTTGGCGTTAAATGTTTTTGGCATCAAAAAGATAAATTTACCCTTACTAGTAATGGTTTTATTTGGACTTATCCGGGTTTTGAGTTGACAAACAAGTCAATATGTGTTATGCCTGAGATGAGAGCAAAAATATATCAGAACTTTGATAAATGCGCTGGTATTTGTTCTGACAAAATAGAGGAATATAGAGGTATAAATGATTGATTTAAAACAACTAGAAATTGTAAATACAAGCCAAGATCTTTATGATCATTTTAATGGTTTTATACTCAGTTCAGACACAAAAGTGTTTGGTAAGCTTCTTGCAAGAACCCTATTAATGGATCAAGTCAAAGACGTACCCGGAGATATTATTGAATGTGGTGTTTTTAAAGGAACAGGCATTTTTACGTTTTTAAAACTAAAACGATATTTGTGTCCAAATACAGGTAAAAAGGTTATTGGTTTTGATTTCTTTGATACAGACTCTCTGATTTCCAGCCTTTCAGATCAAGATAAAGAAGCAATGTCTGTTTTGTTTAAACAGAGGGGCTTTTCTCATGAGGATTCGTTTCATAAATATTTATCTAAACTCATTGAATCAAGCGGGTTTCAAGATTATGAGTATGATCTAGTCAAAGGTGACATATCAAAAACATTACCAGAATATTTAGAATCTCGCCCCGGATTGAAAATATCAATGCTGTATCTTGATTTGGATCTTGCAGAACCAACTTATGATGTGTTATGTTCTGCTTGGGATAGAATGTCTAAAGGTGGCATTGTTGTATTTGACGAATACGCATTTCATAAATGGTCCGAGTCTCAAGGTGTTGATAGATTCTTTGAAGGTAAAGACGTTGAGATTATGTCTTTAAATTATATTGCACCTTCTGCTTATGTGGTGAAAAAATGATTTTATCTTGGCAACAAATACCATCGCCACTTGTAACAGAGATTATTAGTGAATGGTACGATGGAACGGTCTTAGACGCTGAACATGGCTGTTTTAATAATGAGACACTATATACCTGCATTCAAGTACTAAAACTTAAAAAAAAGAGTGCTTTTGTCCGTTTAAAGGACATTTCTAAGTCAATGATTGGAATGTGTTTAGATGCTGGCGCAGATGGGTTGATTTTTTCAACAGTTGAAACAAAAGAACAGTGTGATAAAATTATTGAATGTTCTTTATATCCTCCATATGGTAAAAGAGGTCTTGGCTTGGTACGTTGCAATCAGTGGTCTTCTATAGTCGCTGCTCGACAAGCCCGTCCACAAAAAGAATTATTGACCCTACCAATTTTAATACCACAGATTGAAACAAAAGCTGCAATAGATAATATTGAAAACATTTTATCTGATTATTTTCAATATTATCTAGTAGGACCATATGATTTGTCCCTAAGTTTAAATATACCGGGAGAATTTGACAATAAGCTATTCATGAGTTATATTGATAAAGTGAACAGTGTCATATCAAAAGATAAAATGGCTGTTCACATACCAAATGATGTGCGTCTACAAATAAAAAAATATAAAGATTATGGATTAAAGTGTTTAGGAATGGACACTTCTATTTTAAAATTTCAACACATGCTAATCGGGAGTGAATACAATGCTTAATTTTGAAAATCTAGGTGAAAGATTTGTCCAAACAGTCCACACAGAAGAATGGAAACAACTACAAAATAAATTTAACGATTGTGCCGATATTTATGTTCTCGGCCATGGTGGCAATCTTGCTGTAGCTGACCATGCTGCTGTTGATATAACGAGGTTATCAAACGGTACTAAAAATGCCATGTGTCCCGGCAGTGCAGTTGTTGCCACCTCATTGATTAATGACACAAGTTTTGAACAATGGATGGTTAACTGGTTAAGACAAAGAACATCAACAAGAAATAAATCACAGATGAAAAAGTCTTTGGTTTTGGGTATTTCATCATCTGGAAACTCAATTGATATTATAAAAGCATTACAGTGGGCTAATGATCACGGTATGCAAATTGCAATGATAACCTCAAAAGATATTCCAGTTGAGGTAACAAACTTAACCAAGATCATTCTTGGAGCGGATTATTATCATACAGCAGAGGTTTTAACTCTTTTGCTGACTTATGAACTTACTCATGGATCTGGAAATACCTGTCCTCCAATCGGCAAGAATAGACCAGAGGATCTTGAAACACTAAACTGGAAAGGTGGAAAGATCAGAAAACACAGCTATCCAGATGAGCAAATAAATATAGCCATTGATTTTGATGGGGTAATACATCAGTGCTCAAAAGGATATCACGATGGTACAATTTATGACCCACCCGTTGAAGGAACAGAAGAGGCTCTACGATCTATTGCTAACGAATATACAATAATTGTATATTCATGCAAGTCAAAACCAGACAGAGGTTTAGTAAATGGTAAAACAGGGACTCAACTTATCTGGGAATGGTTGGAAAAATGGAATCTGTCAAAATATGTAAGCAAAGTGACAGCGGAGAAGCCCCGTGCTGTTGCATATATTGATGATAAAGGAATCACTTTTAATGATTGGAATGAATGTTTAAGTGATCTGAGAGAGAAAAGCTTATTGTGATTTTAGTAACAGGGCATAAGGGCTACATTGGCTCTCGTTTATCCTCCTCTCTTATTGAGAGGGGGTATTCTGTTATTGGCATGGATTTAAAAGACAATGAAAATATTTTATATCACTTATCAAATATCAAACACAAAATAGACACTGTTTTTCACCTCGCAGCTATACCAAGTGTCTCTTATTCAGTTGAGAATCCCTCTTACAGTCTAATGCAGAATGTATTGGGAACCTCAACTGTTCTTGAATGGGCAATGAAAAACAATGTGAATAGAGTTGTGTTCTCTTCGTCTGCTGCTATATACGGGAATGGAAATGGACCAACTTCACCTTATGGGTTACACAAGTTGATGTCCGAGAAAGAGTGTAAACTATACTCTGATCTTTATGGTCTTGACGTTGTTTGTTTAAGATACTTCAATGTTTACTCTGAGGATCAAGAATATGGTGGAGCTTATTCAACAGTTATATCAGCATGGATGGAAATGCTTAGGCAAGGAGAAGATTTGAGATTTGAAGGTGATGGCCAACAAACAAGAGATTTTATCTATATCGATGATATAGTGGACGCAAATATATTTTGCATGTTATACAAAGGAAAGTTCAAAGCTGAATGTTTTGATGTGGCATCTGGTAAAACAATTTCTTTAAACACTTTAAGATCTATGATAGAAAAATATCAAAATCCTAAGTGGCAAATGAAACCAGAAAGAAAAGGAGATGTCAAATATGTAAGTCCTGACGTTTCCAAAATTAATAAAATAGGCTGGAAAGCCAAAATACCTATTGAAGAAGGTATCAAAAAATGTTTTCAAAATTTATAGGAGAATAAAATGAATTTAAGTGATCAAGCAGTAGGAGCCATTATGATGGCCCTTCAAAAGTCTTTGATGGATCAGACTGATATTGTTCCCGTATTAAAAGGGTTTGAACTGGAACAAACTGATAAAGGTATTGTTGTAAGTAATCCTCCATCTGTCCATGTTCAGAAGATGAAAGCAGAGGTAAAATAGTGCCAAAGTATGTTTACAAATGTGGCGAGTGTGAGGAACATTTTACTATGGTACATGGTATGACAGAAAGACAAGAAGATTGCATACTTTGCAATGCCTCTAAGTGCTTAATGAGAGTTCCACAAATGCCTCATATAAAAACATCAAACCCAATAACAAAACAAAACCAACAAGCGGTTGGTTCAAAAGTAAAAGAAGCTATTGAAGAAAATAGTAGAATATTGAAAGAAGAAAAAGAAAGATTATCAAATCAGGTTTATAACGATGACAATTGATTTAACATTTTGGCTTGGAATGGCCCTCATACTTAGCTTAGTTGCCAATGGCTTTGCCGCTTGGTATATCAGTAAACTCTTGAAAAAGTTTCTTTTCATATCTGAAAACTTAAATGATTTAGTGCAAATAATCACGACTTTTAGAAATCACATAAAATCTATTTATAGTTTAGAGATGTATTATGGTGATGAAACAATACAAAATTTAATATCACACACGGTTAGTTTAGTAGATTTATTAGAGGAATATGAAGATATTTACTCGATAACTGAACCGCTATCAATAGGGGAAGAGGAAGAAGAAGATAACAATGAGGAAAATTTAGATGGCTCGACGGAGAACCAAGAAAAAGATGTATTTTACGCAGGATCACGAAAACGCGATTCTTGAGTATTGTACAACAACCTGTAATAAAAGGAGAACAGTTCTATATGTAGATTGGATTCAACCAGCTTTTGACGAGATGGTTGATAAAATAGTTTATACATATAAGTTCACTTCTCTTCCAAATATAGATGAATTGAGAGATGAATGTAAAATATGGTTAACTACTATATTAGAAAAATATGATGTATCAAGAGGCTCTAAAGCCTTTTCATATTTTAGTGTCATAACTAAAAACTGGTTTATACACAAAGTAAAACAGACCTCTAAACGCGCAAAAAGAGAGGTAGATTATGAGGATGCACTTAAACAAGTTGATCCAGAAAAGATTGTTTGTTATAATCCATACATCAAAGAAAGAGAGTTTAGTGACTTTTGGAAATCTCTTTGGGATGAGATAGAATGTTGGGACACCAACGATATGAAAGAGAACGAAAGAAAGGTTTATGAAGCGATTAAGGTCATATTAAATTCTGTTGATGATATAGAAATTTTTAACAAAAAAGCAGTTTATTTATATTTAAGAGAGCTTACCGGACTTAATACAAAACAGGTTGTATCTCAGCTAAATAAGTTGAGAAAAAAATACTCTTTATTTAAGAGAGATTGGGATGATGGTAAAATTTGATTGAAATCTAATTATTATATGAGTAAAAAAACAGATAAATATATAAATGAAGCTATTTCTAATATTAGAAATGATCGTGAAATAACTCGCGAACTTTTAGATGATGCTATAAAATGGCTTTCAAAAGATGAGTCTCGACATAGAGAGATAGGATTAACCTTATCAAAATATGTGGAAACACTCCAGCGTTCTAATGAGCAACTTGTTAAGGTTGTTTCTCTATTGAATAAAAAAGAATCAACTGAGGGATTAACTGATGCTGACATGAACAATATATATAAAATGATTTCTGAAAATGGAGAGGGTGATGATAAATTATAAAGGTGCTTGGAAAACTCTCATTGATAAATCTTCTAGATTTAGCTTTACGAGAGAAGTTGTTTCTAAATTAGCAGAAAAAACTTTTTTAAATTCTTTAAAAGATAGGTCAAGTTTTGATGCTGTAATATTAAGAGTTGATTTGCTTAATGATAGAGGAAGACCAAGAACAACATCGGATGATTCTTTAAATGGTGTCAATGTTCGTAGTCAATCTATTTGGAGAGCTTATGTTCGCCCATTAGACATGCATGATATGACAATACCAGAACCATGCGGATTTAAAGATAAGGGAACAAGGGATTATGTTATTTCTCTGCACCCAATAGCATTGTCTGAAATTTTAATGGAGGATGGTGTAAATAATAATACCTTACAGGCTGGAGATGTTGTAACTGTTAAATTATTAAGAGGACCAGATAATCCAAAAGGAATGCAGGGATTTCGCTTTGATCCACGAAAAGTTGGAACTTTCTCCGAAGGTGTAGGCAGAGTGTATGCTTGCCCAGAGGGAGGAAATGAATTAAAAATAGCTTCTGGATTAGGATCTGATTTTAAACCACAACCAGCCCCAAGAGGAAATAGTCCTCTTCCTGTTAGAAGAAGACCCTCTAAAAAGAAAACAGCAAGTGAAAAAGCAGGTAGATATGGCTCAAAAAGAGGTTGGGGTAAATTTAAAGGTGAAACAGCAGATTATGGATGGAAACCAGCAGACACAGAAATTTACACTTATTGGGGTGATTATGTAGAACAGAAGAATGGAACGAAAAAACTTTATTATCCAAGATACACTCCTGTTGCTGAATTAGTTAACTGGGGTCGAACAGAGCCATGTTTATATAGTGCATATACTGATACTGGCGAAGCAAATGAGGCTAGTGATGATGAATACTGGAGACTTGTTTTAAAAGCTCTCGGTACGAATGTAACAACAAACAAAATCAGATTTTTTAATGCATGGGCAAGAAAAGAAGGTACTGGAATGTCTGCCGCAAATAATCCATTTGCAAGTGCATGGCGACCAGATGGTATTGATAAACATTGGACATGTTATAGTTTTAGTAGACCTTGGAATGGAAACAAACCATGGATTATTAATTATTCTACCCCAGCCATTGGAGCAACAGCAACAGCGAGAACAATAAAATTAAATCATTATAAAGCCATCCATACAGAACTCATGAAGTCCGATCCACAGTTTACAGAAACTTGGTTTAAATCACAAGCCGTTGCGCTTGCATATGTCACATGGGGATCTGGATCGGGAATTGCCAAAGCCGTAAAAAACAAGAAGAAAATAAAAATGACCAATAGCAATGCCACAAGAGTACCAGAAATAGCTACCAAACTAAACGAAAAATATTCCGATGGCAAAGGTTACAAATTACAATATCACTTAAATGTTTTGAATTTTTATCAAAAAAGCCAAAAACGTGGCAAACCAATAAACAAACTACCCGGTGGTAAAGCAAGTTATTGCATAAAAGACTCATCAAACGCAACCGAAAGGGGTGTTTGGAAAGGTAGAACCGCTGAATTTAAAAAATATACAACACCAGAATGGTTAGCAGAAAATCCGTAAGATAATAGGAGTAAAATATGCCAGTAGATTCAACGATAGCGACAAAAGAATTCGATGATAGACTTAAAGAAAGAGGTCTTGGACAAATAGAAGAAGGGTTTCTTATTGTACCAATGGGTTATGGTGGAGAGATTATAGATGAAATGGTCCCAGAACCAATCTATACAGCTTCAGAAAAAATAAGATGGAAAGGTGGCTTTAACTCCTTTATTACACTTGGAAAAGACAGACATGCTAGTAAATATTCTGGTGCTGGCGGTGTTGGTGAAACTCAATGTGGTATGATCGATTTAGTTGCAGGTAGAGTTGGTTCCGTATTAATAAATAATCCAGAAATTTTGAAAGCAGACCCAGACAATGATAAGGTTGCAAGTCCACTTTTTGTGGATAATAATTGGTTTGCCGATGCCGCAAGAGTATATATATCTCAAAAGTGCAAAAATGTTGATAGATATTTGGGTTTTAATAATGATACGCACAATGTAGTTGATTTATCTTCGGTTGTCATAAAGTCGGATTGCACCAGAATAGTTGGTCGAGAAAGCGTTAGAATATATACAGGCTCTTCTAAAACAGGAGAGGGTCTTGGTCGTGATGGCGAACTTCGTGCAAATGGTACTCCAATCGAAAGTCCAAAAATAGAATTAATCGGTGGTGGAAATGATAAAGATTTACAACCAGCCATTTTAGGAAATAACCTTGTTGCTTTTTTGAAAGATAATAATAAAATATTGACTGATCATTTTACACTTTTATTGACAGATATTTTAACCCAGCTAACTGCATTGCATTTTCAAGTATCTGTGCTCTCTCTCGGTGCTGGCGCGGGATCTGCCGCTAAGTTCGGTATGGACAACCTTAATGGTGTTATGTCAAATGTATCAAACCAATTAAACAAAAGAATTAACGATTTCAACTATTTAGATGAGGGTATCATAAAAGGACAAAAATCAATATTGAGCAATAAAGTATATTTAACTTGAGAGAATAATGTCAGATTCAAAATTTCTACAAATACAACAGGATGTCTGTAAAAAACCAGAAGCTCCAGAAGAGCCAGATAGGATTTGTGCAACTTGCATACCAAATCCAGCATATATTGAGCCTACTTGGTGGGAAGAAAAAGATCCTTGGTTAAACGAAAAAACATGCGAGTACTCAATAGCGGTTACTGTTAATGAAGATGGTCGGTCTTACACTTTAACTGACTTACAAAAAGCTTTCGATACTTTAAGAGAATTACTAGACAATCCAGACATACAAGATTTTCATCCAATAAATGAGAGTATTATAGCAAATAATCCAAATGGCCCAGAACAAGGCGCATTTGAATTTATAAAAAGAAGTTTTAAAAGACCTGCTTTACGAAAAATGTTGAGATATTATGATAAGATGGAAGATGATACAATTCTTTGTGCTTCTATTGATGTTGAACAAAATGAAACTCCTTTGAGTGCGTTAGCAAAAGGCACTTTTCTTCTTGGCATGGCCGCTGCTCCTCTTGCAACTCTTGGACCTCCAACACTTCTTTGGTTGGGTGCAACTGCTGGAACTGCCGCTCTAATAGATATATTTGACAATAGTACAACAAAAGATAAATGTACAGATGAAGAAATTATTGATAAAGGTCTTGGAGAGGCCATTATGGGTGCTGTAAATGATTTAGTTCAAGAGGTCGGTCTTGTCTTTGGAGCAGAACAGGTTGCAGCTTGTTCCAATATAACAAATTTAGATTTATCTGAATTTATCAATGTAAGAAGTCAACTAACTTCCTTTCACTCGGACACACAATACAAAACTTACGATATTGAGCAAAAAGTAAAAGAAAAATTTTGTGAAATAAAAAACTTAAATGCTGTGGAGTTATATGCAAGAGTGGCAGACTATCATTTTCATGGACTTGCAAATAATGTCATGTCGGTTTTAGTTACAATACCAGCCCACATTTTTGATCAAATACCACAAGCACCCTCTTTGGGAGAACCAAATACTTCAGCCGAATCTGTAAAAATAAAAATAGCTGAGTTCACAACTTTTATTTCAGAAATAACAAATACAATGAGTGTTTTTTCCAAGTTTCAATCTGCTTTTTATCAAAATGAAGGAGGAAGATTATTTCAACAAATAGTAACACCTACAGTGGCTGATGATGCATTTGATTCGGAAACACCAGCAGTAACAGAAACAACCGAAGAAACAACAGGGCAACAAGTCTCAGAAATACCATTTTATATAGAAGGTTTGGTTGACAAATTTGAACTTTTTGAATCTGAACTAAGTTCTTTTATAGACAGCAAGGGGTATGGATATCCGGGTGGAGATGTTTTATCTCAAATGAGAGGGTTTTTTGGATTAGATAATGATGTTATTGAAATAGAATTGTTTTTTGATAAAACAGATGAATCTAGACCTTTTAAGCTTACTGATACAATGAAAATAAAAACAAAGGGCTGTGATTGGATTGAACTAAAATTACCACCAGAACCAGAGCTTGATTTGGGTGAATTCTCTACAAATATTAGATCATTTGCTTATAGATATCAAACCGTTATGGGCTATATTGCAAACTACGCAGATATTAGAACTCAAATAACTGCCAAAAAAACACCTCCATGGCTTGATTTTACTGTTGCTAACACCTTTCCTCAGTTAGTGGTAAACTACGGAACCTCTCAAATGTTTTCAGATAAATCAGCAGTAAACTGTTTAGCAGAAAAAACACTACAAGACCTTGATGATGCAATATTAAATCAATCATTGAGTTTTATAGAATCGTTTCAATATCAAATGAATAAAAATAATTGTAAAATTATGAAAAATCTTTATAATGATGATCCTATTATATTTGATGGTAACAAAGAAACCAAAAAAATTGAAAAAATGAAAAAAGAACAAACCAAGAAAAAACTTAATCAACAAGATGGTTTGCTTAAATCAATGAAAGAGAAAAAGAAAAAATCAAAGGGTGGAAAAACAGACGAAAAAACATTTAAAAAATTTATGGAAAGTTTAAATCCTTGTAATTGGAAAAAGGTTACAATGAAAGCAATAAACTGCTTATTAGCAGAAATGACTATTGAGGAAGGTTATAATACGATTATTAAATCCACTCTTGGAAATCTTTCTGGTGCTGGTCTTGAAATGGTTCTTGAGGGTCTGCCAATTGATAAACAATTAGCGATCAAAACAGAAGTTCAAAAACAATTTAAAGACATGCCAGCCCCATGGGAAACCGGATGGGAAAGTGGCGATTTGGGAGAAGCTGTAGATAGACAAGTAATGGATAAACTTGGAGAACGAAAGCAAACTTTAGACAGCACTCTACAAAGTTACGCAGACATATACACAAGAATAACCACTATAGAACTTAGATTGGAAGAATTAAATTCTTTAGATGCAGAAAAAGAAGCGTTGAAAATATTGACAAATCCCCCAAATGATCTAACAACTAAGGGTAAAGTTGCAAAGCAAAAATTAAATTGGCTGAATGGCGATTCTAACTATGATTTAGAATTTTTAAAAGCTCAAGATAGTGATTTTGTGAAAGAATATAGCACTTCTGGTATGTTTGGTAAAGATTTTATAGTTGGTCTTGGGCTTGGTATTGACGGTTCTGAAAATCAACCTTACACTCGTCAAATGGCAGTTAATGCTATGAATGCTATTAAACAACAAACTACAAATATAGAATCATTTTTAAGAAGTTCAACAGAGGACTTACTTGCAGCATACAATAGACAATCAACTATAACAACAGCGATGGAAGCTATGTCATATCCTTGCACAAAAACTGTTTGGACACCTTTTGGAGATGTGGAGTATATGGATATATGCTTTGAAAACCCCGGTGGAGAAGCTCAGTTTGAAGCTGCTTTTCAAAAAGAAGGCTCTAATATAGTTGAAATTCGTGAAGCCATTTTATCCTTTAAAGAAGCCCTTGAAGCCAATGAAACAAAATATAAAAAAGCAGAGCAATATTCTTATCTCGCTGAAGAATTAGCAGTCATGTTGTTGAATGAAATTTCCCTTGAAGATCAAATCATGTCGGATTACGGATTTTCACCAGACTCAACTGGAAAAGGATATACACCAGATTTAGACATGCTTCAAAGAAAGATAGAAGTAGATACAGCAACTTCGATAGGAACATTAACTAAAGAACTTGATGCGCTTAGAATAAAAGCAAAAGAAACAGAACAAGAATATGGTGAAAAAAAAGAAAAAACACCCGATGCAACTCAGCTTTTATTCTGGGAAGGCTTGAGTGAAGAAGATAAAAATAAGGTTATTCAAAGAGAAAAAGATAAACAAACATTCATATCTTTAAATGAAGATGATAAAGTAAAACAAGGGACTCTTGGTCGCGCCCTTGGGGGTGTTCAAAAAGCAGTATTTGATGCTTATGTTGATGAAATAATGAAAAGTGCGGATGTTACAGAGTTATTAAACGAAATTAATAAGTTACCCGGTGCTGCAATTATTGGCGACTTTATTGCATCTTTTGATTGTCCAAGAGAGTCTATGATATACCCACCCATAGATAGTTTTTTAAATACATTGACAACAGACCCTTGTGGTCCGGGAAAAACAAGAATAGCTCTACCAGAAATTAAAAGATTTCCTCAACGATGGAATCCTTTTGCTGGCCTTGGAGATGCATTTGTTTATGCTTTCAAAAAAACCTTGGCATCAGTTTGGCAGTCTTTGATGTTAAAGCAAGCATATATTTTAGAAGCTTCGGCTTGTCGTTCAATAGAGGCGGGCAAAAGAGTTGTTTTAAATTATGTAGAATCTGGCGATACAGGATTGAATTCTATTATAGATGATTTAGTGTGTAAAGAAGCAGCACCAGAAGATAAAAACCAAGCCACCATGAACTTGTTTAATGCTGTTGGAGTTCCGCAACAAAACCCAGCTTCTGCAAGGCAACTTGTAGATACAATGTCCACTTTGGGTACAGAAGATGATTTTAAGAAAGCAATGATTGCAAGTCCAGACGAACAAGATACAGTTTTTTTAAACAATTTGGCAAGAACAATCAGCGCAGTCCATCCAGAATATGCACAATTTTTGGGAACAGCAGATTTAATGAGGGATTTTTTAACAAAAGCTGGTGGATTTTTAACAGATGATCAAAAGAATGATATTTTAAATTTGGAAAGCCCCACGGCCAATTTTCCACTTGAAACAAGCATTTGTTTATCAAAAGAAGAAGCAGAAAAATATAATGCGGATTTAAAAGATTTTTATTGCAATTTTGTTGGATGTGAAATAGCTGATGAGTTTATTAACAAACAAAAAGCAAAAAGAAAATCTGATCTTTCTGAACTTGTTGATGCATTAGTAAAAGGACCAGAGGATATTTTTCAAGATACAATCAATAGGGTTTTGGCACCTCCCGACCCCGATTGTCCTGTAAATCAGTCCATTGTAACAATTCCCGAACCAGTTCAACAAATGAAAAATAGTATGGTTGCTAATATTTTTGTTGGATTGAAAAAAGCTTTTTTAGATGACACTATAGAAGAAAATTTTCTTGAAAATGCTTTTGGTTTTGATTCTGTTGGAGTATTATTAACAATTTTAGGTGATTCTGTTGGATATAATCTAGCAACCCATAATAGAATTAGGACCAATTTTATTTTCAAAGCTTTAGCATGGATTGGAATATTTGATGCCAAAGCTCCATTTCCTGATACTGTTGGTAGATATATGAGAGAATATATCTTAGATGAATTGACTGATGATGATTCAACTTACAATGATGGCCTTGTTAGATGGCACTTCCATGATGGTTGGGATCGAGGCGGTTTTAGGACAAATCAAAAACTCAATGAAAAATATAATTTGTTAACACCTTCAGGTGACACAATTAGACACAATGATTTTAATTATACCTTTCATCAATATACGCCTGATTTTACTATAAGTGACCACGATGGTCAAGAAATTATTATTGAAAGACCAGTTTCGGAAGAAGAGCGACTTTTTTTACAAAAATATGAACCTTCTCAAGAAGAGCTTATTTATGTTGAAGGTGGAAACAATACATATAAAAATTTAATATTTAGAAACATTTTGAATGAACAGTTACCAACTGAAACGGGATATCAGTTTGATTTAGATTTTGTTAATAGTGTGGTAAATGATTTAAACTTAATGTTTTTTAGAGATTTTAAAAAGGCAATCTTATCAGATGAAAACGGTGGTGTACCTCAAGGTTTTCAACATGGCGGCAATAATGGATTAATAACATTGGAAGATCTAACCTATGTTAACCCACAAGAAGGCTCAACAGCATATACTTTTAATGAAGAGGATCGTATTTTAGGAAGAAGCTTGACAAACAACCCAAGAGTCAAATTTTTAAACCCAGATAAATATGGTGGTTCTTTTGTGACTCCAAACATTTATATTGATCCTATTGAAGCCACTGGTTGGATGCGTATGTCTAGAATGATAGTTCCAAACATAGCTGGTTGTGATCCACTTTCAAGCAATTTTTTAAGACTAGAAGAGTTAGAGAAATTTATTGGAGAAAGAGAATCAAGCATAGAAAAGAAAGAAGAACTATCTAAGTCACCAGATTGTTTTGTAGAAGTTCCTTTTGATAAAGTGGCTGCACCCGGAACTCTTGCCACTTTAGAAGCAGTTGTATATGCAACGATTAGAGTTTTTCTGTCTGAATTTATTTTATTTTCAATGCCAATACACTCAGCAATTCGTTTGGGCGAAGACAACTATGATGAATTAATACCCGAATATGTAGTTTCAAAAATGGAAGACTCAATGTCAAAAGAAGGCGGCTGGTTTGTTTCAACATATGAAAAATATACCTATTGGCTTTTGTTTTTAGAGCAGGTTGTACAAGCTTATGATAGAAAAGTAAAACTAGGAGAAATAAAACCTGATGCAATAGCTGAAGAAATACTAGAAACTATAAAATCTGCACAAATAAACTATGAACAACCATCGTTTGAAACGATAAATAATATACGATATGGCCCACAAGAAGAAAAATTTGGTATAAATCCAAAATCTGTTATGCTTATAGCTCCAATTAATACTGTTGATGATTTTGTATCTCAGCTAGAACCAGAGTTTGGTACAACAGGGGCTGAAATGATGGCTGGATCTTATATTATAGGTTCTAATAGCAGAAATTGGGCAAAACAGTTGAATGATGACATTAGAAAAGGCTCAGAATCAGGGATGCCTTTTTCGATAACTGGTATAAATGCTTTGTTTATGACTTTATCGATGGCTCGTTTAGCATGTAAAGTTACGACAATAATGAGAGTTGAAGAACACTGTAAAAGATTGTTGAATAGATTGGTAAAAGATCAAATCAAATTTTATGGCGACATTATTAAAAAAGAAATGTCACCTCGTCCTCTTGCATTCGATGTATTTAAATATTTTCTTGGAGCAAGCAAAACAACACTTGGCACAACCTGTCGTGCTGGATTATATGATATAGAGGTACCAATAGGCGAAGGTAACCAACCAAGAACTCTATCTATTGAAGAATATGGTACAATTAATCATTGTTCACGCAATGGAGATGAACACCCATTACATAAATGGTATCAATCTACAGATAAACCACTTATTAATACACCTCCCCCTCTTTTTGAAGATTTCTCACACGAAACCGAGCAGCTTATAAATTTAAGAAGAAATGGTGGATTCTTTTTGGAAAAATATTTAAGAGTAATTGATAAATCATCAGATATAGCTGATCAAATCAGGGACCAAGAGAGAAGCGAAGCCAGAAACCCCTTGTTAAATGAAGACTTAAGAGATGTCGAGCCACCAAGGTATAGTGATTATGAGGTGCCTAGTTGGGTGAATGAAAGTAGATCTTCAAACCATAGGGACGTTGTTAATATTCGAGTGTTCCAAAATTGGCTAAACGCACATAAAGATTTACTAGATCCTTTTGCAAATATAAGTGATTATTTTGGTGATGCATATCAAACTAAAAAAGACAAAGATTTGAATAGATATAGTGGTTCAACTGGAATAAAGTTTGGAGTTAGGTTGTGCTATATACCACCACCCAATGCTGCTGATCTATTATTCAATTTTAGTGATTTAACAAATGAGCAAAAACAATCCTTAAGAGAGCTTAATCAAAAAGAAAAATCTTATTTCTTTCTTGAAGGAATCGCTGGAAGGGAGGATGATAGTAATGCGCCAACATTTGATTCCGAAGGGGCTCAAATTTATGAATCAGGAGCCCAAGAAGCTGGGGGTTTTTATTCACATACAAAATATGTTATCCCAATGGTTTCATATGAGCAAGATATTAATGATGTAAAAATCATCAGCCTTTTAGACACAGATGATAACTTTGGAGAAGATTTAAAATGCTATATTGATAAACTTGTAGAAGATCCAAAATTTAAGATTATTTTTGATAAAATTCTAAATGTTAAAAAAATACCATCTTATATGGCTTGTTATTCCGCTGCTAATTTTTATGCTTCCGTTGGTTTATATAAAGCTTTTGAAGAACAACCAGATTCAGAACGACGTAGTGAAGATTTGGGATGGCTTATTGAGTGGCTTGATGCTGACCCACCAGCATCACCTGATGCAGAAGATCGTGGCAACACTTTTAATGATTGTAAAGTTGAGGCAAGAAAAATATTTACCTCTGTATATAAAAGAAATGATTTTGATCCTCCCAATGAAGATTCTAGTTTTAATCTTTCATTGATAATACAAAAACTTATGGCACAAACCTATAACATGCTACAATTGGATGAAACCATACCTTGGTGGTATAGAAAAAGAGTTGTGAACAATAGAACAAATCCAACTGATAAAGATGGAAAAGAATGTAAAAACCAGTTTGCAAAACTATTTGATTCTAGCGAGTAATATAGGAGTTTAATATATGCCTTTTATAAATGTTTTGTTTCCATTAAGAAAAACAGGAAAAAATATCGGTTTTGATTCAGCCGCTGACGATGAAATTACAGAGGCAGTTAAATTTAACTTGAGAAATATAATTCTTACAAGTCCGGGTGAAATGATTTGGGATCTTGATTTTGGAGTCGGCATCAAAGATTTGCTGTTTGAACAGATTGATCTAAATACATTAGATGAGTATAAAGCTATAATAAGAGGACAAATGGAAACTTACGCACCATACATAGATGTTGAAAACATAAGCCTTTATATCTTAGAAGATAATGCAATAAAAATTGATTTTACTTACAGTATAAACAGAACTGATGTAACCGACATATTAGAAATCGTTATAAACCAGCCAATTTAATACAATTATTTGTATAAAAATCTATTTATTTTGATTCGTGGAGGTTTCAATAAATGCCTAAAAGTAAAAATATCATGATAAAATATACAAATAGAGAGTTTTCTACAATTAAAGAAGACTTAATTGAATACGCGAAGAGATATTATCCTGATTCATATAAAGATTTTTCTAAGGCATCTTTTGGCTCAATGGTTTTAGACTCTGTGGCTTATATTGGCGATGTGTTATCTTATTATATTGATTATAGTGTAAATGAAAGTTTTTTAGATACTGCAATAGAGTATGACAATGTTAGAAAACACGCTAGATCATTAGGATACAATTTTATGGGTGCTCCATCTTCTTTTGGTCACTTAAAATTTTATGTTCTCATACCAGCGGATTCTGAAGGGATGGCACCAGATACCAGTTACTTACCTGTTTTAAAAACCGGAACAGTTCTTGGTTCCGATAATGGAATAAATTTTACTCTCTTAGAAGATGTTAGATTTGATGAACCAAGTAATCAATATGTTTCCGCAAGATTTGATGATTCAACAGGTAAAACAACACATTTTGCAGTTATGAGCCAAGGAGTAGTCCAGTCTGGTGAAATTTTTAATATAGAAGCTAGTGTTAGAAATACAGCCTTTGAAAGATTTAAAAGAGTTTTTATATCCGATCAGCCAGTTTCAGAGGTCGTATCTGTTGAAGATTCTGATGGAAATAAATATTATCAGGTGGATAACCTTGCTCAAGAAGTTATTTTTAAAGAGACAACAAATTCTAATGCTGCTTCTGATGGTGTAAGTTCTATATTAAAACCATTTGTTGTTTCAAGAAGATTTGTTGTTGAACAGGATGATACCGGAACATATTTACAGTTTGGATTTGGGTCTGATAATGATGATGTTGCGGGTTTAACAGATCCATCTAAAGTGGCATTAAATAGGCATGGTAAAAAATACATATCTAATTTTTCGTTTGATCCAACAAAGATGCTTTCAACAAATAAGCTTGGCATTTCTCCACAAGATACAATTTTAAGTATTTCTTATAGATCATCAAATACAACAGATTCCAGCGTACCTTCTAACTCAATAACTTCCGTCCTTTCGAGTGATTTACAGTTTCAAGATGTTTTAAATCTTGATGAGACATTAGTAAGTGAAGTTACAGATTCTCTTGAATGCACCAATCTAGAGCCACTTAATTGTACAGATCAAGATATGACTCTTGAAGAATTAAAAATAAGAGCAAAATCATATTATTCAACGCAATCAAGAGCAGTAACTAGAACTGATTATGAATCTTTAATTTACAGTATGCCACCCAAGTTTGGATCAATTAAAAGAGTATCTCTTATGGAAGATCCATCTTCAACCACTAGAAAACTTTCTATTTACGTTGTCACGGAAGATTCAAATGGCCATTTGATCCCAACACATACAGTTATTAAGAATAATATTAAAAACTGGTTGTCAAACTATAAAATGATAAATGATCATTTAGAAATAAAAGACACAGTTATATTAAATTATAGTGTCGATTTTACAGTCTTGGCCGACAAATTTTTTAACACAGAGGATGTTCTTTTAGATTGTATTGCAGCCCTAAGAGATCATTTTTCAGTCACATCATATATAGGTGAACCGCTTTATATAACAAGGATTTATGAAGTTCTAAATTCTGTAGAAGGTGTAATAGATGTTAAAAAAGTTGAAATAGAAAACAAATCTGGTGATCTTTATTCTCAATTTTCTTTAGATTTTGATGATATAATATCACAGGATGGAACATTCTATAAAGTTCCAAAAAATGTAATACTAGAATTAAAATACTTAGATGATGATATAAAAGGAACAGTAATCTAATGCCAATAAAAAAATACCTTGCAAATGCAGACAATACAATAACAAATGCTTTCAATAGTGATATGGAAGTTAGAGCAACTGGTTCTAATTCGGGACTTGCCGATGCAATGGAAGTGTTCTCTATTTACGGAGAAGCTTCCTCGACATCTGTAGAATTATCTAGAATACTAATACAGTTTCCTGTATCTGATATGATATCTGATAGAGCAGCAGGTGTAATCCCAGCGTCTGGTAGTGTCAAATTTGTTTTAAATCTTTACAACGCTGAACATATTAACACAACACCAAGAGGTTATAAAATTGATGTTCATGGAATAAAAAATTCATGGCAAGAGGGCAATGGTTTAGATTTACAAGAATATAGAGACAAAACAAATGATAATGTCGGATCAAACTGGGTTAACGCAAACAATTCATTCACCGCAGCCACAAGGGTACTAACTATTGCCGATGGTGATGCTGCCAATGGAATGTCTGAGAATGAAAAAATAACAATCACTTCAACAGACGGAACAACAAAGAATTATATTATTGTTGATGATACTCTTTCTACGGTCGCAACTGGCGATGTAGTAACAGCAGGTGCCACCGATGTTGGTTCCACAACAGCCACCAGTACAGGCGTTGCAGTCACTATTGCAACCACTGGCTCACCAGTTTCTCAAAGAGCATTTTTAGTACAACTCAAAGCAGCAATACAACATGCAAATGGACACAATGGAAAAATCACAGTTTCTGATGTGCCTTCTGAAGATAATGGTAATCAATCTATTACCTTAACACAGGCAACTAAAGGCTTGGGTGGTAATACAACTGTAACAACAGATATTAGTCAAATAACTCAAGGTGCAGAGTTTTCTTTCTCTGGCGGTAATGGTAAATGGGTGAAAGCGGGCGGTGACTTTTACTTAGACTCATCTTCATCTTTTGAACAAACATTCACTGACGGTGATGAGGATCTGTCTATTGATGTTACAACACTTGTTGAACAGTGGATGAACAGTGGTGGAAACATATTAGGAAGCAAAACCAATAATGGTTTTCTAGTAAAACTAAATGGTCTATATGAAGGTCAAAGTTCAGCAAATTCCACAGGAAGCACTGATTCTTATTATACAAAGATGTTTTTTGCAAGAGGAACAGAGTATTTTTACAAACGCCCTTGTCTTGATGCACGTTGGGAATCTGGCTTAAAAGATAATAGAGGAAACTTTTATTATAGCTCATCTGTCGCCACAGCAGAAGATAACCTTAATGAAATATATCTTTATAACTATATTAGAGGAAAATTGCAAGATATACCAAGCATAGCAGCACATGCTTCTGCAAAAATATGTGTTAGTATTTTTTCTGGATCATCTGATGATACTGAACCATCTGGTCCACCTTTAAAAATGGTTGCAGATGGAACTCATGTAAGAGCAGCGGTTCCATATTCTGTAACTGGGTCTAAAGTTTCAACAGGAATATATAAAGCAGTATTTGCTTACACGGGCTCTTCTACATTAAAAACAATATATGATGTCTGGTTCAGTTCAAGTAATGGTGGTGCAGTATCAGCAGCCGATGCAACAGTTCAATTTCATACTGGATCGATAACGCCAAAAAACTTTGCGGCCTCAAATATTAATCCAAATGGCAAATATGTTGTCGCCATGCCAAATTTAAAGAGCGACTATTGCTCAACAGATACTGAAAGATTTAGATTGTATGTTAGGAATAAAAATTGGTCTCCAACAATATATTCAAAAGCAAATGATGTACCTGAGACATTAATAATAGAAAGTGCTTCATTTCAAGTAACAAGAATTGTAGACCAATCGGTTGTAATACCTCATGGTACCGGGTCTTCTGATAACAATTATTCGCTTTTAGCTTATGATGTGTCTGGAAATTATTTTGATTTAGATATGTCTCTGCTTGAGCCCGGATACATGTATGGTTTTGAGTTTAGTTTTTATGAAGACTCAGTTTCCTCTTATAGAAAACAACCCTATCTGTTTAAGTTTAAAGTGAAAAAAGATGAGTATTAAAGATTTATTCAAAAAAACCACAACAGTTCAAAATAATTCAACATCTAGCTTTGATGTTGAGTCTTCTGATTATATATTGGCAAAAAAAGCTTTAAATAAAACATTTATACCACAAGTAGATTTTGCATCAGCTTCTAATTTTGCAAAGTATGGATCTGCTAAAGAATATTATACAAAGGCAATAGAAAGAATATATGACTTTTATCCTTTTGATGGATCAGAAAAAGAAAAAATATTTTTTGAGCTATCTTCATCATATTTGGAACAGTGGGTTTTTGACAATAGATATCCAAAAACAACAGGACATGCATTGTTAGGTACAACGGGTTATCCCGGTAGCCCAACAACAGTTGGAAATTATGGATCACCGGGAACAGCAGAATATATAAGAATAAATGGCGGCTTACACACTGCATCTGCTGGAATGATTGGCAAACCACTTTATCAAACATTTGATTCATCGATAAAATATGATGCGGCAAAAAATAGAAAATCTAGTCTCAGAGTAAATATGATCAGTGGTTCAACTGTTGAATTTTGGCTTTATAAAACTGGATATAACGCTTCCAAAACAGCTACAGAAGTGGTATTTGACTTGTGGAATGGAAATGCATCTTCATCGGCTAACTATGGACGAATGTCTATTTTATTGAAACGTGCAGGTCATTCAACCGGAAAAGCCAGTCCATTTTACCTTACCGTTCAGTCTGGAACAGTTGGAGCATTTGAGACACAAATAGGATCTAATATAGGGTCTTTAGGCTCTACTCCAAATGTAAGTTGGTCACATTTTGCATTTTCTTTTATTTCTGAATCAAGCGGTGTAAAAGCAAGGCTGTATAAAAATGGAACATTAAATGATACAGTGACGCTTGGTTCTGCTGGAATGGGTGAGATTCGTGGAACATTGAATGCACATATAGGATCTCTTATATCTAATCCATCTGGGACTGTTTACCACAATGCATCTTCAAATGATAATCTTAAAGGATATGGTAAACTTTCTGCTAGCTTGGATGATTTTCGTTTTTGGAAAAAAAGAAGAACGTCTGAAGAGATATATAATAACTGGTTTCGACACGTTGGCGGTGGTACAAATACTGATGATGCAAATATAAATCTAGGAATATATTATAAGTTTAACGAAGGTGTTACAAACAGAACATCCACCGATTCAGTTGTTTTAGATTATTCTGGAAGGCTATCTCAAGGAAAATGGACAGGATACTCTTCTGGTGCGCGATCAACTGACTCTGCTTTTACTTTGTCTGGCTTGGTCGCCACTGAACCAGCAGACCCAATAATGTATAGTTTTCATCCAAGTGTCACTTCCCTATTGTCTGAAATGCAAACATCTGGTTCTTTGTGGGATGAACAAAATCCAACTATGCTTTATCATAGTTTGCCAAACTGGGTGATAGAAGAAGATGATAAAGCTGGCAATGATGCAAAATATTTGTTTCAAATAATCTCAAATTATTTTGACACTTTACATGCTCAAATAACTGCTGTACCAAATTTGAAATCAAAAACATATCCTAGTTCTAGTTTTAAGCCAGTGCCTTTTGCTTCTAATCTATTAAAAGAGAAAAATTTAATTGCACCAAATATTTTTATAAACTCAAAAATACTAGAGAGTTTTGGCTCAAGAGACGCAAATAGGGTTCTGTATGAAAAGAATTTATATGAAGTTAAAAATTTAATATATAAAAATATTTACAATAATTTAATTGAAATATATAAATCAAAAGGAACAGAAAGGTCTATAAGAAACATGTTGAGGTGTTTTGGAATAGATGACGAACTAGTAAAATTAAACTTGTACACAGATGGTGGTACTCACTTATTTAAAAATAATATCAAACATTCATCTGTTTCAAAAAAGTATATAAATTTTCACAATGAAAGTTATTTCAATGCATCTGTATATCAGACAACATCTTCAAACAATTCAAACACTTTTATAACTGGCTCTGGTGCTCAAGGTTTAGAAAAATATTGTGCCTTCACAGCAGAGGTTGATGTTATTTTACCAGACAAGCCCAGTGTTTACAGTTCAAAATATTTTCATACACCATTTGTATCAAGCTCTATTTTTGGTATGCATGAACCATCTGGATCTCAACATGGTGCGTCTCCACCTGCTGTTGGAGATTATTCTTGGGATACTTATGAAACAGCTAGTCTTCAAGTTTATGTTGTTCGTGAGAAAAAAGATTCTAAAAATGCTAAGTTTGTTTTAGAAAATGCAGACGGAACCATTCATTTAACATCAAGCACATTTCACAACATTTATGATAATCAAAGATGGAATCTGGCCGTTAGAGTAAAGCCGGACAAATATCCGTTAATAGGAAATTATGTTGGATCACCAGATGAATCACATATTTACAAGATTGAATTTTATGGTGTGCATTCGTCTTATGAAGATACTAATGCGGAGTTTCTTGTTACAGCGAGCATCAATGCTTCATCAGGGTCTGGATATCTTTCAAATAGTAGAAGGTTTTATATCGGTGCTCATTTACAGAACTTCACAGGCTCTGTGTTGCAACAGAGCGATGTTAAAATTGGAGCACTTAGGTACTATAAAGATTATCTATCAAACGATATTATTAAACAACACAACCTTGATCCAACAAACATTGGAATGAAAGAAAGTTATAAATCCTCTACATTATTTGCAAATGGCTTAACTAATGTTCATGTTCCATCAACAGACTTATTGTCATTAGCATGGGACTTTTCAACTGTCTCAGCATCTTCAGCAAATGGATATTATGTGGTTGATGATACTTCTAGTGGATCTTCTGATACAATATATGGATGGATTGATAATATAGTTAGAAGAGAACATAAAGGTTTTGGTCGAGGCTTCGGATCAGCAGCGAGTGATTTTTTCTCAAACGAGTTTATTTTTGCATCAAAGAAAGAACTACCAGAAATATCTTTTTCCTCAAACACAATAACAATACAAGGTGATAAAGAAAAGAATTTTATAGAAGATGATGATGTAAGTGATAACTTTTTTGCATTAGAAAAAAGCATGTATCAGGTTATATCAGATGATATGTTAAATATATTTTCATCAGTTTCTGAGTTTAATAACCTCATTGGTAAAAGTATTGATCGATATAGAATGGAATATAAGAACCTTAACCTTTTAAGAAGGCTATATTTTGAAAATATTAGTGGCTCGCTTGATTTGGACAAATTTACTGAGTATTTTAAATGGATTGATGTTTCTATTTCGAGAACAGTAGAACAACTGTTCCCTGCAAGTGCTCGTTTTTCTTCGGGTATTTCCGATGTTATTGATAGTCATATTTTAGAAAGAAATAAATATCAAAATAAATTTCCTCTCTTAACAAGAGTTCCGTCCACTGAGGCTTCTATTAAGGGCCAAGGTGAACTACATTATAACTGGCGTGTCGGTCACGCCCCAGTTGGATGGACTGAGACAAATGTTAGCGGCACCGCTGGGACAACTCAAGGCGATAATTGCCTTTGGCACAAAGAAAGAAATATAAGAACAGATATCTCAGATAGAGAAGCAATAAGAAAAGTTATTGTAAATGATAATAACGCACCATCAAAGATGTTAGCAAAACAAGATGGTACAATCTATCAGGGCTCAACGTATGCAATAAGAAGATTTTCAAAACCATTTAAGATGAGACAAGATCTAAACCACTCTATTCATGGTGGGACAAATTACGCTGCAAACAAAGATAGAGATATCATTAGGAACTTGGTTCAAATTCATGGACCCAAGACTACTTTGGGCATCCCAAAAAATGTTGTTGTTGTTGGTCACGGTCCCGGCCAAGGTATTGTTGAAACAAAAAAATGCAATGATGTTTTTGGACCTCCGCAACTAAAGAAAGAGAAAATAATTATCGAGGCTCATCCCGGCAGATTCTCCACTGGAACAGGCCCACATTTTCCTCATTCTTTAACAAACTATACATTCTCTTTTAAACAAAATATTTTACCAATGAATGTTTTAACATCATCGGTAACAGGTGGCTATCACGCTATCTTGGAAAGAGGATATAAATCAGGATCAAGTTTTGTAAACCTCCACTCTGATACAATTTCGCCAACAAACGAGATTCCAATGCAGGGGCCATTTACTGATAACTGGGTAGGTGGCCGACAACATAGACACGTTGAGCTAAATAAATACGATGCTTTAAGAATTGACGGTGACACTGGATTACCAACGGTTAATAATCTTGATAGTAGATATACAAGACAGGAAGCATATCAAATAAAGTTTGTTGATGCAACAAATACCGATGGTGCTTTTGGTTTTGTTGGAGCAGATTATGGTGGTCCGTACCCAGATCAAACCAAAAAAACTGCTATTTGGTATCGAGAAGAACGTGCAAAAAGACCACTTAATATTAAAAATATAAAAACAAATACCAGCGGTGGAACTCTATTTTCTTTGGGTAACTACAAGGAAACTTATGAAGTTCTTGGTGCCTCTGGTCGTCATGAGAACAACCGATACCTCACACGAAACCCCAATATAAGCAACTACCTTCCATCATCCATATACACAGTTTTACCAGAAACTACAAACCCAATGACATTATTGAGTCAAGCCGCCATTCATGATGGCAATGTTTTTGGCAAACACAACAACAATAGACAACCAGATATAAAAGCTGTTGCTGCTGTTGCTGCCACAGGATCTTTAACTTTCAATGGTATCAATCATATTGATGAAGGATATAAGTTTGCAGTAACCTCAAGCACAACAGCACAATACGAGATTGGTGGATCCAGTGCATTTAATAATATTGCAATAGGATCATCGGATAGTGAATTTTGGGGCAATGTAACAGCGTCATTGGAAGCTAATTCTGCTGTAACCACTGCGACTAGGCAAATACCAGCTACTTTTACCGCTGCACCATTTATAGTTGTACAGCCGGGAAGTGGACAAACCTTTAGAAATTATTTGTCTGGAACTTATACAACAAATCACTTTAATAACAATGCATTTTCACTTTCCTCTTGGCTTTATGTTTCATCTTCACTTCATTCAAATAGTGTGATTTTCTCTCAAAGTTCCTCTGTTGGCAATGGATACGCAAGACAAATAAAATATATTTCATCAAGTAAGATTTTAAAATTGTATGTAAACTACCGAACTAGTGGCGGTGCTTCAAAATATATTGAGTGGCTTATGCACCCAGTTACCCTAACAAATTACATGGATAAATGGTTTCACTTTGCAGTGACTCACAATTCTTCATCAACTCACCATGGAACAGCAAGTGCAGATGTAAAAATGTATATAAATGGCACCGAATTTGCCGTTCTAAGATCTGGAGATGTTGGAACCTTGGGTTCTGGTTTTACATTTAATACGCCAAATAATAAATTTTTCCTTATGAACCAAAATAGCGGATCTGGTGTTAGTTTTGGTGGAATGGAATGGAGAGGTGGGGGTATGGCCCAAGTTGGTCAATGGAAATCTGTATTATCTGCGGCAAATGTAAAATCTCTCTATAACTGTCACGAACTTCTAACCCTCACAGAGTTTGGTTTTATCGACGCAGCAAATAATGTATCTTACCTTCCTCTGACTTCATCTATAGATCCGGGAACTCTGATACCAAAATCAACAGATACTATAACAACATTTAAGGATTTGAGATATTTAGCACAAACCGTCACTGCCTCTGTTAATGTACAAGGAAATATGAGATTTCTACACAGCCCGGAGGAGACAAAATCTCAAGCATTTATTGCCATGACTTCTTCGACCAAAGGTGTTATTAGTGGCCAAATGAGAACATTAAACCTTCCGGTGGATTGTCCAGCTATTGCAGCCTTTGATAGTTTAGATGGTGGCGTAGATGGCGTTGTTGGTTATGACAATGTTATTTCCGCACCAACACCTTTAATAAACAGTGAACGAAACAAGACAGTTATAACATCTCGGTTCTCTGCACCCGGTGCTATTGAGGCAAGTTCTATAGGTTATTTGGACGCATACTCAAGAGAATATTCCGTGTATAACAACCTAAACTACCGAAATCTAAGCGTTCGTTCTTCGGGTAGTGGTGAAGCCGGAACAATCCGTCTTGATGATCACAATGGCAACAGAGTGGGCTTAAATGAGCATTTACGGAGACATTCCGGTAAGTTTGGACACGATTCTGTTCAAGGTTCTTTGACCTCGAATGGATATGTAACAGTCCCAAGTATACATAAAATACATAGAAATACAAGCCGTTTGGCCCCATCAAGCTCAACAAAATTATTGGCACCAGTATTTAACGAGACTCATGATAATGCTTTTATTAGCAGACCAATACCTCAATCAGATTTTCAATATTCTTGGATCACTGCATCTCTTGGAGGACCTGATTCAAATACTGGTATGATTACAAGAAACTTTCTTGCAGGACACGGTGCTGAATTAAGAGATACCAGTTTTTCTGGCCTTGGAAGTTCTGATTTTACTATTTCATTTTGGTTCTACTCAAATGACAATGACGGTGAAGATCCTCCAACAAATAATAGTTTTATAAGAGCCCTTGATTCTGGTAACGCTCGACATGTCATTTCGCCCAACGTCGGTACTGACCAAATTGCGATAAGATATAAAAACACTGCACAAAACTCCGATCAAGCCGTATTCAGTGACATTGGTTTAAAAATTGGAGAATTTGTTCACATAATAGTACATTTTGATGTTGGAGATTTATCAGATGGCGTACCGAGACTATGGGTTAATGGTATAGAAAGGACCGGAACAGGATATTCAACAATTGGAGGAACTACGCCAAATATTGATGATATAGAAGTGGAACTATACGAAATGGCTGGTATTCAAGATTTAATATTCTGGAATAAATTGTTGACCGATGCTGAGATAAAAGAACTATATAATAGTGGAAATTATATAGATCCATCAAAGCATAGTGCACAAGGAAATATAGTATCTTGGTTTAAACTCGGTTACGAAAGCCAATGGGCTGGATACTCACCTCCTTCTGGTTCTGGTGATACATTGAAGGGTACGATCACAATACCAGACTCTATTGGTTCAAACGAATTTACTTTGACTGATGAAGATGAATTTAAACTTATGCACCGTCATACATTTGAACAACACATTGGAGATTTTTCATTGACAAGTGGAAGACAAAGAATTTATGGCTATGCGCCAAGAGATGGAATATTGAGTTCATCAGTAGTTATTAATGGGGAGTCTGGTTTTGTACCAGCAATAAGTTTCCCATCAGCCTCAGAGATTTACGGAGAATAGAATGGCTAAATATTATCAAGATTTTGTTGGATTGAATACATTTATATATGAAGTTAATGGATATGATATTTCTGCTCTACCGGACCTTGGTGGGCAACCTTATGAGTATGTTCCATCCGCTGGACCCCTTCAGCCAGTTTCACAAAATCAGTTAGGAAGTTCACAGTTATCTGGCGATCCCACTTTAGTTGGTAGACCAATCGCTTTGCAATTTTTTAAAAATTATAGTTTTTCTTTCGATCTTCCAACAACAGCATCATTTTTCCCTGCTCTTATGCTTCATAGAAATGGACCATATGGTTTTCCAACATGGAAACAAATAAGAATTGGCCAAAACCCGTTAACAAGAAGACAAAGAAAAGAAAATGTTTTTACCATTGTAGATCCGGTTGGTCCTGAGTTTGAGTTTAAACAAGGTAACGAAATAAGAAGAGGTCGCGCACGTTTTGGATCGATCTTAAAATATGATGAGTGCCCTTTGGTTTCAAAATATGATCCAATAACTCTTTTTGGAGCTTCTAAAGAAAGCAAAAACTCAAACAACATCATTCGTCTTAAAGTAAAATCATCTTTAAATAATGAAATATCTCACTTTGATAATAAATCTTTAAATAAAAAACTTGGTATTGTCAAAGCGGGTACAAAAAATTATGATGAAATGATTAATCTTTATTTAAATGGTGGTTTAAACTCATCTGAAAGTCCAATTGACCTTGTTGAAGCTCTTAAATACAAAGAAGCAGTTTATCCTCCGTTACTTTACACTTATAAAAATTATACGAGACAAAGAACAACATTTGTTTTTCCTTGGCGAGATCAAAGATCAAAAAGAACAGAAAGCTGTGTTAATCCCGGCTTTGGTTTTGCTTGTATAACGCAGAGTGTATGGCCAATGGATGCTTCAACTGGTTTTGCAACAGCTTCAAACACATCAGCAAGATTGAGACGACTCTATGGTCTTGAGATGCAAAATCAAAATACAATGGATACAGGTATTTTACAAAATATGTATAACTCTCATCACATATTTTTGCCCGACTCATCTAGTGCTTTAAATGACCGCTATCCAATTGCCATTGCGCCAATATATTCTCGAAAGCATATGATACATGACAAGCGATCCGTGGTTGCAAACAATGGTATGTATATAGATGGAATTAATACTGGCACAACAATGGGCGATATAGACTACAGAGAAGTTCCTCAAGGTGAAGCTGCTTGGGATGCTCCAGCCCAATCAGGCAAAGCACCATTTCATGATTCGTATGAAGATTATATTCAAGGTGCAAGACAACTTGGCAAAGATTTTACAATAATCCCAGAGTTTAGAATATCAAATCATGTTTCAAAATATCAAACAAATGGTTTAAATGTTTCAAACCCTCATTTTCTTGAGTTAACTGGAGGTCTATTAAATACCACTGGTTCAAATGAAACTAATTTCTACACTATCTTTTCAAACACAGACTTTTTAGAAAACTTCAAAATGGTCAAAGAACAACACAAAGATATCATAGACCCAGTTAATATCAAACTAACTTTTAAAGGAATTAAAAAGCTTTTACCATATGAGGGCTTTTATCCACAACAAAGAACAGTGAGTATAGCAAAACAGTTTTACGACTCTTATGAACCAAACACGGTATATTCTGAAGCAGAAGGAGCTTTTGTTGAAGATGATAGATTATCAATAGGATTTCAAAATTTATTAAAACCCATAGCTGCCCCCGGTATATTATTTAATTCAATTAAGTCTGGAGTTGCAGTGGACTATGCTTTACAATTAACGGCTTCTAATCTTGATCATAACCTTATCAAGTCTGGCTCATTTGGCGGCGGCAACTCTGTATATAGTGATTGGTATCTTAGACCAGCAGGCTCAAACATGTCAAACCTTGATCTTGGAGGCGGATTGGGAACAGATGGAAAATTTAAAAATGCTCGCGTATTTGACTACAGAGTGCCATTCGATGCTCTGGTTGAGCCAGAAAAATATTTATCTCTTACTAGATTATATAATAATGAAGCGTTTCCAACTTCAAACACATCAGCATCTTGTTATTGGGATGGTCAAGGCAATAATCTGTATAAGTTGATGACTCATAACTTTTTGGCTGAAACATCAAACTTTTTTATGAAAAATAAAAATTATACCACTCTATACTCCAAGCCAAGTAATAACCCCGGTGTTGGTCTGGCTCAAGCTGGATTATGTTACGCCATGCGTATAAAGATGTACAAAACAGCACCATCAGCAAGTCTACCTGTTAACTTCGCAACGTCAAGTGGAGGTGCGGGTACGGGCTCATATGGTGTTCCTCAATATGCATCATCTTCATTTGAAAATTTTACGATGTATTCTAGACCTTCCGCTTTTGGGCCACCAATAAGAATAGAACCAATTACAATATCTCAAGGAATCAATTCCATTGTGCTTACAGGTGCTCTCGCTACTAAACGGAGAATAGGACCAAAAACAGAGGAAGGAGAATATTATTCTCACACTCCCCCGTATTATTATGGTCAAGCATGGTGTGATCTAAGATTTTATCCAACGGAGACTAGAAAATATTCTATTCAAGAAATCATAGCGCAATCCACAGCAAGCTATTTAAGGCACATAGACCCTGACATAGAACCCGGTGCAAATATTTTCTCTCCCTCATCCACCAAACTAAATCAACCAACGTATGCAAATAATGTGGCTTACAATGTCAATGCAATGCAGCTTTCTGCTTCTCTTAATCTATTTGGTTTAGAAAGGGATGACAGTGGTGATTTAAATGAAGAAACTGCTCGTTGGGTTATTCAAACAAAATTTGAAACACCGATGTTAAATTTTAATCATTTATCTGATAGGGATAGTCTAACAATGCCATTAGAAACATCACAATCTGTTCCAAGAGGTATGTGGCACCAATATGGCAATATTGAAACTGATACGTCAAAAGGTATATTTTTACAGATTCAAGATATACCAGCAGACTTCACAGAAAATCTTCTCAATCTTGATCCTTCTTTAACAGGGTCTATGGTTGATCTTGTTGGTTTCTCATCCGACCCTGTTCGTCTTGGAGAAATAGCAGATTCAAAAGAAATTAGAGAAGCTGTTGTTGCTGTTCCATTTATTGAAGAAACTGGAGAGCAAAAGTTTTTTACACTTCCGAGAGAAGATATCAACCTTGCTTTGGATCCTGATCGAAATGATAGGGTTGGAATATCAGTAAAACAGATGGTGCAAAAAATGCAAAGATATGTTTTTCCTCCAAGTATGGACTTTATAAAAAATGAAAATATTGATCCAATAGCAATGTATATATTTGAATTTTCTCACACTTTAAGCAAACAAGATTTAGCCGATATATGGCAGGGTCTATATCCCGATATAACAACAATAATGGAGGAAGCACAAGCATCCATATCGCATAACCTCTTAGCTCATGAGCTTATTGGAGGTGGTGCTGTTAGAGTTAATGAAAACGATGAACTGTTCTTAGATCAGGGTGCAAAAGGTAACGAGTTTAATGATAGACTTAAATGGATGGTATTCAAAGTTAAACAAAAAGCAGAAATTAATTACTTTAACAATATAGTTACCAGAGGGGGAGATGATTTCCCCGGAGCTATTGCAACTTCAACGGGTGTTAATGTGGATGTTTCTTATAACTGGCCTTATGACTTTTTCTCTTTAGTTGAGCTTGGAAAACTTGAATCTGAAGTGACACTCGCTAAATTTAAAGACCGAGGTAGAAAAGCATTGCTTGAACCCGTTGTCCCAGAACCAGAAATAATAGAAGAAGAAACTGTTTTTGAAGAAACTGCTGTTCCGATAAATCCAACTTTGGCATCAACTTTGGCATCAACTTTAATTTCTTCACTAACTCCAAATATAGATGAGGATTAAGAATGACATTTTTTAATAAAAAAGAAGACGTAATACAGATTGAACTAACCCCTCATGGAAGAAAACTTCTCTCAGAGGGTAAGTTAATGCCTTATGGTTATTCTTTTTTTGATGATGATATTATCTATGAATCACAAAAGGGCGGGGGAACGGAAAATAATACAAATACAAAAACACGAATTCTTGTTGATACTCCAAGCATAAGACCACAGTCTTGTTATAAAGGTGTTGAAACAGAGCACACTAATCAATTAACAAATGAAAACGATAACTTACTTTTACACCCAATAGGAACGAATAAGCCATCTGCAACAAAAGTAAATGCTTGGGATGTTACAATGATTCGTGGAGAAATATCAGCATCATCTGGTTTTATGTCCTCATCATCACCAATAGTTCATATACCTCAGATTGAATGCGAAATAAATTATGAAATGAGCATAAAAAATTACAGTAATGCTGTTGAAGACCCTGTGAATTCCTATTCCTCAGAAGTGTCAGATGAAGGAAATTATCTTTTAGTTGAAGAAGAACAATTGCTTATGAATATTTTAGAAAAAAATGGCTTCTCTTATAAAGATTCTTTAAATGTTGAAGTTTATTTATTTTCTCAAGATGAGGCAACAATCGAAAAAATACCATTTATTAAAACACAACAAAAAGTAGTTAATGACATGTTTGTTGAAGATTCACAACAATCTTCCGCTCTAACAAACCAAACAGTTGTTTCAGATTATTTTTATTTATTTTTAGATAAAGAAATTAATACTGATGATATCTGCCAAGGTATTAAAAATTTAAAAGATAATGATATTTATTTAGGCTTGGAAATAGAATGTGAAGATGTTGATATTGAACAAAATGTTAATATATACCAAACAAGTGTTACAAGTATAGAGGATTGCGAAGTATGACAATGGGAGCAGGACCAGATATTTTACCCTCCACCTATATTAAAAATATAGAACTGTTTGAGGATTCTTTTGATACTTATAGTATAAGAGTTCATGTTTGTGTCATCGAAGAAAGAAACTCCAATGGTCTAAAAAGATGGTCATCTAGCAAAATGGCAAACCATTTAAGTATCCTATTTTTATCATCAAATGATCAAAATATTAATGAAAAAATTGCGCGTGGTCAAATAGATTTAAGCAGATCATTTCAAAGACAAATAAAGAAGAAAAATGTTGTTCTTCAAGAAAAAAGAATTTTTGATGCAAAGCCTATAGAAGCTAACTTAAAAATATATTATAATCATTTTTTTGATTTTAAAATTGAAAAAGAAGACGCAGTAGATTTGCGAGTATTTTGTACAACTTACTTAGATATTCCAAGGGCAGCAACAACATTCAATTTCACTCCTAGGCAAACAAACATAAGTTATCGAGGCCCGGTATCCTCCGAGGACATTTTCACTTCAAACACAATTGTAAAACAATCATCATATTTTTTAAAAAGTGATGGTTCGCAATATTTTGGACCATATCATCTTCACCCAGATAAAGGATACATGGCTGGATCATTTCACTCATCAGAGCCTCATGATTTATTAACAAGACACAATATTTATAACTATAAAATAAGTGATTATAGAAAAAAAACATACAGTCGCTTAACTAAAGCATCTGATCGAAAATATTCAGTTATAAGTAAGGTATTTGATTCATACGAGTATAAAAAGGGGTATAATATGCTATTCGCCCTAAACATTAGAGACCTCGTTATAAGAGATACTAAATACGGAAGACTGTTTGAAGCGATGCAAGATTCTATAATAGAAGATTTGTGTCAAGATTTTGTGATTAAAAGTATGACTATAGAGAGAAATAGAGTTCATCTATCTTTAAAAACAAATAAAGTCAATTCAACCACTGAAGGGCATACAATAATAGAAAACAAAAGAATAATTTCTTCAAGAGACGAAGTCAACAATCTAAAAGAAACAATCGTTTACCGCAATCAAAAACCAAATGTTTTTAAAGAAGAATCCAGTAATCTAACAAATCTTGATTCCACTGGACGATTTAGAACAGGTGGTCGAGTTGATCGTACCAAACCAGTTTATGCTCTTGAGGAAACAAATGTTTTCGCTGTAACTGATATAAGGTTTTATTCCCTATCTGATCTTGATTTATCGAATGGCAAAGGTGGAACTTATTCTTATGATGTTGAATTAACTTTTAAAGACCCAACCATAGAGTATATTGACAACTTGTTTAAAAGAGCTTTAACAAGTGAAAAATCTTTATCTGACTATCATACTAAAATGAATAATAGAAGAAATTATAATTATGACATGAACAAAACCACACAACCTTTTAAAGATTTTTATTCTCTTAATAACTCTTCACCGTGGCAAGATATTATCGCAAGCTATAATCAGATGTTTTGTTTACTTTACGATGTGCCTATGGCAGATAAAGAAGATATGACAAAGCAATTAATGTATATGTTGCATCCAAACACTTCCACAATAACCGCTGTTGAAGAAATGATGAAAATTTTTAATGCTACACTATCAAGTTTTATTAAGTATTTTAACCCCAAGAGACAAGGTTTTAATAGACATGATTTAAAATCAAGCCCAAGTAACACCTATCAAGGTTCAAATTTGATTAGTAATAAATATAAACTTTTGGGAACCATTACTCCAAATGATTTTTCTGAAACATATAAGATTTTAAATTTCCCAGACGGAATTGGTTTTCCTGTGACAAACGCAGCCAGTTATGTTAATCGCTTAAATATAGAAGGTCGTAAATTTTATAATGATAGCACGAATGTCCATCCTAGGTTTTTAACACCAACAGCAATAAATAACAGGAAAGAAGAGATAGAAATATTTTCAACAGATGAAGACACAGCATTAAGAGTTAATAATTTTTTTGATAAAAGGGTTTTAAAAGAAAATAAAATGGTCAAAAACTCACAAAATGATTTATTTAATTTATCGTCCAATTCTTTATTCATGGAAGAGGCTTTAAACGAAGACATAATCCCACTTATAGAGGATGCTTCAAAAGAAAAATTTGTAAATAGTGATTCTTATTTAGGTCAAGTAATAGACTATACAGATGATGAACAAGATTATAAAATTTTGACCAAATCTAAAAAGAAAAAGTCTCTTTTTGATCAAAAACTCAATTCAATAAAAAGAAAAAAACTTAAAATGAATAAACATATGTTTTCCATGAGAAATCCAAATAATTTATTGTCAAAGATGAAAAAGAAAACAAATCAAAAAACTTATGATTTTAAGTATAAAAATCTACCAAACTCAGTAAAGGTTTTGTTTGAATCGGATAAAAAAGAGATAAAAAATAATTATCAAAATAAAAATACAGATGTATTTCAAAATATTGAAACTCAAAATATCATAAATGTTCAACATTTTAAAGTTGCAAAAATAGAATTTTTAGCTGGTTTTTCAAGAGACTCAGATGGCAATGCTAATCTTTCTGAGCCTATATATACACCATTATCTAACTCCGATCTTAATCAAATAGAAACATACAGATGGTGCAGACTCTCTTGGCATTATGATGAAGAAGTAAACTTAAATATAGATCATCTATCAATGCCAATTGCAAATTCTTGTTTTCTTTTAAATCCCGGATTACAACTAGGTCTCCCAGTATTACCAAAAAGAAAAATAAACCAATCACAAGCTTACGATAGATCACTTATTGGGTCTGCTCAAAGAGAAATTGAACCTTACAACATTGAGGGGCTTCAAAGTACTCTTGTATTTCAAGCCGAAAATGATTTTGTTAAAACCAAAATTTCAAAACCCGTTCAAGTAGAGAAAAGAGGTTTAGGAAAACCACTTGAAACAATGCCTAATACAACCTCCCTCACAGTTCCAAATGAGAATCTAACGGTTCCAAATGAAAATGTTACTACTGGCGGTAGTGGTATGTCTGGAGGAGGTTCAATGGGTGGCGGTGGTTCATCTGGAGGAGGCTCAATGGGCGGTGGCGGTTCATCTGGAGGAGGATATTAATGCCCTTAACAATACCATTTGGAGATATGCACTCCGATTCTGTTACGGATTTTAACGCAGACATTAAAGAAGCGAAAGTAAAGGGTCATACAATGATCTATAACCAAGCTAGAGGTGTCTATGCGAAAAGAACACATATGTCAATAACTTATAATGCTTCAATTAATATTAATCAAATTGTCGATGACAGTACTAGCTTTTATAATTATAGATGCGATGTAAAAATACCAGAACAATCTAACAACACTGATCTTGTTCCAAGGCAGTTTTCGTATGAAATAAATTCAAATTACAATTATCGTGCTGATATTTATAAAGAGTTCGTAGCAGACAAATTTTTATTCAATTTACCAAATCTATATTTGCAACAAAGTTCTTCTTTTAATGAAAGTATACCGGATATTTTCAGTTTTAGAAATTTAGGTATGACTTTGACACAGGATAAATTTATTAGATTTAATATGTTTCAAGATAAATACGTTGATATATCGAGCCCAAGATCAAGAAATCTTATTTTTGATTACAATCATACGTTTCCCGAAAATGCCGCAGCAGAAAAATATCCTTTATATAATCAAATAATGTTTTCATATAATAATACAAAAGCTTTGTTTCCTCTTTTTGGACAGATATCACCAGATACAACAAACAATTTATTTGAAAGAATTATGCTCTTAGCAGCACACCACCCCGATACCCTTGGTATGTATGACCTTGACGGCTATCCAGCCTTCAATATGAATATATTAAAACAAAATTATTTTGGATCCTATGGTGGGTTTCTTGGAGTTGATGATTCAAATATATTATATGTTTCCGAAGATCATCATTTACACACTGTTGATTGGTCTCACTTATATGCATTAGATGAAATTATGTCCACCTTATCAACAGATAATGTATTTAGACACTATGATGATATGCTTTTTAATAATCAAAAATGCGAAAGTGAATATTTGTTTTTTAAGATAGAAAAATTCTCTCCTTATGAATTTGGAAATGTACCACTTCAAACTTTCGTCATTCCAGCGAGACAAAATTTTGTATCCTTTATAGATACACAAATAAAACACAATCAAGATTGTAGATATAAGGTAACTGGATATTGCGCCATATATGGATCTGAGATTGTTTTTGATTTAATAAATGTCTCCCCTGCACAAACGATTGCAGGAACGACAGCAGCAGCTAGTGGTTTTCAACAACAGCAAGCTCAATTTTTTGCTGATGTATATCCATCGGTTCAGATTGTTGCCGTTCCAATGTTTGATAGTGTTGCAAAAGTTATTGAAACTCCACCTATGAAACCAATAGTTTCTTTTCATAATGAAAATAATTCATCAAATAGAATAAAAATATATTTAGAGATTGATAAGGGTTCGGTAGAAGAGGATTTTATTCCTATTGATATTTCTGATTCTCAACAATTTACAAACGTGCCACCCTTATTAGATGGAACATATAGGTTTGGTTACACCAGACAACCAGCATCTTTTCAACTATATAGGACAACAACAAAACCAAAATCTTATTCTGATTTTTCTGATAAACTGATAGACACTTTTGCAAATGAAGATGATTCTACAAGTATGATTATTTATGATTACATAGATTCTGGTGTTAAATATTATTATATGTTTAGAACTTTGGGATTTGACAATATGATGTCTAATCCATCGCCTGTTTTTGAAATTGAGATGATAAAAAGAGCAGATGATCGTAAAGTAAATGTAAACGCGATAAATTTAAATACAGATGATGATCAAAATTTACAGATGTCAAGAAACTTTAGAAAAATGTTGCAAATTTTTCCAAGCGATATTCAAACCGATATTGATCCAATGATTGGTGTGGAAGATCCATTTGATATCGGTTTAGAGAATATAGAACTTGGATACCAAAATGATTTAAATGTTTGGGGTCGTAAATTTAAATTGAGAGTTAGATCAAACGATTCTGGTAAGACTATAGATTTTAATGTTAAATTTAACTTAATAAAAAAGAATAGTGAAGAAGATTTCTCTGGTTGATCTATTTATTTACAGAAAAGTATCTTTAGGAGATTATTGATGGGTTTTTTAGATAACAGTGGTGATATTATACTTGATGCGGTTTTAACTGACCACGGAAGAAAATTATTAGCAAAAGGCGACGGCTCTTTTCGTATTTCAAAATATGCTGTTGGTGATGAAGAAATTAACTACGAATTATATAATCCAAATCATCCAAGTGGTTCTGCTTATTATGATTTGCAGATTCTACAAACTCCCGTTCTTGAATCTTTTACAAACAATGCCTCTTCTATGAAATCTAAGTTGATTACGCTTTCTGATCACAATCTTCTATATTTACCTGTGATAAAAATAAATCAAAATTTAGTTAATACAAAGATGCATTCTAGTGGTGCTTTTGTTATTGCTGTAGATGCAAATACAGAAGGAACTGATGCCGCTGGTATAACGGGATCTATTGGCTTTAATGAAAACAATCAGAGAACTGGTATTTTATTTGGTGAATCATTTAAAGATTCAAATTTAATTAGAGTTGATCAAGGTCTTGACACAACGGAAATATCACCTGCTCAACGAACAGCAATGGGCAACTTAATAGAAAATACTTATATTGTACAAATGGACAACAGATTGGGTAGATTAGCTGATCTTGCCGGGGGCATAATATCTGAAGACTATATTGATGATGATAATATTGCTTTCTATACTATTGATGCTGGAACTGGTGTTGTAAGAAATAATAGTGATGATAGTACATCCGCTGAACAAACAATAGCTGGACCAAGAGGAACAATGATTGAATTTAAAATTGCATCTAGTTTGGATTTAAACACAAGTACTTATCTATTCAGCCAACTTGGTGGAGAATCAGTTCTTCCAAATAAAAAGAACAACGGACAACCAGTGAGACACATTGACTCCTTGGTAAGAATAACAGGAATGTCCACAGGTTATACCATTGATATTCCTGTTAGATATGTTAAAATAAAAATATAATAAGCGAGATAAAATATGGCTAGTTTTTACAAACCCTTAAATCAAAATAACGATGTTGTTTCGACAAGAACTCTTTTACATGAAGCAATCCCATTAACTGGAACAATTGTATCTGGTACTTACAGCGATGGTAATATTAAAAATTATTCCCACGGCATGTTTCAGTCAGTTTATGATTATCCATACTTGAGTTCATCAGCAAATCATATCTTTGATATTACGGTGGGAGTTTCTACAGGTTCTGCTTTATACTCAACAGTCGCAACCCAAAAGGACAAAAAGAGAAATATTTACAATCAAATGGCTCAAGTTCTCATGGGATATGATCAAGTTGGCAATATTATGCAGTTTGATCAAGATGGTGATATTCTCGCTGGTGGAACAAAAATCAATGATGCTTATTTTCTTAACCTTGCAAGATTGTTAACAAAAGACGAAATCAAAAAAGGATCATTTAGTTTATCTTTGGGAGTCGATGAAGCTTTTGGTTCAACGGGCGATAACCATACATATCAATTGGTAATCACAGATGCTAGTGGGTCAGATGGATATTTTGTAAACTCCCCAGTTGGTGAATATGGAATCCTTTATGCAACTCAATCTGCTGGCGCAGCGGCAAGCACTGCTGGAGATATTATGAATGCAACCCTTAAAGATAATCAAGGTCTCGCGTGTGGTTTGATTTTTTATCAAGCTGGTGTTGCTGTTATATCATCTTCTGTCTTTACAATTTCCACTACTGGTGGATTGTTAAGGGCAAACTCTGGTGTCGGAGCAACTGGTCCCAAATTCTACAACCACTTAGGTCTTTTGGGAACTAATGATCGTCATAATGCCTTGCTTACAGGATCTTTTATAAGTGCTTCTGCAAACGCTTTTAGAAATAGATTGGTAAATCTTAGTTTTAACAATACTGTTGAGCTAAACTCTACTGTATATTTCTGTCGTGTCAATCATAATGAATATAACTACTCTGCAAATCCAACTTATTTATCTGGAAGCAAACTTAGAGTAAAAACCAAATCAACTGATTTGCCTGTTTCATACATAACAACAGTTGGTCTGTACAATGACAACAATGAGCTTCTAGCTGTCTCCAAACTCAGCGAACCATTAAAGAAAACCCCAGATACAGAGTTTACGATCAGAGTAAGATTGGATTATTAAAATGTCCTTCTTCAAGTTTGATGAAGACGATATTTTTATCAACACGATAAAGGCCCATCCAGAATATAAATTTTATATTCAAAGTGGTTCAATTTACATTGATGATTTACCACACTTATCTGGTGCTCATACTGATAATATCATTGGTGTACCAAAAGGTTTTGTGTCTTTATACGAATATAATATAGATAGACCATCAAACAACAACATATACCCCTTTGTTATTAAAGATGGCAATAAAAATACTTTTAAAACTTATAGCACTTCTTCATATAATATTTTACCATATTTTGATACTAATGGGAATGCGTCACAAGTCACATCATCTTATAATATGTCAGCAAGTATAACAAGATTATACTTCAATACAAGCACAAGAGCCAAAGTCAAGGCTTTAAAAAATACATTTAATCATTATAAATATTTGTCTCCTCATTATGAATATAGTGTTTCAGATAATAGATACACTTGGGACAAAGATACACAAACAATAAATTTGATTTCTATTCCATCCATACTTTTTGGATCAAAAATTAAAAAAGGCACAGTAAATCTTAAGTTTTATATTTCTGGAAGCTTATTTGGAGAACTATCAGATTATAGAAACAATGGAGAACTTGTCCAAATTGGACCACCCGGCTCCAATGGGTCTGGCTCCGTTGCAGGTGTTGTTTTATATAAAGAGGGCATTATGGCCCTAACTGGTGCTTGGAACTTAACACCTGCCGTAAATACTTTTTCTTTTGATTCCAATGATAGTGCTAAATGGATTTATTTTGGATATGGCGCAAACGACTCAAATTATCCTAAGCCATCTGTTCCAACCGTAAATGACACGGCATTGTCTGCAAGTTTTATTATGGAATATTCTGGAACATCTGATATACAAACATTAACAATGCTAGCACATGCAAACTACGGACAGTTAAATCATTCTAGTAATCCAACATTTATGTCAAAATCAGCAGTTGCAAGAAATTCTTTGTATGCTGTTTCTACTGGTTCTTTAAGATATACTCAAACACCAGAAAAAATAAAAAATATTGTTAAATCTGATTTTACTGATGTTGAACCTAGATTTGAAAAAACGGTATATATTTCTAAAATTGGAATCTATGACAAAGATAGGAATCTAATCGCTATTGCAAAAATGGCCACACCAGTTAGAAAAACAGACGATAAACAATATACTTTTAAATTAAAAGTTGACATTTAGATAATATTATGTTATAATACCTTATATGAATTATATTTTAGGCTTGGATGTTAGTACAAGCAAAATGGGTTTATCCATATTAGACACTAACAAAAATCTTATAGAATCTCAAACAATAAAGTTAGATAATAAAACCTCTTTAGAAGAAAGGTGCTTGGTCGTGGAACATATACTATCTTCTCTTTATGCATACAATTTTATAAATAAAAAAAACAAATACAATATTACTAAGGTATATATTGAATCTCCTTTCATGATGTTTTCTGGTGGCAAGACAACCGCCATGACAATGAGTAAGCTTCAACGGTTTAACGGTATGATTTCCTATATGGTCAGAAAAGTATTTGGATTTAATGCCGAACTTATCGCAGCCAACAAAGCAAGAGGAGCCGTTGGTCTGAAAATAAAAAGAGGCGAAGATACAAAAAAGAAAGTAATCGAATGGGTCAAGAATGAATACCCAGAAGACTTCAACTATGAACTTACCAGACATGGTAACCCCAAGCCCGGTACTGATGATAAAGCCGATGCAGTTGTTGTCGCGCTTGCTGGCATAATCCTAAATTCTTAACTATTTATATTTGAAATAAGAGGATTATACTATGTCTAAAAACATGAAACTTATCATGGAATCTTGGCGCAAAGTCACCAACGAACAGGTAACTCAAGAAGTCACATTTGAATCTTTAGTTGAAAAGATTGAATCTCTTGAAGAAATCGATTTAAAAAAGCTAGCAATCATTCCTGTTGCTGCCGCAGCATTTGGCATGTCTCCAGATGCAGCCGCTGGTGGTATTGATAAATTTGGAGCAGAAGAGGCACCAGAACAAGTTGTTCAACAAGCTGGCGACCTTGCTGCATCTAAGGCTTCTTCTGTAGGTCAAGATAAAAAAGCATTTCAAAATGCTGATGCATTATCTGATTACATCGTAGCTCAACCAGAGAATGTTGATGATGCCAACTTAATAAACTTGGCAATGGACAACTTTGGTTGGAGCAAAGCAGAGACCTATGACGCATACACAGTTTTAAATAGTGCGATTAATGCTGTCGAAAAAGCACCGACAAAATCTTCTCAAGCGAAACCAGAAAAATCAAAGACAGGTCCAACACAAAAACAAATGCGTCAAATCAATAAAGGTGCACTTGATTTTGTAAAACAATAACATGAACTCGCTTTTTGAAACATGGCGTAAATATGTTGGTGAATCAAAAGTAGTCAATTTGCATCGTTATGCTTTTAATAAAGCATCCATGGATCTTTATAAATGGTTTGAAGATATAGCTTATCAAGATACGAGCATTGATGAAGATGATCCAAACTATGATAAACTCGTTGTTGAAAGAGCAGAAATATTAAAATATGCTTTTTTAGAAAAAGCCGATAATAATGGAATCGAGTTGGCACTTGAAATGGTAGGTATACCCATTTTGTATTTGGGAGCAGATATGCTTGGAAACTTATATACTATCATGGCTGAGTACGAAAAGAGGAAATCGATGTTATGAAATATCTTTTTGAAAACTGGCGGCAATATATTGTCGAACAAAAGCAAAAATATGTCATTCTCATTCCCGGTGGATTTAAGCCACCACATCGTGGTCATGTGTTTTTAATCAATGAGTATGTGTCACATCCAGATGTTGATGAGGTCATTATATTTGTAGGCTCTACAACTCGTTCTTCAAGCGATGGTTCCATTACCATAGACATTGATAAAACTATGAAAATATTTGATCTTTATGGTGTTTTGAATAATCCAAAAATTAAACTTATTAGGGCAACCACCAAAACATCATCAAAGGGTAAAGAATACGAAAACCCCTTTATTGATGCCATTGATTATGTTTCCAATGCAGATTTAGAAAAATATAGAAACAATATATTTGCAGTTGGATATCCAGATAAAGAACAAAATAGAGGCCCTCTTTTTGTAAAAGCAACAGAAGGATCAGAATTGCCCACATCATTACCACCCATTGTTCCAAATGCCGATCAGATATCAGCAACACGTTTAAGAAATGCTATTGCAAACAAAGATGAAGACACTATCAAGGAATCTCTACCAGATGCTTCAATGTATGATGATTTTATGAATATTATCTTTTCTACTTGACAAACTTTACTATCATGTTATGATATAGTTTGGAGGGTCTATGGAAGAGAAATTAAGAATCGTGCATCAAATTCTTGGCTCATCTCGCAAGTCGAGAGATGAATATTTATTTCATTGTCCATATTGCAATCATCACAAAAAGAAACTTTCTATTAACTTTGGAAAGGGCTTTTGGAAATGTTGGATTTGTGATACTCGCGGTAAAAACATTTATCGTATTGTTCGCAAGTTTGGAAGTTATCAGCAGCGTCAAAAGTGGCTTGAACTTGAGGGTCGCTTAGATCTTAATGAGTTTGAAGGAATCTTTGCTGAGATGAATGATATCCGAGAAGAACAAGTACTTGAGCTACCAGATGACTTTATATCTCTTTGTAACAAACACCTTCCAAGAACATCTCAGTTACCACTTAGATATCTGCGTGAAAGGGGCCTGACAAAAGAAGACATACTAAAATGGAAGATCGGATATTGCGGTAGTGGCAAATATGGTGGAAGAATACTTATACCTTCATTTAATAATGATGGAAACATCAATTACTTTATCGCCAGATCGTATGTCGGTCATCAGAGAAAATATCTCAATCCACGGGCAGAAAAGGACATTATATTCAACGAACTTTCCATAGACTGGGATAGTCCGGTGATCCTCGTAGAAGGAGTTTTTGATGCCATAGTGGCCGGGGAAAACGCTATTCCTATTCTCGGCTCAACTCTCCGAGAAACTACCAAACTATTTCAAGCGATTGCAATAAATGATACACCAGTTTATCTTGCATTAGACGCAGATGCTTTAAAAAAGACTGGACAAATGATTAAAAGTATGCTAAAATATGATATAGAGTTGTATCAAATAGACACACATGGATGCGAAGATGTTGGTTCCATGTCAAAACAGAACTTTATTGAACGAATGAACAGTGCATCTACTGTTGATTATGATGAATATTTTCTTTATAATGAAATAAGGAGTGTTAATGTATAAGATTGCTCACATAGCAGACACACATATTAGAAATCTTAAATTCCATTACGAATATCGTGAGGCGTTTAAAGATTTATATAAACAATTAAAAAAAGAACAACCTGATTATATTGTTCACTGTGGTGATATTGCTCACACTAAAACACAGTTATCACCAGAATATTTTGCTTTAGCATCAGAGTTTTTGAGTAACCTTGGCAATATCGCACCAACGATTATTATTCTTGGTAATCATGATGGTAATCTCAAAAATGCTAACCGAGAAGATGCTGTGTCTCCAATCGTAGAGGCACTAAATCATCCTAATCTTCATTTGCTTAAAAATGCTGGAGAATACTCGCTTGATGATAAGATAGTATTCAATGTCTTATCAGTCTTTGATGAAGAGAACTGGTGTCACCCATCAGATGATTCTAAGATAAATATTGCCCTATACCATGGTGCTATATCAAACTGTCAAACCGATCTTGGTTACACTATGGAGTTTGGAGAACATGAGGTTGGCATTTTTAAACATTTTGATTATGCTATGTTAGGAGATATACATAAAAGGCAGATACTTGATAACAAAGGTAAGATTCAATATTGTGGCTCCACGATACAGCAGAACTTTGGAGAAAGTGTAGATAAAGGCTTTTTAATGTGGAATATAACTGACAAAGATAAGTTTACTGTCAAACACCATGTCATTAAGAATCCACGTCCATTTATCACAGTAAATCTTACTAAGGATGGCAAGTTACCAAAAGTAAATGTCCCTGCTGATTGTCGCCTCCGTTTGATTGCAACGACAAACATTCCTCCAATCAAGATGAAGAGAGCAACAGATTTTGCAAAGATAAAGTGGAAACCACACAGAGTATCTTTTAGAATCAAAACAAACTCATATCATTCTGAGAAATCAACAAATCTTTCAGATACGTTGAAAAAAGAAAACTTACGAGACATAACCGTTCAAGAAAAATACATCAAAAAGTATCTTAAAGATATGGAACTTGAAGATGGTATAATGGATAAAGTCTTAGAGTTAAATAGAAGATATAATCAGACAATCGAAGCCAATGAAGAGGTATCAAGAAATGTTATTTGGAAGGTTAAAAACATTGAATGGGACAATCTATTCAATTATGGTGAAAAAAATTATATTAACTTTGAGAGATTTACTGGTCTCGTTGGCATTTTTGGCCGTAACTACTCAGGCAAATCTTCTATTATTGATAGCGTTTTGTATGGGTTGTATAATTCTACTTCTAAGGACGAAAGGAAAAACGTACACATTATAAATCAGAACAAAGAAAAAGCTAATGTTATAGTGCAGCTAGAAGCAGATAACACTGTTTATAAAATATGTCGAAACTTAAATAAATACACCAGAAAGCTAAAGGGTAAAGAAACCATTGAAGCGAAAGTTGACCTTGACTATTCAAAAGAGGTAGGCGGCATCTATGAGAGTTTAAACGGTATAACGAGAAACGAAACAGACCTTAACATAAGAAAGCAGTTTGGAACGATTGATGACTTTCTTTTAACCTCTATGGCTTCTCAAACAGATTCTCTTTCGTTTATCAAAGAAGGATCTACCAAGAGAAAAGAAATCATTGCAAAGTTTCTTGATTTAGATATTTTTGATCAAAAGTTTAAAATGGCCAAAAAAGATTCAACAGATATTAAGGCCATGATAAAAAGATTTGAGGCAAAAAACTTTCATTCCGAGATAGAGAAGAATGAGGAGTTGTTACAAGAAATAAAAGAAGCGATTGATAAAAAGAATAAGGAATGCCAAATAACAACCAAATCAATTGAAAAACACACCGAGAGTTTAAAAGAAGTTGATGATCTCATATCTTCCATACCAGCAGATATAATTGATATTGAACTTGTTAAAGAAGATATAGAGACAAAGCAAAACAAAGTTCGCGCCTTATTACAAAAAGATATTGATTTAAATATTAACATCGAAAAGTCTAACGAGTTCATATCAGAATATTATAAATCTCTTGAGTCTCTGGATCATTCTAAACTTATCACTCTAAAAGAAAAGTGCGAAGAATATAAAAAAGATCAAGAGAGTCACTCTTCTGAGTTAAAAGAACAGAACCAAACTTTAGAACATCTTCAAAACAAAATGAAACTTTTGGATACTCATGAGTATGACCCTGACTGCAAGTATTGCACTAACAATAAGTTTGTTAAAGATGCACATGATGCTGAAACTAAATCAAAAGATGTAATAGAACGCATCAAATATTTAATAAATATCATTGACGAATATGAAGAAAAAATTCAATTTATCAATACAAGTCAAGTAGAGCAAAAGATTAAACAATATAATTCTTTTAATGATAAAATCAAAAAACTACAATCTGATATTGAGAAGAGCGAAATGGAATCTTCATCAAATAAAGATAAACTTAATTTACTAAAAAATGAGATAGACACTCTGAAAGTCAAGGAAGACCAATATGAACAAAATCGAGAAGCAATCGAAAATCTTGAAACCCTTGGAAGAGAAAAGAAAGCCCTTGAAACGAAACTATCACAACTACGAATATCGTATACTAAATGTAATAACGAAATGCAAGAGTGTCTTATCGAGCAAGGATCAACAACGCAAATATTAAAAAACCTTCAGCGCGAAGTAGATGAATATAAAGAATATGAAAATAAATGGGTAGCATACGAAATGTTAATGAGATGTATGCATCCAAATGGCATATCATATAATATTATTAAGGATAAGCTTCCTTTGATCAACGAAGAGATAGCAAAGATATTATCTAATATTGTTGACTTTGAGGTGTTCTTTGATAATACCGACAACAAGCTTAATATTTATATCAAGCATCCAATGTATGACCCTCGACCACTTACATTAGCATCAGGCGCAGAAAAAACATTAGCATCCATGGCCATTAGATTAGGGTTGATTGCGATAACAAATCTTCCAAAATCAACAATGTTTATTTTAGACGAACCAGCGACTGCACTTGATGCTGAACATATGGCTGGATTTATAAGTTTACTTGATATGATCAAGGACCAGTTCAAAACTGTACTATTGATTTCACACCTTGATTCACTTAAAGATGTTGTCGATATGACGATAGATATTGATAAAATAGATGGTTACGCCAAAGTTCATTTAAAATAAAAGTTACTATTTACTGTTAGATTTTATATTCTACGGGAGAATCCGATATGAAACTAACACAAGAACAACTTAAAAAAATTATTAAAGAAGAGATTGAAGCCATGCAAGAAGGCTCTCTTCAGATGAGAGATATGATTGATAGCATGATTCAACAACTCGCTGACGCTGTATACGGTGGCAACATTGAAAGAGCCAAAGGCGAGCTAATGAATTATTTAAAAACAGGCGATAGAGGCTCTCTTCAAGGAACTATGTAATGGTACAAGCACTAAAAGAAAAAACCGGAAGTGTAATCGACAGAATGCTTGAAAAAGCTATTTCAAGAAAGCTTCTTGTATTCGCAACAGCAACAGGTCTTATGGCCTACTCGCTTCTCGACCCAGAAACTTGGGGCTTGATTGCGATTGTTTATGTTGGTGGCCAATCAGTTATCGATACTGTAAAGGTATATAAACACGGAGAATAAGTCTTATGTCAATGTTGTTGATTAAAAAATGGTGGGGTATTTCTTCTGCTTGGGTTCGACAACATTGGCGTTGGTTTTTATTTGCCCTTGCTTTTCTCGTTGTCTATATTGTTGGAAGACGAAAAAGTAGAGTAGAGTTACTTCAAGCGAAGTTGGCTCTTCGACACTATGAAGATGAGAAAAACGCAATCATAAAAGCATACGAGACTGAAAAGAAACTTCGTGAACAAGCCAAGCAAAAGTATGATTCTGCAATGTCATCTGTTCGCGAAAAATACAAAGATGATTTTAATTCTGTCAATATGCAAAAAGAAGCAGAAATCAGAAGAAGACTTAAAGAAGCAAAAAACAACCCTGCTGAAATTGACAGAATATTAGAGGCGTACTTAGGAATAAAACAAGAATGAATGAAATAAAGTTTGATATAAAAACAGTGATTACATTTATAACAGCCGCAATAGTATTTGGCGGTTTTTATTATACAACACAGCATCGCCTTGATCATCTTGAGTCTAAGATCAGCGATCTTGAGATTGAAGTCTCTAAGGTAAAAAAAAGGAAACCTAGAAAATGAAACTAACAAAAGAACAAATTATAAATATTATCAAAGAAGAGCTTGGGTCTATTATGACAGAAGACGGCCATGAAGATGTCTCCTCCGCTCGTCGTAAATTAAAAACAACAATTGAAGATGCATCGGAGATTTTACAATCACTAGAGTCCACACCAGAACAAGAACTTCCAAGTTGGTGGATGAGCAAGATTACAATTGTTGGTGAGTATATTAATAAAGCCAGAGACTATCTGCTGGTCAGTGGCGACACAATGACTGAAGTTAATATCGGCCCCGGTGATCAAGCTATTGATATGGGATCACAATCTGAACAAGAGCACAACCAAGAATCAGCTAAAGAAGTAGATCAAATGATTGAAATGTGGAGACAGCTTGGCATTAAGCACGGAAAAGAAATAGAATCAGCAGAATTATCTCACATGTGGAATAAGGTGAATTTAATGTTAGGTCAGTTTGCTGAGTGGCTGGATCAAGGTGCCGAAGCGTTAACATCCGGTGGATACGATCTTGATGAAGCCCGTGAGGGTGATTATAAACCCGCACTTGATCATGCAAACAAAGAAAGAGATGTCGCTGTCTTTGCTTTACAAAAAGCTGGGATGGACGCTACCAAAGCAGCACAATTATGCTTTGCTGCTCACAAAATGTTAACTGGAGAGCAATATCTTTCTCACGCTAAGGACGATGCAATCGCAGATTTAATGAAACGCGCTGATCTTGAAAATAAATAACTTGACAAGTTTAAAAAAATATGTTATAATACATTCATCCTTTTAATCATGGAGTCAACATGAAATATTTACTTATGGGCGCACTGCTTACTTGGTCTTCTGCTGCAAACGGAGAAGATGAAAAACCTAAATTTAGTAATATCAAACAAGGCGAAGCCGCACCATTTACTGGGCGGCTTTTTAACAATGCTGCTGTGTCAAAGATTATTGTCGATAGCCAGTTTCGCGATGTAGAATGCAAGCTGAGAGTTGATTTTGAGATTGGACAAGTAAGAGCCGAAGAACAATATAAATATGATATTCTATATGCGAAATCAGAAGCAGACAATCAACGATTTACCGATGTGATTAATATTCGAGATGAACATATTCAAAGTTTAGAAAAATATGTTCGCCCTTCAAATGCCCATTGGTGGGCTATCGGTGGCTTCACAGTTGGCGCGGGGGCTGCAATCGGTATTATGTATGCGATTAAACCGGGTTTACAATGAAGAAAAAAGATCCAAATTATGTTGTAAAGCTTGAGAAAGCAATCGCAAAAAAATATGGTGAAGAAGCGATTGAAAATCCAAAAAAATATTGGACCGAAGAGAAAGAAAAGGAATACCTTTCTCAACTTAAAGAGTTCTATAAAGATACTGATGATAAAGAGGACATTGACAAAGATGAGGTAAATGGGATTTTTATTCCCAAAAAACTACTTAATAGAGAATCTAATCGCTCTTGTCCGATTTGCAATACATATTCTTTTAAATCAAATGATGATGTTTATATGTCAAAATTTGACTGTTGTGAAATGTGCTATATACAGTGGATTGAAGATAGAGAAGAAAGATGGAAAAAAGGATGGAGACCAAATAAATGAGTTCAAACACACTAGAAATTATTCAAGGACTTGCTCAAGCAGCAGCAAACGCTTATGATGGAAATCATGATGAAAGGTATGCATACGATGGCAAAGCACGAAAAATTGGCCTTCGTCGTGAAGAAGGTGATCCAATTCTTGATTCCCGCGTTATGGATGGGTTTAAAGTAAAGTTCTCTGGAGATTCAATGTGTATTATCTACCAATCAGATATTAGACTTAAAGAAGTATATTCTGGCAACTTTGAATCTGATATGGAAAGAATGCTTAATGAGATTAAAAAGTTTCTTCAAAAAGAATACAAAGCTGTTACTGGGAACTCCATTACACTAACCAAGGGCGAGGATGAACCACAAATTTTAGTCCAATCAGTCTCTCGCGTTCGCTCTTTTGTTCAAGCATATCAGTGGTATAAAATTAGTAAACTAGATTCAGAGCCAGTCGGATCACCATCAGAAGATAAAACCGATAAGGCAATCAGAGATTTTCTTGCATTGAACTCCAATAAGAAGCCTAAAAATGTTACAAGGAAGTAATGTCTTTCAAGCTTTCAAAAAAGGAAATTGTCAAAGAGATATTAAAATGCGGTAAAAGTCCACTATATTTTACTAATAATTATTGTCGCATCTCTCATCCCCTTAAGGGTCTTGTTCCTTTTAAGACATATCCATATCAAGATGACTTGTTAAACGACTACAACGATTTCCGCTTTACAGTCATTTTAAAAGCAAGACAGCTTGGAATATCAACCATTACAGCCGCATATTGTGTGTGGCTTATGTTGTTTCATCGTGATAAAAATGTTTTGGTTATCGCAACCAAGTTTGCAACTGCTGCTAACTTAGTAAAGAAAGTCAAAAGCATTATGAAGAACTTACCGGATTGGCTTCAAGTGGCAAAAATATCTGTTGATAACAGAACATCATTTGAACTTTCAAATGGCTCTCAAATTAAAGCTGCTTCCACTTCTGGAGATGCTGGTCGTTCTGAAGCCTTGTCTTTGTTGGTTATTGATGAGGCTGCTCATGTTGAGGGACTTGAAGAGTTATGGACAGGTTTGTATCCTACTTTGTCTACTGGTGGTCGATGTATTGCTTTATCAACACCAAATGGCGTTGGAAACTGGTTTCACAAAACATACATTGATGCTGAAGATAAAGAAAATGATTTTTACCCTGTTTGTCTTCCTTGGGATGCACACCCAGAAAGAGATCAAGAGTGGTTTGAAAAAGAAACAAAAAATATGTCTCGAAGACAAATAGCTCAAGAACTTGAGTGTAACTTTAATACGTCTGGAGATACTGTTATACATCCTGATGATATAGGCTGGATTCATACGCTTATTAAAGAACCTGTCTATAGGACCGGACACGATAGAAACTTTTGGATTTGGGAGAAATACGAAGAAGGGTGCACTTATCTTTTAGTTGCTGACGTAGCTAGAGGTGATGGTGCAGACAACTCCGTCTTTCATATTTTAAAAATGGAAACAATGGAGATCATCGCAGAATACCAAGGAAAACCAAACTTAGATATGTATTCTCAAATGTTATATTCAGCAGGTACAGAGTATGGAAACTGTTTGCTGGTGGTTGAAAACAATGGAATTGGTATATCGGTATTGGAAAAACTAATTACTCTTGGATATCCAAACCTTTATTATTCCATCAAATCAACCCATGAGTTTGTTGAGTCAGTCAGAGGAGAACATATGAACTCTGCTGTAGCTGGTTTTACAACCTCGACCAAGACTCGCCCCTTGATCGTTGCCAAGTTGGAAGAATTCGTGAGAAATAAAATGATTAATATTTATTCAAATAGAACATTTCATGAGTTTAAAACATTTATTTGGCATAATGGTAAACCACAGGCTATGAGATCATACAACGATGATTTGGTCATGGCACTTGCAATTGGATGCTGGATTAGAGACACTGCTTTGCAGGTTAATAAAAGAGATGTTGAATATAAAAAGGCAATGTTAGATTCTATGTATCTAAACAAGACAACAATGAATACAACTATTAAAGGTCAAAATGGATATGGCAACACTTTGAAAGAAAGACAACAGAAAGCAAAAAAACAAATGTTTGATTTGCCTTGGATCTATAAGGGATAAATAAATGGCTAATAAATATAATAAAGGTAAAAACCCATATAATGAGGAATCAGGATTATTTAAATCTCTAACAAGATTATTTTCTGGCCCTATTGTAAACAGAAGAACACAGACAGGCAGACAACTTAGAAGAAGACACTTGGATATTTATTCTAATAAGTTTAGATCAGCATCTGGTAAACAGTTTAAAAAATCTGAATACAATCCAATGAATGTTACAACAGTTAACATGATTTCAAATAGAAACAGATCTGAAAGATATGTTGATTTTGATCAAATGGAATACACACCTGAGATTGCTTCTTCGCTTGACATTTATGCAGATGAAATGACAACATATTCTAACTTACAACCCATGTTAAGAATCAAATGTCCAAATGAAGAGATCAAATCTATCTTGCATTCTTTATATCATAATGTGCTAAATATTGAACATAACCTATTTGGCTGGTCTAGAACCATGTGTAAGTATGGTGATTTGTTTTTATATTTAGATATTGATGAAGTTAATGGTATACAATCATGTATTGGCTTGCCGCCTCAAGAAATAGAAAGACTTGAAGGGCAAGATGAAAACAACCCCAACTATGTTCAATATCAATGGAACAATGCTGGAATGACTTTAGAAAACTGGCAGATGGCTCATTTTCGTATTCTTGGAAATGATAAACACGCTCCTTATGGAACATCTGTTCTTGAAGCTGCTCGTCGTATCTGGAGACAGTTAACACTTCTTGAAGATGCAATGATGGCATATAGAATTGTTAGAGCACCTGAGAGAAGAGTTTTTAAAGTAGACGTTGGTAATATTGCACCCCAAGACGTTGAACAATATATGCAAAAAGTAATGACCCAGATGAAAAGGCATCAAGTTATTGATCCAACAACTGGTCGTGTTGATCTTCGATACAATCCTCTCTCTATTGAAGAGGATTATTTTATTCCTATTCGCGGTGGAACTTCTGGCACAGATATCGTTAACTTACCCGGTGGCCAAATGGCTGCAACGATTGAAGATGTTAAATATCTGAGAGATAAACTATTCTCAGCTTTAAAAGTACCACAATCATATCTAGCCATGGGTGAAGGTGCCGGAGAGGATAAGACAACCTTAGCTCAAAAAGACGTTAGGTTCGCTAGAACCATCCAGAGACTTCAAAGAGTGGTCATCGCCGAACTAGAAAAGATTGGCATTATTCATCTTTTTGCTTTAGGTTTTAGATCTGACGATTTATTATCTTTTAAACTTTCTTTAAACAATCCTTCAAAGATTGCAGAATTGCAAGAACTTGAACATTGGAAATCAAAATTTGATATTGCTGGTGCTGCAACAGAGGGATACTTTAGTAAAAGATGGGTTGCAGAAAATATGCTTGGTATATCAGAGGACGAGTTTCTTAGGATGCAAAGAGAGATGTTTTGGGATAAAAAGTTCGCTGCAAAACTTGAAGCCGCAGCAGAAGCACCCGAACCCGGTGGTGAGCCCGCTGGTGATGTTGGAGGTGGCCTTGGAGATTTAGGCGGTGATGATGACGCTGGTGATGACTTAGGGGATCTTGGCGACCTTGGAGGCGGTGATGAAGCAGAAGCACCCGCAGACGATGCTGGTGGTGGAGATGATGTACTATTAGCAGAGCCTGATGCACCTGCAAAAAGGGATGATGAGAAATACAAAAGAGGCCCTTATAAGAGGCATCGCTCTTCGTATGACAAAGGTGGCAGAAGAAAGCATTTTAAAAACCAAGCCACAGGCGAATATGGAAATACCAAAAGAAGCGTCTGGAAAGGCAAAACAGGCTTTGGTGGTTTGGATAGTTTAGCAAGAGGAATAACAGAAAATAAATCTTATAACAATATTGAAGAAGAAAAACTATTTAATACATCAAACGATATTGACAGTCTTTTAGAAAGTCTAAATAAGATGGAGAAAAAACATAATGAAGATGAAACACAATAAGAAAAGAAATACCGCTTTTCTTTACGAATCATTGATCACAGAACTTACCAAATCGATAGTAAAGAAAGATGACGTTAAAAAGAAAACGATTATTGAAATTATTAAAAAATATTTTTCAAGCGGTTCTAGCCTAAAGGAAGAGTTAAATTTATACAGAACAATCCTTGAATCAGAAGCAATGAAAATAGATTTTTCTAAAAAGCTAATAGTAGAACTAAAAAAAGATTTTGAAAGCTTAGATAGAAAAGAGATTTTCAATTCTCAAACAAAACTTATAAATGAAATGAACAAGAGTTTTTCAAACTCTATATTTGCTAATTTTATTTCCAACTATAAAAACATTGCTTCCGTTGGTCAATTTTATAACTCAACTGGACTTGATGCAAAAAGAAGATTGATTGTTGAAGAAAAAGTTCTTGGAATATTGACAACCAAGAAAGAGTCAAAAGAAGAGGCAATGAAACACATTGATAATCTAACTTATAAAACATTTACAAAAACCTTTAATGAAACTTATGATAAAACACTCCGACCAGAGCAAAAAGATTTATTGACAAATTACATTACTTCTTTTTCTGATAATGGCCTTGGTCTTAAATCATTTTTAAATGAAGAGATAGGAAGGTTAAAACAAAAAGTGCAAGAGTGTATGACTCAAGATAAAATCAAAAATAATAAATCTTATTTAGATAATACAAACAGGATTTCAAAAAAACTTGAATCCTACAAAGACAGAAAAATCACAGAAGAAATTGTCAAAGAAGTATTTTATATTCAAGATTTAGTTTCGGAGGTATTAAAGTAATGGCAATCAAAGTTAATCTATCCTCACAAGAATCAACTGGTATAAAAGTAAATCTACCAGCCGATGATTTAAAAGTAAAAATCAAAGATCCTCCCCGTCTATTAGAGTTTGATTTGAATCTTAGGAGAGCATTGAATGGAGATTTAATGATCTTTGATCATGCTGATATTGATATTATTGTTATGTTAGAAAAGAAAAAGATTGTTGCATTTGCAAAAGATTTAATGACAGAAGTTGTTTATGGTGCTGAATCTAGATTATTTGATCATCTTAAAAAGAGAGGCATTGTTGCCTTTGATTCAATTCAGGGTGGTAATGTTTATGGCTCCTTAGAAGCAAGTCTATTGGATTCAAAAGAACTTGATTCTGTAAAAGCATCTTTATATGAGATAAGTAAGTGGATGGACTCTGAAAGACCTTACTTTGAAGCTGTTAAGGCTCATGATGAAATGATGGATGATGAAATATTAAATCCAGAAGGCGATGATGCAACAGAGCTTGGTGATGTCCCGCATGAAGAAGAGAAAGGGTCAATCAAGCAACATAACTTATTTTCACCGTATTTATACGGAAGATACACTTACTAGAGGTATTAATGAATATTGACAATAGCAATATAAACATAGCAGACGATCTTAATATGGTAGAGTTTGATATGGGTATATTTTGGTTTATTTTAGCTGCTTATGGACTAACACAGATTTTGGTTTATTCTAAAATCTTTGAATCTATTCGACCCCGAAGGGATCAGTATGGTTTAATTGGTTACATGGCTAACTGTGCAATGTGCATGGGATTTTGGGTAGGTATGTTTTTATTTTTCATAAACGCATGGACTGAACTATTTACTTTTAAATACTCCATAGGTAACATGTTTATTTGTGGTTGGATCTCATCTGGAACGTCTTATATGCTTTCAGCATTGATAAAGGATGAGGGTCTTAGAATTGACAAAGGAGAGAACAATGACTTGGACAACTAAATGGATGCTTCAACCAGTTCGTCGCTGCTGTTCTGGATCCTAACTCGAACGGGTTGCGCCCGTATTTTTTTTAAGGAATATTAATCAATGAAGTTAACAACAAAATTATTAAGACAGCTTATTAAGGAAACAATTGAAGAGGGGCTACAAGAAGGCACTCATACTTATGATGATTGGCGTAGCCGCAAGCGAAGCGAATTGGAATATGAACTTGGTGATGAAGATCGCGGAACCCCAATCAATAAAGCCTTTAAAGGGATTAAAATCAGAGATGTTGAGGACGATGACTATGAGTATCCAACATCTGAACCAGAACCAGCAAAGGAAAAGCCCAGTTTCTTCTCTACTTGGATTCAAACAGATATACCAATAGGTTATAAAGATTCAGAAGGTAGAGATTTAAAACAAGCTAAAGAATACCACAAAGGGCAAATCTATAAAATTGGACCTGATAGAGCTTTTGATGAAATAGATGCCATGGCCGCTGCTGCCGAGAAAGCTCAAGATGCTGTCGCTCGTAAATTTGCATCCAGAGTAAAAGATGCTATGCTTGATATGTACGGATAAGAGAGAAACAAATGAAAAAACTATTAACAGAATTTTATGAACTGTGTAAAGACGGCATCTGCCAAGACATCTTGACTGAAAGAGAGAAGCGCGAAGTTGCCAATGGAGCGATGTATCTCTCTGGTCGTATTCAAACTTGTGAAAAAAAGAATGGTAATGGTAGAGTTTATCCATGCAAGGTTTTAAAAAGAGAAGTTCAAAACTATCAAAAAGTTATTAAAGACAATCGTGGACTTGGAGAACTAGACCACCCTGATGACTCAGTTATTAATCTTAGAAACGTATCTCATATGATAACAGATGTGTGGTGGGATGGTAACGATGTCATGGGAAAGATTAAGATTCTTGATACTCCATCTGGTAAAGTTGTAAAAGATTTGATTAACTCCGGTGTTAAGTTAGGAATATCTTCAAGAGGTATGGGCTCTGTCCAAGAACAAATGGGAAATACCGTTGTGCAAGAAGATTTTGAATTAATTTGTTTTGACATTGTTTCTGAACCATCAACGCCCGGTGCTTTCATCACACCAGACTCAGGTCAAAAAATGGCATCGATCTCTATGTATGAAACAAAAATAAGCGAAAACAAAGAAAATATTATTAGTGATTTATTTAAAAAGATTTTGAGGGATTAGATGAAAAAAAATCAATTAAAAGAAACTTTAAGACCAATAGTTAAAGAATGTATAAATGAAATATTATTAGAAGAGGGTATGCTTTCAACAATCATCTCAGAAGTTGTAAAAGGAACTTCACAATCTCAGCCGATTATTGAGCAGAGAAAAAAAGTAGCACCCAAGCAGATGCAGAATAGAGTCATAACTTCAGATAAGCAATTAAAAGCTCTTGAGAAAAGAAAGAGAATGCTCGACGCTATAGGTAAAGATGCTTATAATGGTGTTAATATATTTGAAGGCACTGAAGCTTTATCAAGGGGTGGAGATCCAAGCAATCAAGTGGCTGCAAATGGTCCTCTTGCTGGACAAGACCCAAGAGATCCGGGTGTTGATATCTCAACATTTATGGCCTCTTCTGGTATATGGAAAAAGGTAATGGATAAATAAAATGGGATGTAACATAAAAATTAAACCGAGAAGAAATGAACCTATTGCGAGAACAATAAAAAGGTTTATTAAAAAAGTTAAAAAAGAAGGCATTATAGAAGAGGTCAAAGACAGGAGGCGTTATACCAAACCGTCAGAAAAGCGCAGAAAAGCTAAAAAACGATCTGATGCGAGGCGAAAGAAAGAATTAGCAAAACAGCAAAAATAAACTACTTATTGTGAGTATATATTATAAAGAGGATTATTAAATGCCAACCAACATCTATACAGCCGGGTTAAATAATGTCGGCTCATATCAAGTATCCGGTGCTCCATTTCTCACAGCCTCAAGAGCACCAGCATCAGCATCAGCCGTTGATACTGCCGCACTTAAGATTTCTTTTCCGCAAGTGACAAAAGAAATTACTGTTAACTGCCTTGGGGCAAATGGAAAAACATCAGGTGCCATTAAAGTGGCATTTAGTGCTAGGGGCTTATATGAGGGAGGACACGCCAACCACAAGAGTTTTATTATAGTTCCTGTAAGTTCATCGGTTACATTGGATGTTAAAGCAACAGAGTTATATATTATGAGCTTTGATAGTGATGCTCATACTTTTTCTTTATTTGCTTCGTTGACCAACCTTCCGGTTGAAAGAGTCAACAATATAGCCTCTACTGGTACTAACTGGTCTGGATCAACAGGAATAGGATAATTTTATGGGTGCTTTTGGATGGGTACATATATCTGGCGCAGTAGATTGCGCTCAAGGACCAGATAAAGCAGTTCAGTTTGCTACTGGAGCAGCGGGCAATTTTGGTCGTCCATTATCTGGTAGTTCAAACTTTACTTATAATGAGACAACTAAAAGCCTTATCTTAACTGGATCTATGTTCATCAGTGGCACCATCAAGGCAAACGCTTTTGATGTTATAACAACAACAAAAACAGAGATTGATATTAGTGGAAGTACAAGCTTTGGTGATGATTCATCAGATAGTCATATTTTCACTGGCAGTGTTGCGATAGTCTCAGGTGGTCTCAGACAGCACTATTATAAATTAACAACCGCTAGTCATACAGTTCAACCTTATGATTCGATAATCGGTGTTAGCTCTAGTAACTTTGTTTCTATAACATTACCGTCTGCTGCGACTGCTGGCTTTGGAAAGATTTTGATCATCAAAGATGAATTTGATGCCACAAGAACATCAGCCAAAAGAATAGCCGTCTCAGCCTCTGGTGGTCAAAAAATAGACCACAGTGCAACTTATTCATTAACTGGAGACTCCCCAGCACTAAGTATTTATAGTGATGGTATATCAAAATGGTTCATATATTGATATGTGGGAGTCGATGAATGGGTTACAATGTTTTATCTGGTAGTGTATCTAATGTTTACAATATCAATGTATCTGGAACCTTTACTGGGTCTTTTGGCGGTGATGGCACCGACCTTATTAATGTAAAGCAGTTTGATCTTTTTGGTGATGTTGGTAGTGGAAAAATTGCCATATACAAAACCGTTAATAGCAAAACCCAACTTCAAGGCGATTCAAATCTTTTTTATGATGTAACCAATGATGTCTTGACTGTTTCAAAGATGACCGCATCATCTGGTATTCACCTTTCTGGCTTATCAAACGCATCAGCATCGGCACAAAAATATCTTGCTTTAGATTCAAGCAATAATGTAGTTTTAACGAGTTCATCAGGCGGTGGCGGCGGCGGTGATGGTACAATTGGTGCAGCCGAGGATGGAAGCTATACAGATGGGCTTTTTACTGACTTTACAAATACAACACCAATTGGAACACCAGTTGATAGATTCAATGAAGTATTAAAGATTTTAGCACCATCTCCAGCCCCAGCACTCTCAAGAATAAACTATGATGTTTCAAATGGCGTAACAGCAAAATTGTCTTTTGGTTCGTCTCAGGCCATTGCGGGCTATACTAGTTCTGCAACTGCTGCTGGCTTTACCGCTGTTGATGTGACGGGCAGCTATGGTCCCGCAACCAGTGGTAATAATTTTAGATTAGGTATTTATGACGGCACACAAGACATCACAGGATTTCTTAACTTTGATGTTGTTGAGTCTGTTCAAAACACTTACCTTGCGTATTCAAATGATGCATTTGGTAATGCCGAGACAGGATCTTTAAAACTGGAACTTAACGGAACAGTTATCCATACAGTAGCCTTAAATGGTTTTGCTGGGTCAGGTAATCCAAATACAGGATCTGCAAACTCTTTAACTGGAGATTCTGGATTTACAAACGTATCAGTCACTGCTTCATCTTTTGATGGTAACAACTCTGAATGGTACATCTTTAAACATAGAACAGCAAAATATAAAATTGATACAAACCAGCAAAAAGTTGGCTGGAACTATGCAAGAGCCATTCATAGTCTTGGTGGGACTGATTATGCTACAAACTACGTTGAATGGATAAATGATCCCTCTGGTGCTGTGAATGACTTATCCATCACAAGTCCGAGAATAGAAAATATTACACTGGTTGGATCAAAATATTTATCAGGTGTAGAATACAACACAGATGTGACAGCTAAATACAAGGCGAATATTAACAATCTATATCGCAATATTTATGCAGCTTCCGGAACACCTATAACTTTTACTGTTACAAACAGTTCCACACCTTCGGCACAATCTGTACCAGACATAGGCGCAGGTCAAAATAATACAAAAATATTAGGAATCACAGGTTCATTAGATTATAATGGCACCTCTCTTTTGAACGGTGCGATAACATGCAATGTAAGTGTAACTCATCCTCTAAAATCCACGATCTCCAATACTGGATCGGCAACCACTGGTAATGGCTTCTTAATAGATAATAGAAGCCTAGCCAGTAGCAATCTGATAGAAAAGTTTCATGATGAGACATACAGAAAGACATCAGGCTCCTATGATACGCAAACTGCCACTACCTCATCTAACTCAAATTGGAACTCCCAAAATCACATGACTGGTGGAGGAGCAGCCGGACACACTGATGGTCTACTATTCTTTAATCAAAGATTGTATAGCCCAATTGATAGTGATATACCAGCTTCTGGTGATTTTGCTAGCTTGGCTAATGTTGAAAGTGGCCAGCCTGATTATTCTGGTATCTCTGGGACAAGAACTTTTTATAGAATTATTTCAAATTCAAGCGGAGTAACTAAAAGAGATTTAAAAATTACTTCAACAAAAAATAGCACAACTTATAATAATTCTTCACTAGGCACCAATAATGCTCATTTCTTTGTAAAAATTCCGGGTGCAACTGGTTGGATGGATATATCTCAAGACTTTACTTATGGTAGTGTAGGCGATGGTAATGGTGCTTTGATCGACGGAGCATCCAATGACGTAGATTCTGGAAACAATGTACACCATGTAACATTCGGTACTGCAAGCGTATCTAATGGCAACAGAGTAATGATTAAAGTTTTAGCCGATGAGAGTTGGGCTGGTTATATTTCTCAGATTTCTTTTTCGCTGGGTGCCACTACAAACACCGCAACACAAGCACCGAACTTAGATGATATAGATGCAGACTTTACCGGAACTGATGCCAAGCTATCATTTGGATCTTCTAACACTGTAGCAGATTATAGCAATGCCACGGGTTCTTCCATATCCTTAACAAACTTTGACTCAAATGGTAACTACACAGTGAGCGGAGACAGAAGAGGTATCTTTTCTTCCAAACAACCACTTACAGGAACTTTAAATGAAGATGTTAGTAGTAATGGAAACAACCATCCAGCAAACTCGTTTTTCAATGGTTATAGTGGATCACTTGTTTTAGAGGTTAATGGATCCGATGCTCACACAATCTCTTTAAGTCAGACTCTATCTTCGATCAATACAACTGGCTCCAATGGTTCTCGATTGAGTGTCGGTGCTGTTAGTTTTTCTACAACATCGGACAATATTCCCGATTATACAAAACCTTATCGAACAGGAACTTATTCCATATCGCCTTTAGATCAAAATGTTGGGTGGAACTATGCAAGAGTAAAGCATGGAGGTGTGACAACAAATTATGTTGAATGGATTGTAGACCCATCTGGATCAGTGAATGACACTGCTGTATCCACGCCAACACTATCTAATTTTAATCATACAAGTGTTTACTATCAATCTGGTATAGGTTACTTTGCTTCAAACCCATCAGGAAGCTTTACTTTTTCTGGATCTAATTTTTATAGAAATGTTTACAGCAATGCTTCCAATGCAATCAGGTTTCCAACCACAACAAATTGCTCTGTTACAAATATTAGAGTTTCTGGATCCGGAATCACCACTTTTGATTCATCAGTATCCCAGACAAGTATGCCAGCACTTAACAACACATCGGGCTGTGAAACAAAAGATATACAAGTTACTGGAACCTTGCAATATGATGGTTCTACTCCATCTATTAGCGGTGGCCTTAGCTTGTTTACCGATAGAGACGTTACGGCAACTGGTAGAATTATACATCCATTTAAAACAAATAAAACAACCAACTCTGCATCAAAAACATCTTTTATGATTTACTCTGGTGCTGTTGGTAGCACAACACAACAAGATAACGAATATTATAATACTGAAACTTATAGAATAGTGTCTGGAAACTATGCTTCGCAAACAAGTTTAACATCTTCTGCAAACGCATGGAACTCATCAACAGCAATGAATAATGGCGGTACGCATGATGATGGAATGGTAACAGTAAATGGTTATCTAATATCTCCAAAGCAAATAGGAAACTCTGGAGATACAAGAAACGTAGCTGATGGTGGTTCCTTACAATCACCAAGCAGTAATCCAAACTATTCGTCCTTAACCAAAGGGACGAGAACATTTTATAGATATTTTAATAATAATACTGTAAACGATAGATCAAGTATAACCATAACCTTGTTTGGTTCTGGTTCGCTTGTAAAAAAAGCAACGTCTTTAGGGGCAAATGGCAACTTTTATGTTGAGGCAAAAATCCCCGGAAAGACAGCATGGCTAGATGTTGGCACCGCTTACTCTAGTAACAACCCACTAGTTAATGGAGCGGGCGCACTAGATGGTGCAGATCCCGGTAATCCAGCGATAAATATCGCAGGGGGTGGTACATCAGTCGTGTGCAATTTCAATGGACAATCTTTACTAGGTACAGGAACAGGCCCTGACTATTTTGCCTTGAAAATTTCTTCTGATGAAGATTGGTTAGGATATCTAACCAGAGTTAGGATACAATATAGTTAGGAGTCTTTATGGCAGTACCCGGAACAGGATCAACCAATCAATCTCTAACATTTGCAGCTTCCAAAAAGCTTGCAGGTAAGGCACATACTAGTAATTTAAAAGAGATTTATAATGAGACAATTCCCTCTAATGTTCAGTTATCTACGGAACTCATTTTTGGTCAACCAATCCCGCAAACTGTGTCCACAACGACACTGTACTCAACCTTTAGCGCATCCGCAAATGATCCAGTTACAGTTGAGTATGTTGAATTTCATATTGAATCCATTAGTGGTACAACGTATGATGCTAATACTGGTTCATTTGGAGACGTTGGTTTTGGTGGCGGTGATGAGGCCCAAAGCTCAGGACCACACGGCTATCAACTTAAGTTAACCAGTAGTTATCAGTCTTTATCAAGTGGCTCTTGGGCCGGGACAGGAAACTATGTTAATAACAAAATCATTCATGAAACAAATGGTGCGCTACAATTAGTTAATCCTTCTTTTGGGCCTCAAGCTGGTAATAACTATGGATTGCAAATCTACACTGGACACCCTAGCCATGGTGGCTTACAAATCCCCACAACATCTCCAATAGAATGGTCAATAGATTATTTCAATGGCGTAATCTTTGTTCAAGATTTTAAAAGCACAGCAGTTCCCACATATGCTCGCGGTTTTATTTATGTTGGTAAAACAGCCAAAACCTTAATAACAGAGGCTTCTTCATCAGGCGGTGGCGGTGGAGGAGGAAGCGGTGTTATCACTGCTTTGAACAATAAGGCTGAAAATCGCCTTGTCTCTATAGGCTCTACAACAACACAGCTTGATGGTGAAGCAAATCTTACTTTTGATGGAAGTAGACTCTCTCTTCAAGGTGGTTTGATTTTAAAAAGAAGACAAATATCAACACACATAACTGCATCAAGCACGGATTATTATATTGGAATATCTGCCTCGTCCAATCTTGATATAAGGCTTCCCGGTTCTGAAACACTAACAAGTGGACAAACTTTTGTTTTTAAAGATGAAATAGGAACAGCAGGTACACATACAGTAAGAATAATAACTTCTGGTTCTCAAACAATTGACGGAGCGGCAAATATTAGCTTAGAAAGTCCGTTCGCTGCAATAAACTTGTATTCAGACGGAACCAGTAAATATTTTATTTTCTAATATTCAGCTCTTTATGAGAAAACATAAAAAAAATAATATTTTTTTCTTCTAAATGCATGGCTGCTCTCTAGTTATGGATGGATGGGTGGGTGTTTATCTCCTACCTTCTGCTATATAAGGAGGAAAATATATGGCTTATAAATTTCAATTAGGTGCGTTTACCGCATCTGGTTCTTTAAAACAAGAAGGTACTCTTGAGGCAGAAACCAGTTTTACTATTGGCAATGCATCTCTTACTGAGGCCGAACTTGAAAAACTTGATGGTATTACCAATGGTACCGTTGCTGCGAGTAAAGCAGTTGTCGTTGACAGCGACAAAGATGCTTCTGGCTTCAGAAATCTTGGAGCTACTGGTGAAATCGATGGTGGATCTTTTAAACTTGGTGGTAGTGAAATTATTAGTTCTGCTGGTAACTTCTCTGGTAACTTATTTAATACTGGTATTATTTCAGCTTCTAATGACATCTCTGGATCTGATAACTTAAAACTTGGTGGTGATATCATCGCCAAAAATATGAGTTCAGCTACAGCAGTTGCTGCGTCTGACTCACTCGTCATTTTTGACGCTACAGATTCAACTCTTAAGAAAGAGTCTATATCTGACTTTGCTACTATTATTACCGCTGGTAACAATGGTATTTCCGCTGCTAGTGGTGTCTTAACACTTAATATTACTGAATTACCAAATGTTTCTCCAGACATGGGTAATGATACTATTATCATTGCTGATGCTAATGATTCTAATAATCCAAAAGAAACCTCTATCAACCTTTTGATGGCTGGTGCTGCTGGTGACGGTCTTGCTAACTCTTCTGGTGTCTTGGCTGTTCAAGTTTCTGGTGCTGTTCACATTGACAGTGACAAAGTTTCTATTTCTGGTTCTATTGCTGGTGATGGTCTTGGATATGTTGGTGGTGTTGATTCCATTAGCGGTCTTAAAGTTAATGTTGATGATTCATCAATTGAGACAAATTCTGACTCTTTAAGAGTTAAAGCCTCTGGTATCACTAATGCCATGTTAAATGGCTCTATCGATGATGGTAAGCTTAACACTATCACCACTGCTGGCAAGGTTGCTCTTTCCGCATTGGAAATCGATGGTGGTTCTGATATCGGTGCTGCTCTTGCAGATGCTGACTTGATCATTGTTGATGATGGTGCTGCTGGCACTAACAGAAAGGCTGCTCTTTCTAGACTTCCAACCTACTTGGTTGATCATTCTAGCTTGAACTCTCTTACATCACTTGCTGCTGTTGGAGCACTTAACGCTGGTTCTATTACTTCTGGTTTTGGTAACATTAACATTGGTAACAGTACTGGTTCTTTCGGTAAGGTTGTTGTTTCTGGCGAACTTATTGTTCAAGGTGATACTACCTTTATTTCGAGTTCAACTCTTATAGTTACACAGTCAATCTCTTTTGATGGTACTGCGAATGCTCACCAGACCAAACTTGGTGTTGTAGATCCAACTGCTGATCGCGATGTTAAACTTGCCAACCTTGGTGGTTTCATTCAGCCATTTGCTGCTGCTTCTACTGATCAAATCACTGCGACCCCGGCTGAAATCAACTTGCTTGATGCTGGTGCTGGTTCTAGTGTAGCTGTTGCTGCTGGCGATGGTGTCATTATCTTCGACGCTAACGATTCCAATAACGGTAAAAAAGTTCTTATGTCTGACCTTAAGAGCTTTATTGCTGGTGGTACTGATGTCTCATTGAAGACTGATGGCCAAACTCTTGCAACTGGTGTTAACTATTTTGCTTCTGGTGCGTTGCCAGTTTCTGGCGCATTACCGGGATCACCTTCTGTTGGAGACGCTGTTAGAGTTAAGGCTCATGAAGGGTGCGACTCAACTAAGACTGTTAAAATCGTGACTACAACTGGTACTCACAGAATTGATGGGGAAACTCAACTTATTCTTGAATCACCACACGCTGCGGTTGAAGTGGTTTATGTTGCTGCAAATGTTTGGAAGGTCTTCTAGGTCTACATCATTATTTGTACTTATATTGTGGTGGTTGTCTTCGGGCAACCGCCCTTTTTTTATTTGAAATCTATTTATTGCGAGGTGAATTTATGGCTTATAAATTTTCAAAAGGTAAACGAGGTCTTGGAGATATTACATTTGAGGATGACTCTGATACAGGTATAGATTTTGAAGCAGATACAATTAAACTTGAGACAGCGGGAAATGAAGTTCTTGTTGTTACTGGTTCAAATGTCGGAATAGGAACCAGCACCCCCGACTACACACTTGATGTGGCTGGAAACATAGGAGTTAATCAATATATCTATCACAACGGTGATGCCAATACATGGATAAACTTTAGTGTTAATCGAATAAGAATTAATGCGGGTGGCAACAATTTCATAGATTGTCAAGATGAAAGTAGTGCTCCTCATAAAGTTAGAATTAATAATGGTGGCAATAATATTGACTTTGTTATCAAAGATAACAGCGGCAATGTGTATTTCACGGCTGATGCGTCCACTTCAAGGATAGGAATTAAAACCGCCACTCCTATCGCTGAATTAGATGTCGCAGGTAAAATCGCCATAACAGCCGAAGTCTCAACACCAGATCAACCCTCAGATGGACAAGGGTATTTATACACCAAAACAGATGGAAAGTTATATTGGAGATCGTATGATGTTGCAGAAACAGATTTAACCCAAACTGGCGGTGGAGGAGGAGGCAGCGGTGATGGATTATCTGTGACATCACAAAAGACAGCAGACTATACAGCATCAAATGGAGATGTTGTCTTGGTAAACCTTGTTGGCACTGCTAGTGATATAACAAATGTAACAATTACCTTACCTGCTGCTTCATCCGATGTTCAAGTTGTTATAAAGATCGTTAGTGCTGCAAATGGAAAAACTGTCACTGTCGATGGCAATGGGGCTGAAAGAATCGATGGACAATCAACAAAAATAATGGACTCAGATTATGAGAGTATGCATCTCATATCTGACGGAAGCAATTGGTGGAGGATAAGTTAATGCCAGTAATGAAAGAAAATTTTATAATAAATGCTCACGACACAACATTTAGTCCAACTGGGCTTTTTAATTTTGTTCCCGGAAGCCTATTAACAGATTCTTCCGGCAACAATAAAACTCTAACAGAACAAGACACAGCGATTGATGAGGTGGATTTTATTCCCGGTGTTGCAGGGGGTTTATCTCACTTTAGCTATTATCGCAATAGCAATACTGATTTTAAGTATACGGGAGCCATGTCTTTTTGTTGTTTATTTTATACAACAGATGATGCACCCGGTTCCACTTCAGCACAACATTATTTTGTATCTTTTGATGGATCTGGCGCAGTAGGGCCTTCGATGTATGCGCTTCAAATTACAAGAATTGGAGGTACATTGCCGTATGAAATTCACTACGTTCACGAAAGTGAACAAGGAACATATCATAGAGTAGGCACAGGCGCAAATATACCGAGGCATTATGAATGGCATCACTTGGCTTTTACTAGAGATTCAAATGGTACAGGTATAAAAGTATATTTAGATGGTGCGGAAATTGCTTCTGGAACAGCTTCAGCAGCACCGGGATCCGTAGCGGCACAAAATTCTGGATATTTTTCAGTAGGCAATTTATATAATTTTCCTAATACTTTAAATTCAGTTTATACACAGACATCATGTGCAATCTATGATCAAGAGCTTTCAGCAAACCAAATCAAGTATCTTGCGAGAAAAACGCTCGGATACAACAGAGTGCGATAAAACAAACTATTTATTTATAAATTGGAGACCAATTAATGTCATATAATCTATTAAGCGGAAACGTCAACTTTGTTGGAGCACAACAGGGAACCATTGAGGATCTCGTTGATACTCACACCGTTCAAAATATCACAGGTCAAAAATCCTTTACTGGTGTTTTAACAGCTAGTCATTTAGCAACTACCGAAAACATTTTTCATTATGGAGATGTGGACACTAAAATATCATTTCCAACAGCCAACACAATGAACTTGGCTGCTGGCGGCGCAACAATGATTCAGCTTTATGGAGCGTTGACTCCCAAACTTCTTGCACTAAACTCCGCAGTGGCTGACATTAAATTCAGTTCATCAGGGCTTGATACATATATTAGTGGCGCAAATGGTCGCATTGGTATTGGCGCAGTTGGTAATTATACTCATGCTTTGGAGATAGCTGGAGATGTTTCAGCCTCTTTGCATGTTTCTGCATCTGCTTTTTATGGAAAAGCCACAGGGATTACTAATCTTTCAAGTTCTGCAATTACTGGCTTGATTCACCCGGAAAAAATATTAAAAGGGACCACTCTAACATCAGGAAGCGGTGGGTTGATTGTTAATCTAAGTGCCGCTGCTGGATTAGAATCTACATCAACTGGTCTCAGATGGACTCCAAACTCTTTGGGTACTGCTGGATCACTTGCAAGTAATGATTTTATTGGAATATATGATCTTGACGCTGGTCACCCAAAGAAAGTTACCATCACTACCTTATCTACAACCGTACTTGGTAGTGCGGCTGTCACAAGTTATAATGGCACTAATACCAATAGGGTTCTTACTTCTGGTGGTGGAGATCAGATTGACACTGAACCAAATTTAACATTTAATGGCTCATTGCTTGCAGTTACTGGCGCAGTGTCATCATCAAGCACTCTTGAGATTGGTTCGCATATGTCTGGAGCGGGTGATATTAGAATAGGTGGCGATGCTCACGTTGCAAACTTAAACGCAACAGCAAATATAACTGGTTCTAATATTTTGTTACAAGATAGTATAGTGCATCTCGGTGACACCGATACACATATTAGTTTTGTTGCTGGGGGTACTACCAGATTTACCGTGGATAACCATCAAATACTTACTTTGTATGGAAACTTGGCGACTAAAAAGGTGGAGATTGAAAATTCTGACTTCAAGGTTCAAACAACAGGTCTTGATTTTTTTATAACCAGTTCAACAGGTCGAGTTGGTATTGGCGTTGCAGATCCTGATCATGCTCTTGAGATTATGTCTGCCTCTGCGACTCAACTTAAACTATCTTATGATTCCGCCAACTCTGTAACGCTCGGTGCGAGTTCGGGCGGGGATCTAGCTATAACACCTTCTGGTGGTGATATTTCGTTGGCTGGTAATGTGTCGATTGATGGAAACACCACACTTGGAAATGCTTCTGGAGATAGCCTAACCATTAATGCATCAACGGTTACTTGTAATAACGGATTGAATTTTGATAACAAAACATTGGTTATTGATTCAACAGGCAATAGAGTTTATATGGGTGTTGATTCTGGTACCAAAACCTTAAGTATTAGCGGCTCGTTTGAAATTAGTGGTAGCGGCGTTACAACAAGATTTCACGACTCCAGACTTGTTGTTTCAGCATCCACAACTATTGGTGGAGGTGGAGGAACTTTATTTGAAATTAACTCACCTTCAAAGCCAAACATTTTAGCGGCAACAGAAGGAGGGGTCTTGGCCTCAAATCATATTCCAGCCGCATTTGATGCAAATCTTTACATCTCTGGGGCTGCTGTTCTTGGTGCTCCAGCCACAGCTATTCCAGATACAAATCTTCATAGTGGGTCTGTTACTTTTTATCTTGATGAAGGCAATAATAAGCTTTTCTTTAAAGTAAGAGATTCTATCGGACAAGTTAAATCCGGTTCGGTTAACCTTACTTAATAGATATCGGACTTTTCCTTGACAAAACACTATTTATTGTTGATAATAGTATTCCTAGGAGTTTGTATTAATGTCTTCAATGTTAGAAAAAGCCATCGTTGATGCCGCTGCCCTTCGTGAAGCTGCTCTTAAAAACGCAGAGCAAGCAATCGTTGAGAAGTATGCGCCCGAAATAAAAGCAGCAGTTGATAGTCTGCTGGAGTCTTCAACGAAAGGCATTGTCCAAGAGCAAGAAGAAGCGATGGCAACATCGCCAGCACCTCAAGCATCTATTGAGGCACCTTTTGCCGTTGGTGATTATAGCCCAAATCAATCGGTCGAAATGGAAGTTGAGTTCGAGTTCAACCCAGAAGACTTTGATATTGATCTTGGATCATTACAACAGCAAGCTGCTGAAGAACCAGCCCCCACCGAAGATGAACAAACAGAAACAGGTGATCTTATGGCTGATCTTGGACTTGGTGATGATGAGGCCCCTGCCGAAGAAGGTGGAGAGGACGAACTTGCATTACAAGAAATTATTGATATTATGACCGAAATCGATCAAGAAGAAGTTCTTGAAGAAGAATTGGTTGTTGACATGGGACATGTAAAAAATGGAACCTTTGAAACCAACCAAGGAACTTTGAGATACCATGAAGAAATGGAACTTGCAAAGCAAGAATCAACCAAAGTTAAAGAAGAAAACGAAGAACTTAATAAAAGAATCGAAGAACTCAAAGAAACAGTTAATAAATACAGAGCAGATAATAAAAAATTATATTCTGCCGTTAATGAATTAAAAACCAAAATGGATGAATCTCTTTTGTCAAATGCAAAATTGGTTTATTCAAATAAGGTTTTAAGCGATACCTCCTTGAATGAGCGACAAAAAGATAAAATTGTCGAAGCTATCGCACAGGCAAAAACACTTAATGAGGCAAAAACTCTTTGTGAAACTCTTAAGGCTACAGTGGGAACCACTAAAAATAATGGTCCAAAATCACTTAGCGAGTCAGTACAAAGAAAATCAAACTTATCAAGTATCTTGCCGAGAAACAAAAAAGAGATAAATGAAAGCTTTACATTTGCTGATAAAATGAAAAAGCTTGCAGGTATCTCTTAGACATATACTATAAGGAGGTATTACAAATGTCTATTATTGAAACACTTAGTGAAGGCATCGTAAACCGTGATTTGGCTAAAGAAGGCGAAGCCCTTCTTAATAAATGGTCAGCAACTGGTTTGCTCGAAGGTCTTCAAAATGAAAGAGATCAGCACTCAATGGCTCGTCTCTTAGAAAACCAAGCTAAGGAGCTTCTTCGTGAAGCTTCTACAATGGGTGGTGGCGATGTTGAAGGTTTCGCTGCTGTAGCTTTCCCAATTGTCCGTCGAGTATTCGCTGGACTTATCGCTAATGATCTTGTTAGCGTTCAACCGATGAGTTTGCCATCTGGTCTCATCTTCTTCCTCGATTTCAAATTTAATGAAAATCGTTATACTGGTTCAGACGAATCTGCACATCCTTTCCAAGCTACTGGATCACTCTATGGTGGTAACGTCTTGGCGAAAGGCATCGTAGATGGAGTTGAACTCAGTCCGTCTGGACGAGTTGGTCCCGGTGGATATCGTGACTTGAATACTGGTTACGCATCTCCAACTGGTTCTCAAGCATTAGCTGACCGTGGTGCAGCTTCTGTCTCTGGTATGTCCAATAATGATATTGGTGACAAAGATCTTACTGGACTTGGTGCTCCTCTTGGTGTAACTCCTGTTGCAATTTCTTCATTATCTGAAGCTCAAAAGAAGCAGATCAAATTTGATCCAGACCTTCTCAATGCTACAAGTACCGATGAATTGGTGACCGCCATTGTTAAGATGGACACCTCAGTTATAAACTTGGATTCATTGACAGCGATTAATCTTGCTGAAGCTGATGGTACTGAAATTGGTGGAGGTACTGGTGATCTTCGCGTTGTACGACGATTGACACATTTGGGTTATTATGATGCAAACAATAAAATTGTTGCTGGAACTAAGTCAAATTACATTACTATCTATCTTCATGGATCGTCTGCTACTACAAACGATTTATCTGCTGGTGCTAGCATCTTCTTCCCAAAGAAAGATGATTTTTCTGCAAGCACCGCTGTTGGTTCTATTGCTCCTGACCTTGCTTTTGGTCTTGAGAACAATGAAGCCATTCCAGAGATCAACATTCAAGTTGACAGTATTGCGATCACAGCAGTAACCAAGAAGTTGAAAGCCAAGTGGACTCCAGAATTGGGTCAAGACTTGAATGCTTACCACAACTTGGATGCTGAAGTTGAGTTGACCTCTATCCTTTCTGAGCAAATTGCTTTGGAAATTGATCGTGAGATTCTTGGCGATCTTGTCACTGGTGCAACTGCTGGTACTTTCTACTGGTCACGTTCACCGGGTCTTTTCGTTAATCGCGAGACAGGTCTTGAATTGGGCGCAACTGCTGCTGCTCCTGACTTCACTGGAACCGTTAGCGAATGGTATGAAACCTTGATCGAAACCATTAATGATGTTTCCGCTCAAATTCATCGTAAGACACTTCGTGGTGGAGCTAACTATGTTGTTTGTTCTCCAGAAGTTGCTAACATTCTTGAGTTCACCGCTGGTTTCCGCGCCAATGTTACTGCTGATGCAGACAAAGGCGTTATCGGTGCTCAAAACGTCGGTTCTTTGAGCCGCAAGTTTGACGTTATGGTTGATCCATACTTCCCACGAAATGTTATTCTCGTTGGTCGTAAAGGAAACTCTTTCCTTGAGAGTGGTTATGTGTATGCACCTTATGTGCCTCTCCAAGTCACTCCAACAATCTTCGGAACCGAGGACTTCGTTCCTCGTAAGGGTGTCATGACCCGTTACGGTAAGAAGATGGTACGTCCTGATATGTACGGTCTTGTTGTTGTCCGAGGACTTCTTGGTGAGAGCGGAGCTAGCTAATCTAACTTAGAATAGCAAAGCTACAAAATGCCCCTGATGATTTATTTCATCGGGGGTTTTTCTTTTTTAAGATACTATTTACTATTGATCGCGCAAAGGCGCAAAGATATTAAGGAGATTTATAATATGTCAAAATCAGGAAGATATTCTGCGGATAGAAAGAAGATTCAAGCTGTTGCCGCTGATGAAACGCTAGTTGTTCAAGTTGCAGATTGTGGAACCATTTTCACACTCGCTGGTGGTGCTGGTACAAGTAACATTACTCTACCGTCAATAGGTGCTGCTGGTCCCGGTTGGTGGTGCAAATTTGTTCTTTTGGCTAACAATGGAAGTGGCGCAATAACTATTTCTGCTGAAACTACTGGTACAATGATTGCTTCTAATTTTGGTGGATTGGATGATGACAGTCCATCTGCCAACGTAGTAAGTAACGCTGCTGCCGACTCAATTGCGTTCGATGCCAATGGTGCCTTGGCTGGTGATCAAATTGAAGTTATTTGCACTGGTGATAAAATGTTAGTTCAAGCATTTAGTGCTGGTGATGCAGACGATATTACTGTTGCATAATCCCTAATCTCCACAATACAAAGACTAAGCTCACTTCGGTGGGCTTTTTCTGTTTGAGACTAATTATTCTATCATTAAGGAGCCAAAAATGGGTAAAAAAAATAAAAGAGCAAGAACTTTGATTAACAAGATGAATATTCTAGATCAAATACCAGATATCGAAACTGCAAAGAGATATGGTATTGAGAAACAAGTAAATGCTCGAATTCGTGTTGAAGAAGAGAACTCACTTCGCATTCAAAAATTAAAAGAAGCTCAAGAAGCCGAAGAGAAAGCGGCAAAATTAAAAGCTGAACAAGAAGCAAAGAAAGCTGCCGAAGCTAAAAAAGAAGCTGAACTTAAAGCAAAGAAAGAAGCAGAACCAAAAGTAAAAAAAGTCGCAACCCCAAAAACCAAAACAAGAAGAACTAGGACAAGCAAAACTAAGTAATAGTAGCTTTAGGCTAGATGTAACTATTTATTGAAGAACGGGGGTTTTATGAATGTCGATACCAACACTTACACCGACTTCGACTAAGAGCGCAGTTGTATTACCAGCAACAGGCTCTGCATCCGATGTCCTTGCTGCATTACCACTATCAGCATACACAAGTTCAGCATTTACCGCTGGAGCCGCAGCGCAGGTTGCATATACTTATAAAAAGTTAGGTGGCGATTTATTAGATATTGAACTCAAAGCAGATAATGTTTATGCCAACTATGAAGAAGCTTGTCTTGAGTATTCTTATATTGTCAATATACATCAATCTAAAAATACCCTTGGAGCGGCCCTAGGTGCTCCTACAGCGAGTTTTGACCACAAAGGCAAGGTTACCACTGGTTCACAAAACATAGCCCTTAAATATCCAAAATTCTCTTTTGAAACAGCATTTCGTTTAGCTGATGCTTATTCAACAGAAGCAATGGTCGGAGGCCGAAAAGAAGTTTATTCAGCTTCAATCGCCATGGTCAATCAAAAGCAAGACTATGACCTACAAGCGATTGTAGAATCAGCAGCTTTAACAGGCAGTAGCCCGTTTAATAACAAGATTAATAACAAAAGAATAAAAGTACATCAAGTATATTATGTTTCTCCAAGGCAGATGTGGAGATTCTATGGATATTATGGTGGCCTTAATGTTGTTGGTGACTTCCAGAACTATGGTCAATATGCAGATGATTCAAGTTTTCAAGTTATTCCTTCATGGCAAAATAAAATACAAGCCATTTCTTATGAAGACCATCTATACACAAGAACTTCTCATTATTCTTATGAGATCATAAATAATAAATTAAAACTTTTTCCAACTCCGGTTGCTGGTGCTATGCCAGATCACTTTTGGTTTAGATTTTCTGTTGATGATTCTGATATATGGTCCGACACCGAAGAGGGCGGCCAAAACGGTGTTAACAATATGAATACAATTCCATTTGAGAACATACCGTATGCCAGTATCAACTCTATTGGTAAACAATGGATACGCAGATTTTGTCTTGCTTTATCCAAGGAGACGTTAGGACAAATTAGAGGCAAATTTGGAGGGGTAATTCCGATTCCGGGTGACAATATTAACCTAAATGCCTCTGATTTATTAAGTCAAGCGAAAGAAGAACAAACAGCATTGAGAGAAGAGTTAAAAACTCAGCTTGATGAGATGACATACAACAAACTTCTTGAAACGGATGCTAATATGTCCGAAAACGCTCAAAAAATGGTTGAGAATGTGCCGTTAAAAATCTTTGTGGGGTAAATAAATGTCAGATAAATGGTCAAAATCAGCACAGCCACCTCCACCTTTGTTTCTTGGTGAAAAAGAAAGAGATTTAGTAAAGCAAGTTAATGATGAACTTATTGAGAGAGTGGTTGGACAACAAATATTGTATTTTCCGATTGATATTGATCACACCAACTTCCATCCAGTTTATGGCGAGGCCATAGAAAAAACTTTTTTACCACCAATCAGAGTCTATGCTCTTGTTGAGTATGGTGGTGAAGAAACGAACTACATGTCTAACATTGCAGTTGATGAAATGACAAAGATTACAGTGCATTTTCACCAGAGAAGACTTAATGAAGATCAAGATATTGAGCCAAGAGTTGGTGATTTTGTCAGATACGGTGATAAGTACTATGAGATAGCTAAAATATCGAATACTAAGCATTTATTTGGACAAGTTGAACATGAGTTTGAAATATCCGCTGAATGTATAAGAGCAAGGGACGGTTTATTCAATGCCAATTAATCCAAAAGAAGTGACGTTAGAGCCTTCAACATTAGAAAATATTGATATGGGAATGTATGAGTGGATAAAAGACACTCTTGATTTACACACCACAACAAACACGGGATATAAAAAAGTGCCTGTTATTTGGTTGGGTGCTGAGAGATCATTCCAAGTCAAGAACAATAAAGAACTAAGAAACTCCGATGATAGATTGCGTTTGCCAATCATCGCGGTGACAAGAGAATCTGTCGCTAAAGATCCCTCTTTCAAAGGAGCTTTTCAAGCTCATTATTATCAAGAGAACGATTATAAAGGTGGAGTTGTAACGATTTATAGAAAAATAAATCAGAAAAAACACTCTGATTATATAAATTCTTTATTTGCAAGAGCAAATGAGAGTTCTAGAACAACTGGTCGCGCTTCTCCATCAAATGTTTTATATCAACAAATAACAATACCAGTTCCAAGTTATGTAACTGTTATGTATAATATAATTTTAAGAACAGAATACCAACAACAAATGAACGATCTTGTTAGCCCATTTATTTCAAGGACAGGTAATATTAATAGTTTCTTTTTTGAGAGAAATAACTATAAATATGAATCGTTTATACAGCAAGACTTCACTGAAACTAAAAATATTAAAGATCTAGGGGAAGACGAGAGGATGTTTGAAACATCAGTTCAAATAAAGGTTCTTGGCTATTTAATTGGTGATGGTAACAATGCGATAAGGCCAAAGGTTACCATAAGAGAAAATGCTGTAAGAACTGTTGTTACAAACGAAAGAGTAATTGTTGGAGATAAAGTGCCTTGGAAAGATAAAGATAACGATTACACAGAATAGGTTTTTACACTAAAAGTATACTATTTACTGTGAGATATTAATTTAAAGGAGAACTTTTTAATGCCTAGAGTTTTTGATTTTGTTTCCCCCGGTGTGGAAATTAGAGAAGTTGACCAAAGTCAAGTCACAACGCCCTCTGAAGAGGATGGAATTGTACTTATTGGTATGGCCAAATCAGGCCCCGGTAATCAACCTGTTAAGGTTAGAACCATAGAGGACTTTGTTACTGTTTTTGGAAATCCACAAGCTGGTGTGGGTAACGCTGAATCTGATGTTTGGCGTGAGGGTAACAGCACTGTTCCAACTTATGCCTCTTATGCTGCTCAAGCATGGTTAGCTTCTGAAACATCACCTGTTACATTTGTTCGTTTATTGGGTAAAGATTCACCAGATCAGGCCGCTGGTTATGTTAAAGCTGGTTGGGATCTTGGAACCCCAGCAGTAAGTAAAGTCATTGCTAACAATAAGTTAGCTTATGGTATCTGGCTTATTAAGTCAGCGTCCTCTCTTGCAACCAACGTAACAGGAACCTTGGCAGCAATCATTTATGCTCAAGGTGCCGCACTTTCCTTGAATGGAGACGTTGCTGGCTGCCCTAGTGCAAAACAAGTAATTACTTCTTCCGCTGGAACATTCATCAAGTCAATTTCTACTGCTGCAAAGCCAGCAACTTTTAAGCTTGATATTTGGACAGGAAACCAAACGACCCCAACTGAAACTCACACTTTTCACTTTGATCCAGACGAGAAAGATGGTTATATTAGAAATGTTCTTAATACTAATCCCCATAAACTTGATTCAAACAACTATGCTGCGACTGAAACCAAAAAGTACTTCCTTGGTGAAACCTTTGAAGAATCAGTTAAGCGTCTTGTAACTGATTCATCTACAACCGCAGGTCAACAGCTTGCTTTTATTGCTCCGTTGGTTTCTGGCTCTGCTCACTGGGCATCCCATCAAGCAGAATCCAAACCAGCAAAGTCTGGTTGGATTATTTCAAGAGATCCAGATCCAACAAACAATGTATCAGCTTTTACAGCATCTGCTCAAACTAAGCTTTTCCGTATTTGTTCTCTTCACGATGGTGAGTGGTTCCAAAACAACTATTATGCAGCTATTGAAGACCTTAAGTTAGGCACTGTTAGAAGTCCAAATTCTACATTTACATTATGCATTAAAGATATTCGTGGAAACAGAATCGAAAGCTTTAGTAACTTAACTTTGGATTTGGCAGACGCAAACTTTATTGGAAAAAGAGTTGGTACTAGGCGACTTGAATGGAACACTACAACTAAACAATATGATGAGTTTGGTGACTATGATAATGTATCAAGTTATGTTAGAATTGAATTGGCCGAAAGCTTAAAGACAGCGGGTGGCTTAAATGATAAACACGCTTTGCCATTCGGTTTCTTTGGGCCTGCAAAGCCAAAAGGATTTACCTATTTGGCAACAGGATTGCAAGGTCAAAATCATGCTGGTATTTACAAACTAGGAACATTGGTTTCTTCTTCTGCTAATACTTTTCCCCAATCTTTTATTGGCAGCGGCGATAGTGCCAATATCGCTGTTGGTGGCCACTTCACTGACAGTGCTGGTCAATCTTATGCAAGCACTGTTGAAAACTTATCATCCTCAATTAGCGAATATACAGCCTCTTTTGTATGGCCAAGATTGAGGTTAACTGAACCAAACACTAAAGCTGGCAACAACTGGCTAAAAACAGACTATCTAGGCATTAGACACAAAGTGGCTAATAAAAACACTAACAAGGTATACGACGATAAAAGTTATATTGATTTGATTAGATATTTAGGAGCAGGTCTTGATATTCATGAAACCGCTACCGATACAAGCACAGAACCTTCATTTGTGTTTACTTTGGACGAGGTTCAAAAGATAAATAATAAATTCTTCTTTGCCTCTGGTTCTCACGGTAAAGGTGATGGTACTGCCGCACTTAGCTTGAACAATATTTCTGAAACTGCCGCATCAGGATCAAAGAGTATTCTTGATGATAGAGTGAAACAGTTCAATATACCATTCTTTGGTGGATTTGATGGGCTTGATATTACTCAGATTGATCCATTCTCAAGTAACAACATTCTTGATAGCAAAGCTGTAGACACACATTATGCTAACTATTCAATCGAAAGAGCATTGGATTCCATTAGAGATCCAGAAGTTATTCGATATGATGTTGCTTGTATGCCGGGTCTAACAAATACTGCTCTTTCTAATAAACTTCTTGAAGATGTTGAAGAGAGAGGTGATGCATTGGCCATTATTGATATTCAAGATGGTTATAGAGAATCATATGAAAATGGTGGCACAAGATTAACCACTGGTGGAACAGTTGAAACTGTTTTGCAACAAGCGGCTACAAGAGACTTGGACACAAGTTATGGTGCTGCTTATTTCCCAAGAATTAGAATGAGAGATACACTTGGTGAGAATGGCAACATTGTTGTTGCACCTGCTTCTGTCGGTGCTATTGGTGCTCTGGCATTCTCTGAAGCCAACTCTGATGGGCCATGGTTTGCACCTGCTGGTTTCAACAGGGGTGGTCTCGCTCAACTTGGAGGCTCACAAGGCCCAAGAGTTATTGGAACTTGGAAAAACTTGTCCAAAGCAGATAGAGATGATCTTTATCAAGAAAACATTAATCCAATCGCACGATTCCCTGCCATTGGAGAAATTGTAATCTTTGGTCAAAAAACTTTACAAGCAACACCTTCTGCTCTTGATAGAGTAAATGTTAGAAGGCTTATGATTTACCTTAAAAAGAAAATCAAAGATGTTGCAGACACTACCCTGTTTGATCCAAATGTTCAAACAACTTGGAATAGATTTAAAGTACAAGCTGATTTGGTTTTGGCTGATGTTCAATCAAGATTTGGTATTGAAGAATACAAGATTGTTTTGGATGATACAACCACGACTGAAACACTTGTTGATCAAAATATACTATATTCTAAGATTTTTGTGAAACCGACTAAAGCGATTGAATTTATTGCAATCGACTTTATTATCACACGCAGTGGTATCGAATTTTAATATTCAACTACTTAATATATGACAATAGGAGAAACATATTATGGCATTTTGGAGTGAACAAGCATCAGAAGCAAAAAGAAATTACAGGTTTAGAATAACACTAGACCAAGAAGTGCTCTGGTGGGCTAAAACTGTTACATTACCGTCATTTGACGTATCAGAAGTGGAACACAACCATATGGATAATAAATATTATTTTCCCGGTAGGGTTTCTTGGTCAGAAGTTTCAATGACGCTTGTTGACCCAATTGATCCCGATGCCGCTACAAAATTAAGTGCCCTATTATCTAAAATGGGATATAATATCCAAAGCAAAGACAATGCTCCAAGCAAAAAAACAATCGATAAATCTAATAACACCATCACCTGTTTAATTGAAGTCCTCGATAAAGATGGCACAACGGTAGAACAATGGACTCTTAACAATGCGTTTATTAAGGCTGCCAAGTATGGAGATTTAGATTATTCAAATGATGAACTTAAGACTATTGAATTAACACTTAGATATGATTGGGCCACTCATGACGATACTTACTTCAAGCTTGGTGCAACAACTACAACAACAACAACATAAGATTAGAGATTCGAGGTAAAAATGGCATTTTGGTCTGAGACAAGTTCAAGCCCACTAAGAAACTATAGATTTAAAGTATTAGGCTTATTAAAGGATGTGTGGCTCGTTAAATCTGCAACAATGCCATCTTTTGAGGTTGCAAAAGGCGAATTTCAAGTTTTAAACCACAAGCATAAAGTCGCTGGTGTGCTAAGTTGGCAAGACATAACGATTACAACAGTTGCCCAAGGTGATACACTTAAGCAAATAAACGATTTAATGAAAGCCAGTGGCCACGCATTGGCCTCACCTATTGTTCCTGATAGTAAAGGTATAATCAATAGCTTCAAGGGAACTTTGCAAAATAAAATTATTATTAATTTGCTTGATAAAGACGGAAAAAGTACTTCTGGCTTTGAAATTAGAGATTGGTTCATCAGTAACGTCACATTTAGTACATTAGATTATTCTGATGATGAACTATTTAATATAGAGATATCAATAGCATATGAATATGCAATGGTAATATAAAAAAGAGGTGAAATTTGAGTAAAAGAAACAACTTGGAGAGTGGCGCAGTACCACAAGCAGAAGCTCCTCCAACCGAATCGACTTTAAGTCCGTTGCAGTTTGTTGCACCGACTGAGTTTGTAGAACTCCCATCTAATGGTGTTGGATATCCAGAGGGACACCCCCTTTGTGGTAAAGATACGATTGAGATTAGATTTATGACAGCCAAGGATGAAGATATTTTATCTTCTCGCGCTCTTTTGAAAAAAGGACTTGCGGTTGAAAGATTTATGGATAATATTATTGTTGATAAATCCTTAAAGGCATCACAAATACTTGTTGGTGATCGTAATGCTATGTTAATCGCAGCTAGAATATCTGGCTACGGCGCAGATTATGAAACACAAGTTGGTTGCCCATCATGCGGAGAAAAAGAACATTTTACATTTGATTTAAATAATAAAACAGTTGATGAAAGTAGAGTCAATGACAAGCTTAATTTGACAAAAAATGAGGATGGTAACTTTGTAACAAAAATGCCATTGTCCAATTTTACATTGGTTTTTAAACTACTAACAGGAGAGGATGAATCCTACCTTAGTCAACTAACATTGAAAAAAAGCAAAACCAAAGATGCTGATGCATTGTTCTCAGATCAATATAAAAGAATGATTGTCTCTATTGAAGGACATACTGAAAGAAAAGTTATTAATCATTATGTTAATAATATGCCCACTTTGGACTCTCGACATTTAAGAGCTTGCTATAGTGAAGCGACACCAAGTGTAACGGTTACAGAAAAATTTGTTTGCTCCTCCTGTAATCACGAAGAGGACATGGAGGTGCCGTTTACGGCAGACTTTTTTTGGCCTGACCGATAGATATATGGAAGCTGTCTATGAGCAGTTTTTCTTATTAAAATATCATGGTGGCTGGTCTTTAACTGAAGCATACAGCCTACCTGTGGGTTTAAGGCTCTGGTTTCTTAAAAGGCTTGAAAAACAATTTGAAGAAGAGAAAAAAGAAATGGAAAAAGCCAAGAAGAGAAGATAATAAGATGCCCTGATGGGCATTTTTTTATTTAAACTATTTATTGAAGAACGGGAGAAATTTATATGGTTATAGACTTTTCAGACAAGATTTTATTAAAAGAGACTTATACAGAGATGTTAGGATCTTGGTCAAAGACTCTTTTAAAATTTATGTATGGTGATGATGTAAAAGTTGTTGCAAACTTGAATGAAGATGATGAAGAATTAGGTCAAGGGCCGAAGTTTATTATTAGAGGCCGTCACCGAGATGTTAAGTCTTATGCTGATGCCATTGTTAGAGAAAAACAATATCTCGATGCTTATTCAGAGTATGGAAAAGGTCATCTACAAACTGTAAAAGCTAGAGAAAGACTAAATACAGCAGTAAGCAATTTTGAATCCACAACGGGTTTGACTTGGCCGTTTAAAGACGAGGAATAGTAAATGGCAGATGATACCAAGAAGGCAAATGAACAAGCAGAGGCGAATAAAACCGTAACTGAATCAAATAAGGATAAAAAAGAATCAATTGATAAATTAATTGAATCTGTTAATAAACTTAATGAGATTGAGTCTGAGTCCCTGCGAACCAAAATTGAATTGGCTTCTCGTACATTTGAAGTTAATAAAATAATGGGAGATTCGCTTGCAACAATGGAATCTGCCAATAAGTTAATCGAACTTCACAACAAGTTTATGGATGATGCTATTGCCGCTGGTGAAGATGCCGCTGCTGCCGAACAAAAGTTCGCTGATCAAATGGGTATTTCAAGAGAGGCATTGAAAGCACAAGTCGCAGAAGCAGAAGAACTAAAGAAAAAATACGATGAACTTGGCGAAACTGGCATAGCAATGCATAAGAAAATGAATCCCATTTTCAACGATATGGCAACAAAAATGGGCCTAATATCAAACAAAGGCAATAAAATGTTTGCTTCTTTTTTAGAGTTTGGCAAACTTGCAAAAGGACCGAATGGACCAAAAGCAATGGCAATGGCTTTGACTGATGTTATTAATCCACTTTCCCTTTCTATTGGTTTATTAACTAAAATTACAGAAGCTACAATAAAATATGCCATGGCGGTGGACAATGCTTCTGCTGCTTTCGCAAGACAAACCGGAGCAGGCCGCGCTTTAACGGCTGTCATAGGCGATGTTGGTGCTGCAAATCGTAACTTTGGAATCAATGCCGAAGAAGCTGGAAAGGCTGCTGGTGCTCTTTTTGAACAATTTCCGGGCTTTTTAAGTGTTAACAAGGCTGCACAAGAACAAATGATAAAAACCGTCGCAGGGTTAGATAGATTAGGGGTTTCAATGGAGACCACTACAACTTCTATAATGTTTATGAATAAAAACTTGGGAATGAATGCAAAAGAGTCTGCAAATGCCACAAGAGCTATAGCAATGACAGGAAAGGCTCTCGGAATGTCAGCTTCTAAAATAACAAAAGAATTTAACAATTCTATGAAGTCATTGGCTGTATATGGAAAGAAAGCACCAGAGATTTTTAAAGGTGTGGCTGCTGCTGCCCAAGCCGCTGGTGTTGAAATAGAAGATCTGTTGGGCCTAGCTGGCCAGTTTGATACATTCGCTGGTGCGGCTGAAGCAACAGGAAAATTAAACGCTATCATGGGAACTCAGCTTTCCTCGACCAAGATGCTGATGGCAAATGAAGAAGAAAGAATAGAAATATTAATGAGAACAATGCAAGCTCAAGGTAAACAGTTTAAAAACATGGATCGCTTTACTCAAAAGGCCATTGCAAGTGCTGCTGGTATTAAAGATATGAGCAAGGCTCAAAAAATATTTGGAATGAATTTGAAAGATTATAGAAATTTCAAAGATGCCGCAGAAGAAAATGCAAAAGCTGAAGAAGAGTTTAATGAAAGAATGAAAGAGGCAATGACGGTCGCTGAAAAACTTCAAGCAGCTTTTATGAACTTTGCGATAACAATGGGTCCATTTGTTGAGAATACATTAGTGCCATTCCTCGAAGGTCTAGCAGACTTTTTATCTTATGGTGACGGTATCGCAGTTAAAATTGGAGGGATTGTTTCGTTATTAGTAGTTTTAGGTACTGCACTTGGGACGATTGGTCCGATGTTTACAGCCGTTTTTGGAGGGTTATTTGCACTTCTTGGCAAAGTGCCAATATTCTCAGGAATAGCCAGTACTGCTATGGGATTATTCGGTGGTTCCGCTGCTGGCGCAGGTCAAGCAGCTAAGTTATCACAAAAGGATTTTGCAAGGTTGTCTAAAAACGTGGGTGCTTTATCAGCAGCGGCAACAACTGCTGCGCCATCAATGACTGCCATTGCCGCAGCCTTTGGGACCATGAGAACAGCTTCCGTTGGGTTACCTATGTCAATTAAAGCAGTTGCAGTAGGGCTAAAAACCCTCGCTCCAGTTGCAACAGCTTCAGTCGGACCACTTGGTGCTCTTGCCACTGCGTTTTCTGCATTGGTTACGCCTGCATTTCTTGTCGCGATTCCTATATTTATGATTGGTTTGGCATTTTTAATGGTTGGTGTAGCTGTTTTATTGATAGTTCATGGTATTGGAATGCTTGTGGGCATATTAATTGAAGCAGCCAAAGAGATGATACCAATGACTGTGGGAGTAAACAATCTAGTTAGATCTCTATCAGCCTTTGCTTTGGCCGCTATTGCAGCGGGCTTGGGATTTTACTTAATAGCATCAGGTATTGGAGCAATAGCAGTTGCATTGGCCGCTATTGGTGGCAATCCTCTCGCATTTGTTGCTCTGGGTGTTTTAACTGGTTTGTTCCTTGGTGTAGCTCTTGCTGCCTTGTCAATGAAAGCAATGGCTGAATCGGTTGGTACAATGGCCAAAGAATTAGCCAAACTCGCTGGCGTTGATTTGAAAAAATCTCTAGGCGAACTTGGACCTGCTTTACGACAAGCTCAAATGGACTTAAATGCCTTAGAGCAAGGTGGCGGTGTTAAAATCACATCTGTTTTAGAAAACATGGCTCTAATAACAACTGGGACATCTGCTGAAAAAATGAAAGGCCCATCTGTAGGGGCAGTATTGTCAAGTGCTCTTGGAAGCATTGTTAGTGGTGTTTCTGATCTTGTTTCGGGACAAACAGAGAACCAGATGGTAAAAGTTAAACTTGATGGCGAGGCAACAACAAAACTTCTTAGGGGAGAGATTGCAAACGCTGAAGCCGATACAGGCGTTGCATAGGAGATTATAAATGGCCATACCAACTAAAATGTATAGCAAAACTGTTAGAGAATACGCAGGTAAAAATAAACAAGGTGAGTTAATCATTCAAAGTATGATAACTTTGGAACAATTGTCTTTTGCTGCTTTTTTAACTGGTTTTACACAATCTTTTAAATCCAATTGGAACACAGAAACCGTTTACGGTAGAAATGATGATATAGCAACTTTTCAAGGAACTAAAAGGTCTTATTCTTTGGCCTTTGATGTGCCATCAGGAAACTTGGAACAAGCACAAGCAGCACTAGAGCAAATTGATAAGTTAATAAAATTCTTATACCCAGCTTATAATGATATAGAATTACAACCACTATACCAAGCTCAAAAGAAAAACCCCACTGACCCAATCGGCCCTAAATCGGTAGGAAAGGTTTTATCTCATGCTCCATTAGTAAAAGTCAGATTTGCTAATTTACTTCGATCATCAAAGCCAGCTACTGGTAAAAATGACTCACAAGGGTTACTTGGTTATCTTGATGGACTAGAATGGGCTCCAAATTTAGAGATGGGAATGTTTCTTGAAGGAAATGGAAATGTATATCCTAAAGTTATATCTTTGAGCTTTGGATTTACCGTATTACATCAGGTTGACCTTGGCTGGCAACAGTCTAAGCCCAAAGAGACCCTATATAAAGGTCAAAGTTTTTTCCCTAATAGTGTCAAACCACAAAAGAAACCAGTTAAAAAAACAGCTTCCAAGGCCGCACCACCCAAAAAGAAAACACCATAAGCTAAGGAGAGAGTATGTCTAGATATCAAAGAAGAGAAAAAGCCATAAATGAAAATGAAATGTATGACAAGCTTTTAAAAGATCGCGGAGTCAAAAGAATTGAACAACACAGAACACCAGATCTATTACCTGCTGAAGATGAAGCTTTAAGCTTAATAGAGACACAGGCTCATTTTTGGTCAATGGGCGATTCTTATTGGAAACTGTCTACTTTATATTATGGAGACCCTGTTCACTGGTGGGTTATCGCATCGTTTAATAAACGACCAACTGAAGCACACAACATGATAGGAGATAGGTTAGATATACCAGTTAATCTCGCAGAAGCTTTACAGGTGGTGGGCTAATGTATAATAAAGCATATGTAAAAGACCAAACAGAAACCTCTCCCGCTCCCAGTGATAACTTGACAATCACAGAAACTTGGGTAAAAGAAATAATGGGATTAGATTCTTCTGGATGGGGTTTCACCTCCTTTGGAACCAACAAGCACCAAGCCGTGAACTCAAATGACAAATGGGTTCCAGAACATACAAATGATGGTCCCACAAGCATGAAGATGGCTTATCAAGGAATGTTTGGTGGATTACCAAAGCATCTGTTGGATACCTCTTGGAAAGGATTGGATAACTGGAATAAATTTACATGTGTTCCAGCCAAACAAGAGGGAGATGATGAAAATGACAATATCCTTTCTTATTCCACAACAGTTGGCCTTCAATCGAAGCCAATGGTGGCAAACAGCCAGTATCAATATTATAGTACAGCAAATGCAATGGCTGCTCTGAGATGTCACGAATCCATGACATTTACTAGTGATTTTTGGGCTCTCTGTTTGCGCTGTTTTCCTTTTAAAGCCGACAATGGAGATGAATGGGATTGCACTTCTGGTGCGGCTCAAGCGTATTGGGGTCATAAGGAAACCATGAATTATGCATGGCGAAGAGCAATTGGTGCCGATGTCGGCGACGATTCGGCTCCCTATGATTATAACATAAGAGGCAACAGAGTAACAAAGGTGTCATGGGCAACTAGTACACACGGAGTCTATGGAAAAGATGGCTACGATCAGGATAGTGCTAAAAAATACGCTCATTATGATTCAATTACAGCAATGCCAAAGAATGCCGACATTGACGATATGTGGCAGTCCACTTTCTTTAAAGTCACTCCCGAATACAAACAAAGCCCAATGTATGGGCAGCCAGATGGCACTACTAAACTTGTTCATGATGAAAAACATCAACTCCCTTGGACACCTTTGTCAATAGACCACCCGGCAAAAGCAGCCTTGTGTGAAGCACAGAGATATATTATACATCCATTTTATGTAAATGGAGCTTGGGGCCAAAAAGGCTTCATGATGGGGAGATCTATTCGTGTTGGTTTTGCGTATTATATGACTCAGTTGCTTGAATCTATTGGTTATTGGAAAGCTGGCACCTTTGAGTCTGTAAAAGATGAGTTTGAAAGAGCGACAACCCCAGAAGAGAGAGCTTTATTTTACATACTCAGGCCAACAGCAGACATTACAAATATCGACCCCAGAACAACTATGAATGCATGGGCCACCGCCAAGAATAGTCAAAGCGAATCCAGTAAAAACTATGCAATGCCAGAAGCAACAGTAGCCGTCGTTAATGCTTTATTTCAAGTTCAAGACGACGAAAAAATCAACAATTTAACAGCTTTTTGTAAACTGGAATTTGATAAATCAGTTAAAGTTTATGAGGTGCCTAATTTTACATCAAACAAGAGCGTAAAAGAACTTTTCAAAGATGCTTATGGAGTTGAAGACATTTCTTTGGAACAATTTGCAAAATGGTGCACTTTTGATGACGATAAATTATTGGGCCACGGTCAAGATGCAGTTTCCGGCCAATCAGGAATCAGTATGGAATCTTGGATGAAATATTGTTGGGCCAATGACAGAAGAAAAGTGTACAACACATGGGGAGCAATGCAAGCACCTAAAACAGAAGCTCGATTGCGACCTTACCACTTATGGGGCTCTTATTGCCATCGTTGGAAAAAATTTATTAGACCTTCTGACAGCACAACTCAAAACTTAGACCCCGGAAATGGTGGGTATGATAATGAAGAGAAAAAGAGAAATGACACTAATGTTGGCCAACACACTGGCCAAGGTAGGTTGGACTATTGGTGGGGAGAGAAATTTAACTCTCAACGCGGTAGATCTCATATCTATCGTGCCTTCGGTAAATTTAGAAAAGGAGATGCTGGTGGTCAGAGAACTAGAAATAAAAAGTCAGAGTCTGGTAAAATTAATAATAAATACGCTGAAGCCATTGAAAATATTGGAATACCTTGGATGAATCCCGATGATACCGGAACTGGAAAGGGTGTATACCCAAAACTGGCTCTTAAGGAAATCGCAGCAGCATATGGCAAAACTGATGAAAAAAGCTATAAGTATCCGACTGATAAAGAAAAAAATATTTTAGAAAAAGGAATCCAAAAGCTATTTTCAGATCCACACACAAATTTTATTAGATGTACCCAATATACAGATACTCTTTCCACAAAACTTGGTTCCGATAGGGTTTCAACTGTTAAAAAATTTGCTCTCTCAACCAATGAATATCTTTTTCAAAGCGAGGAAGCATTTACACACATTGCTATAGCAAACCAAGGGATGAACTCTATGCTTAATTTTGATGCCGATTTGTCATCTATTGGATCAGCATTAGAATGGTCTAAAAAGGAAGCTAAAAAAGTAGCCGATGGGCAGGAGAATGAAACGGTTAAAAACGCATTACTGAAAGCTATAAATGATAACTCTGAAGATGTCCCAGAGTTCAAAGGTGTATACTATCCATTTGCTACATTAAAACTCATTATTAACGAGTTCTATGATGCTTTAAAATTTAGATTGCAACAAGATCCATCAGAGTTCGGCCAGATCGGTAGTGGCCCATCCACCGCATATCCAAGAAACCCATTGTATATGGTTGCCACCTATGTGAGACAGTGTGCTTGGTGTTGTATGCAGTGGTATAATTGGATCAAAGCAAACAATGCTATTGTGTGGAAATGGTATTCTCTTAAATTTTTACTTGAAGAGCAGCCTAATATTGATCCAAAAGACCTAGCGACTATAGCAAAAGACGCAGGGGCTGAAATCGAATCGAAAGCAAATGACGATTTACAAGATGCTCAAGAAGAAGATAAAAAAGCAGAAGAAGAACTTGAAAAGAGAAAAGGCAAACTTGCAAAAAATCGAAAAAAGGGTCTTAAAAGAGATCAAAAAGCTCGAAAAGCCAAAGAGGAAATGCGAGAAAGGGAACGCCTAGCAGAACAATGTGTTTTAATGGGCAACATTCAAAAGCTAAAAACAAAACAACAAGAACTCATACAAAAGGAAATAGGCAAGCGAAATCACGAAGCTGATATACATCGCGAAGGGGTGTATGGAAATAGATTTCATATGCTAAACGAAACGCAACAACAACACTCAAAAATACCAACATATTTATCATCACCTAAAAAGAGTGATATCAACATTTTCACTCAGATAACACCAGATTTAGTTTCGGCCCTATCTCCAAAAATAAGGCTTTTCAAAGTGTTTTCTGATGCTTATGGTGCTGGTGTCAATGAGCTTGAATTTCCATTTGAAAATTTTAATACGGTTGGAGTTGATGGTAAGTCATATATGGCCTCGCCACTAGATAAAGGTCATGGTGTTGGTATAAAATCATTTTCCTTTTCTTTTGATGGCACAACTCCCGCCACAGCTAGAAAGGATATAAAAGCAGAATTAACTTTGTATTTTCAAAATTTTCAAGATTTGATTAAAAAGAGAAAATTTGGGAAAGATTACCCAGAGTTTAGATATATTGAGCTTTTACTTTTGCCGTTTTCAACACCTGACGCAAGACATCCGAATGATTACAGACCAGAGTTCTATAGAATCAGAGCAGATGTGGGATGGAATGAGAGAGTAGACCCAGCATTTAAACAAATACTAGCTAAACGCTGTGCAAAAGACCCATTGTTTAAAAATATAAAAGAACCGTTGAAAAGTTTTAATAATGCATTGGGTAAGATTAATAAGTCTTTTTATCTTAATATGATCGATCATGATTTAGATATTAAAAATGATGGAACAGTGGAGATAAAAATTACATACGCTGCATATGTTGAATCTGCTATGAAGTCGTCTTCTTTAGATGCTTTATCCACCCCAGAATCAATATTTTACAGAAGATCAAATCAAAAAGAGTTTGAAGATATACTGGCAAAGGGCGATTGCTCACCACAGCAACTTAATACTATCAAGCGAAGACACCAGAGAAAGGAAGATATTTTTATAAAAACGCAGTTTCAATCCTTAAAACGTAGGTTAATTTTGCGTCGAAAGGTCTTTTATGTGGGAATTAATTCATCTGAAGTATCGAATTTTGTTAAAAATGGAGTAATGCCAAAACTTAAAGACAAAAATATTAAAATAGGCCCCAATATTTTATCAGATAAAGAATATAAATTAGATAGCCTTAAAAATTTAGACACAGAAACAAAAATTAATTTCTTTTTCTTAGGTGATTTATTACACACGATATTAGATTGTATGTATGAGATGCAAAACCCACCAGATCCAAAAAAAGATTTTGATCCATATAAGCGTGGGATTAATGTTAGTAATAAATTAAGGGCAGAAGTTAGAAATACAAGACTTTTACTTTCTTCGTTTGTCTATGATGATTATTACAAAGATGATGAAAAAACAAAGATTTTTAACGATGTTAACATAGCTGAAATACCAATATCAATGCAGTTTTTTCAAGATTGGATGAATGAAAATGTTATCAAACCTGAGAGAAAAAAATATCCCGTTATGGACTTTATAAGAGATTTAAGTCAAACAGTGGTAAATGCATTTTTAGAAACATGTATAAATAAATCAATTGACAAATCAATTACTTTTCAAACGGGTCAAATATTGGCTTTAGGCACTGGAAAAAAATACGAAGACAAGCTTATTAAAATAAGAGACAAATCACAAAACGATACAAAACTTAAAAGTTTGCCAAAATATATGATTAATACCGACTTACGCTATGACGAAGGAGATTTGCCACTAGACACTTCATCAATAAATGCAAGCATACATGATTATTGGAATTATATGTTTATATATCCCATAACAGCGATGAATACTTCTTTTCACCAAGGAACTGGTAAAAAAGGTGACGATGAAGATGCCGGAATTTATCACTACCAAATTGGATCAAATCGTGGTTTGTTGAAGAATATAAAATTTTCAAAAACAGATATGCAATATATTAGAGAGGCGAGGTTTTTTAATCATGGTAATGATGGCTTAATGCAGTTATCTGCTGTATATAAGGCAACTCTGACAATGATTGGAAATACCATGTATTATCCGGGTATGGAGTTGTTTATAGACCCAAGAGGCTTGGGAGGCCCTGAGTTTGACCCGACAGATGGCCAGATCAGATCAGAAACACGCGGAGTTTTAAAACCAGCATCAATCGCAAATGCTTTGGGCATTGGAGGCTATCATATTGTTACAAAAGTAAAGTCAGTGATAACACCAGAGAAATTTGAAACTGTTATCGATGCACAATTCCACTATAGTGGCGATGGAAAACAAACACTGTTAGCATCTCACGGAAAGCTAACTGATGAGGAGAGAAACAAAATTGAAAAGAACATGAATATTGAAAAGAAGTCTCAAGAGCAGACTAGCCGTTGTTCTAAAATTATTACAAAAGACATTAAGGGTAACAAAAAATGACAGATTTTTATGGTAGTAGCGATGTAGAATCAACTAGAGATTTATTTCTCGAAAGAATTGATTATAAGTTAGATGCGTATGAAAATCTTGGCCCCAAAGAGCAGGTTAGAGACTTAAATTTCACAGAAAACACAATGTATGGGTGCATAGATCCGTTCATGGACACTGTATTTCCTTCTTCAGATAATATGAAAATAATATCTACCAATATGGACACTGATACTGGACCTCGCGCTCTTGATTTTGTTGTAGATGCTTTCAATTCTGTTGTTGAATCATTCAATACAGCTTGTCAAACAAATACGATACCTATAGATGACCCATACCTATCGACACTTAGAGTTTCCCGTGCATATCAAGATCCTTTGGGTTTATATGAGCAATATATAGAAAATCTAATGGAGCGTTTTTTAAGGGAATACATCGTTGGAAAAAATCATCGAGACAAGATTTTAAATGTAAGAGATTATATTCATAATTTGCATATATTTTTAAAAAATGAAAAAACTTTTACACCCCTAACTTTAACGTCTTGGCATCGATCTACTTTTTCAAATGTGTTTACTTCTGGCTTGGCGATTGATATCTCAGGATTGGGTATCGACGATGATCGACCAAAACAGTTATTGTTCTTAGAAAATCCAATATTTCCATTTTTTCTAAATGTATGTAAAGCTAACGGTTTTTTAATACCACACAACAGCCCTTGGATTATGGTCGCGGATATATTGTCACCTGCAATGGCAGAATATACAAAGCCCTATAGCATGTATACAACAAGGGATGTTTTTCAACAACGATTTAATAAAGCATTTGCAACAGATATGAGCTTGGTAAAAGATTTAATTTTTGAACACTATAACCGATTTGTAAATACTTTTAAGGCTGAAACACTTGTTGATTGTAATTGTAAAAATATAACAATGTCACAACTTTTTGTGAGACAGTCCATTTCGCGTGATGTATATGATAATGCTTATAATGATGATGAGTGGATTGAATTTTATTTTAATATTAGAAATATTGAAGAAAAACAGCCGTTTAACAAACAAAAAAATAGAAACTTGCTATTAAGAGCAAAAAATAAAACTTCTTCTATTGACATCTCTGAAGGAATAAGTTATATTAATCAACAATTCAGATTAAACTATAGAAAAAGATATGGTGGTCTTAATAAATTCGGAGATAGAATAGAGATGAGAAGAACTAAAACTAAAATACCACATAAGTCTAATCAAACACGACCAAACTCATCTGCTAGCGATCCAACATTTTCACCTCCAACACCGTTTATTCAATCACTTGAGTCTTTTGAAGAGATTGTTGAACAACCCCCTAGATACGCTGACGACGAATAACACAAAACATAGAGGTTTTAATGATATTTCAAATTTTAGATGACCGACAGCAATGTTTCGGAGTCTATTCTAATGGTTCTTTTATATATGATCGACTCCCAGATGGTAACAATAGAACTTGGGCATGGAATCGTAATCTTGTTGGAAAAAATATCGAATATGCTCAGATATGGTGTCAAGGAAAGCCACTTGGAGAGGTCGGCCCTCCTCATCTTGTTGACCGCTTTGAGGTCAGATCAAGGAAAATCAAAGGCTTTCTCAGATCAATGACAAATGCAAAGATTCGCTTTGACGATGTATGCTTATTTGAAATTGTTCCTGATCACCACTTACGTCATTACTGCGAAGTAAAGAACGAAATTTGCAAATGGATCTTTGAGAATCTTGAGAAACCAAAGAACCACCAGTTCATGGTTGATCTACTTGAAATGACAGAAGATATCTCCGAAAACATCGTCTCTATAGACCTAAATCGGCTGTTTAGGCATAGTAAGAACGATAGGAAGGCGTACCACCTATTCAACCAAGTTAAAGGCGAAGAACAGCGGATTATGTACGATGTATGGGGTTCTGTAACCGGACGTTTGACCACGAAATCAGGCTCATTTCCGATCCTCAACTTGAAGAAAGAAATAGCCGATTGTGTGATTCCAAAGAATGATGCTTTTATTCAGTTGGACTTCAATGGAGCCGAGATTAGAACGCTTTTATCATTGGCCGGGAAAGAACAACCAGAGGGCGACATTCATGAGTGGAATATGAAGAATATTTATCACAATATAACCGAGAGATCAAAGGCAAAGCAGAAGTTTTTTGCTTGGTTTTATAATCCGAACTCAAACGACACAGAAACAGAGAAGTTTTACAATCGAGGTGAGGTTCTAAAAAATCATTATAAAAATGGCGTTGTCTCGACCCCATTTGGAAGAGACATAGAAGCAGATGATTTTCACGCATTGAACTATCTCTTGCAATCAACCTCTTCGGACAACTGTCTACACTCAGCAGTAAAAATTAATAAGTTTTTAAAAGATAAAAAAACATTTGTTCATTCTGTGGTTCATGACTCCATTACGATTGATATGAAATACGAAGAAAGGCAGGTTCTACCAGCATTATTGGAGATTTTTAGTGATACTAAACTAGGTATGTTCAATACATCGGTTCACATTGGAAAAGATTTAAAAAACTTTGAGAGGTTACAATGGTAGTTATTGGCATCGGACAAGCGGGTTGTAACATTGCATCTTGCTTTTCTAAAAACAATAAGAAGATATTGTTTGATGAAGACAAATTTCCTTCTACATGCAAGACTGTAGAAGATTATGAATCAAAATGTCCCGCATTTAAAAAAGAACTTGGCTTTCGAGCAAAAGAATGCTGGTTTCTTGTTTGTGGCGCGTCTGCTGTATCTGGTGCGACATTGAGAATCTTGGAGAAGATAAAAAATAAAAAAGTCAATATTGTTTATATTTGCCCAGACGAACTTCTCTCAACACCGTTACAGCTAAAAAGACACAAAGTGTGCTTCAATGTATTACAGCAATATACTCGCTCTGGTCTTTTAGATTCATTATATCTGATCTCAAATAAAGAAACAGTCGATATTGTTGGTGAAGGCCCAATGACATCAGTATATGAGAATGTCAATCAAACCGTTGCCAATATTGTCGAGACAGTAGAGTATTTTAAAAGCCAAAAGCCTGTTCTTGGCTCTGTTGCCGAATCAAATCAAATATCAAGGATCAAAACCTTTGGAATGGGCTCCTTAGAAGAAAATGAAGAAAAGTTGCTTTTTTCCCTTGACAACATAAAAGAAACAGGATACATGTATAGTATCAACCAAGAAGACCTTGAGGAACAAAACGATATTTTGTCATCGATCAAAGAGAGGGTGGCATTTGATAAAGAAAGTGATATTCTTTCATCATTTGCAGTTTTCTCTTCTCCGCACGAACAATCGTTTTTTTACTCAATTAAATCAACTCACTTCATTCAAGGAGAATAACATGGCTGCTGTACACTTATCAAATAGAGCCAACTGGCAAAGAGGCGCAAGTCTTGTTGGCAAAGCTGGAGAAAATGTATGGGCAAAAGCTCATGCTCCATATATGCCTGACTATTATGAATGGACAAAACCAAAGAAGGTTGTCATTTATTCAGCAGGCCGAGGCGTAGTGTTAGATCAACTACTCACGAACACCCGTACAGGAATCTCAGTATATTTTGAGATAAAGTCGGGAAATCAAGGCGGCAACGCACACGAAAGAGTATACAGATATAACCATCTATTATGTGAAGCAATAAAAAAAGCAAACCCAAATTTAAATCTTCTCGATGACCCTGTTATGTTTGGATTTGTTGGGCGAACATTTTCTGGTGATGTTTTTAAAAATAGCCAAGGCGATAAAGTAAACCCAGCACATTATCAAGAAGAGCTTTCTTTAAGCCTTAGAGGTCGAAACTGGTTTATCTTGAACGAAGATCATTCTTGGGCTGAACAAAATGCAAATAAAATTATGGAGTTAATATGAGCAAAATGAAACCATTATTTATGTGGGCAGGTGGTAAAAATAAAATGCTTAAAAAGTATAAATCTCACTTACCTAAATCTGTTGAACACTATATTGAACCATTCTTAGGTGGTGGTGCAATGTTTATTTGGGCGTATAAGTTGAACCCAAATGCACACTTTGTGCTTAATGACTTCAATGACTCAATCATGAATGTATATAGATCAATTAAGAATGATCATAAGCATTTTATTAGATGCATGGATGATCTATCAGAGCAGTATTTACCATTAGATAAAGAAGAGCGTAAGAAGTTTTATTATGCGCTTCGCAATGAACATGCTTATGAATACGAAAAGTGGAATCAAACAGAAGAAGCTGCAACGCTTTATTTTCTGATGAAGACCGGATTTAATGGTATTTGGCAAATAAACAAGAATACAAATAATCGCTTTGGAACACCAAGCGGTCTCTTAAACCAGAAGGATAAGGTTTACGATAAAGATAATTTGCTTATGTGGCATGAAGCTTTACAACAATGTACGCTTACATCAGGCGACTTTGAGGACACATTTGAATATGTTACTGATAAGTCATATGTCTTTTTAGATCCACCATATAGAGGATCATTTACACAATACGGTGTAGACTTCGATGATAATCTACAACTAAAAGTTATTAAATATTTAAATGACAGTACAAGAAAGGGTGCATATGCATTAATGTCCAATAGAGATGTTGGTGATGCATTCTTTGAAAGACGTATTGGAAGCAATGAGTTAGTCTACTTTGACGTAACTTATACAGCCGGGAGAAGGAAGAAGAACGCTGATGGCTCTCACAGTGCCAAAAAAGCGAGGGAGATACTGATGATAGGAAAAAAATAAAAAAAATACTTGACAATATTTCAAAACATGATATATTATTAAGGTCTAAAAAAGACAAAACATTCATTCAAAACAATAAAGGAGAAAAAATGAGTAGCTACAATGCATACAACGGAACTTTTACCACTAAGGGTGGAGAAACACGCACCATGACATTTATTCGAGGTAATGACTTACCAAGTTCTATGTTTGAAGGCAAACAACGTCCAACACAACATGATGGCGGTCAAGAGGTCGTTTTCGATGTGAACGCAAATGGTTTCCGAACTATTAACTGGGGAACCGCTCAAGGTTCCGTAACACAAAAAACTATTCAATTTTCATTTGACAACTACAAAAAATAATGTTATAATATAAACTAAGCGGGGGGCCTTTGCCCCCCGACTTTAGGGTGTATCCCCAAAATGATCAACTAAGAAAGGAGTAATAAAATGGCGTTAAATTTAGATGCAATGAAGGCAAAACTTGAAGCTTCCAAAAACGGAGGCCAAAAGAAAGAAAATAGTACCAAGTGGAGACCACAAGAAGGTGATCAAACAATTCGTATTATGCCCACTGAAGATGGTGATCCATTCAAGGAATATCATTTTCACTATAATGTAGGAAGAAATCCCGGAATTCTTTGTCCTAAAAAGAATCATGGCGAAGACTGTCCTATTTGTGAGTTCGCTTCATCTCTTTGGAGAGATGGTGTCGCCAATAACGATGACACTGCCAAGCGTGAAGCAAAGAAGCTATTTGTCCGTAAGCGTTACTTTTCACCAATACTTGTTAGAGGTAGAGAAACAGAAGGTGTTAAAGTGTGGTCTTATGGTAAAATGGCTTATGAAACACTTCTTGGCTATGTATTAGATCCTGACTATGGAGATATTACACACACAGAAACAGGAACCGATTTGGTGCTAACATACACCGTTCCCGGTACTCCCGGCTCGTTCCCCAAAACCCAATTAAAGCCCCGCCGCCGTCCTTCGGTGTTATGCGATGATGCTGTGGCCAATTGTGAGGAACTTGTTGAATCTGTACCAGATATTGAGACTCTTTTCCAACGACTTACATCACAAGATGTTAAAGCTTTGTTGGATGAATATCTTTCCTCCGATGCAACCTCGGAGTCTCGATCTGTAGAAACGCAGAAGTACAATACAGAAAATAAAGTTGATGCTGCGTTTAACAAATTCATGAACAGTTAGACCAAAACCGCCACAAGGGTGCGGCGGTATAGAAATTGCACCCTTTTTTTTAAGGAGGAGACATGAAGTATCTCATGATGGCTGCTTTTCTTATCGCTTGCGGTGATAAAGACACAGGCGAAGAAGCAGTAGAAGAGCAAGATTCAGCAGTAGAAGCTGAATGAAATAAAAAACACCACAGGGAGGCATGGGTTTACAGATGTCTCATTCTATTTATTGGAGTAAAATTGGGAAAAGTAATACAAATGACAACGAAGCCGGGTAAAATCAGCATTAGTGACATGAAAAAAGCTATTAATAAAAAGCTTGGAATGGAAGTTGCATACGACTTAAATCACGAAAATCCAGCATCAATTAAAGATTGGATTCCAACTGGTTCAACCATTCTAGATTGGCTAATCTACCCCGGTAAAAAAGCTGGTATTCCTGTTGGGAGAATCACAGAACTAGCAGGTTTATCAGCAGCGGGTAAATCGTTTATGGCGGCTGTTATCGCAGCCAACGCGAATAAGAAAGGAATGAAAGTTATTTATTTTGATTCCGAAGCGGCAGTCGATGCCGAGTTTTTAGAGAAAGCTGGATGCAATAAGGATCAAATCTTATATGTTCAAGCTGTCTCAGTTGAAAAGGTTTTATCGTCTATTGAGTATTTGATGGAGACATGGCCAGATGAACAATTATTATTTATTTGGGATTCTATTGCCGCGACACCAGCAGAGAAAGATGTAGAGGGAGACTTTAATCCGCAATCAAGTATGGCCCAAAAGCCAAGAATCTTTTCAAAAGCCTTTGCTAAATTGCAAGTGCCTTTGGAAAGAACCCAATCAACACTTCTGCTCATAAACCAGCTAAAAACAAACATTACAACTAATGTAGCAGAGGCAATGACAACTCCTTATTTTGCCCCCGGTGGCAAAGCTATTGAGTTCCATTGTGCACTTCGCATTTGGCTTACACGTCGAAAAGCGAAAGCTGGTAAGGTTCTTGATGACAACGGTACTCAAATCGGTTCCGAGGTCAAAGCCAAGATTCAAAAGGTACGATCAGCCGGATATGGAAGAGAGTGCACTTTTGATGTTCTTTGGGGTGGTTCTGATGTCAGAATCGCTGATGAAGAGTCTTGGCTTCATGCTCTTTCCAAAATTAAGAGTGATCGATACAAAGCTTCTGGTGCTTGGAAATCCATTATCGACAAAAAAGGTAAGGAATACAAGTTCCAATCTAAGGATTGGCTTGAGAAGCTAAAAGATAAAAACTTTAAAACTGCTGTTGTGGAAGTTTTGGAAGAAGAATACATGAACAAGTATAAAAAAGAATCTTAAACCTCCTCCTTTTTAAAAGCAAGAACCCCGATTAATTTCGGGGTTTTTTATTTGACAAATCTTGATATCGTGATATAATATAAAAGCAACGGAGGTAACATGAAAGAGATAGAATATGTAGATATTGTATTTGGCATTTCGTGGGGGGATGAGGGCAAAGGAAAGGCAACCTCTCACCTTACAAATAAAGGAAACTATAACTTTGTCTGTCGATGGGCTGGTGGAAACAATGCGGGACACACTGTATTCCTCAGAGGCAAGAAATATAAAACACATTTGGTCCCAAGCGGAGTGTTTCATGGTATACCATCGATTATCGGCCCACAGTGTGTTGTGCACCCAGAATCATTAATAGAAGAGTTAGAATACCTTGAGAGAAGCGGCTTTGATAGATCGCTTGTAAAGGTCTCACCAAGAGCCCATATTGTAACAAAGAAGCATATATCGGCAGATAAGAGAAAACTAGCCAAGAAACTTGGAACAACATCAAAGGGCATAGCTCCTTGTTATGCAGACAAAATGGCAAGAACAGGACAACTGGCAAAAGATGTTTTACCTCCAGAGATGCTATGGGATGAAAAGCTCAGTGGCCGTATCTTGTGTGAAGGTGCTCAAGGATATCATCTTGATATAGACCAAGGTAACTACCCTTATGTCACATCATCAACAACTCTGCCATATGCCGCTTGTTCCCTTGGCTTTCCACCACAAAAGATTCGCCATATATGGGGCATATCGAAGATTTATGATACCCGTTCTGGTGTAGACCCCCTGTTCCCCGATGACCTCTTTAAAGACCCTGATTTGACAACCTTGGGCGATCTAGGGCAAGAGTTTGGGGTAACAACAGGTAGGCGTAGACACTGTAACTGGCTAAATGTTGATATGATGATTGAAGCCGCTCGCTTAACAGGAACAACCCATCTTGTTATTAATAAGTGTGATATTATTAGAAAACTTGGCATCTTTAAATGTTATAGCCAAGGCGAGTTAAAAGAATTTTCTTCTTATCACAAGTTAACCGAGTTTATTACCGCTGCGGTCGGCAAATCAAACTCTCTAGTAAAGCACATTCACCTTTCAAGTTCACCGGAGAAGATATGAGCGAGAAAAATAGGTTATTAATAATTGATGCATTAAATCTTTTTATAAGAAACTATGTTGTTAATCCAACTTTAGATGACAAGGGCGTTCCCATTGGTGGATGCATCGGGTTTTTAAAATCATTTCAAAAACTAATGAGAAAAACCCGACCTCATGAAATAATTATTGCATGGGATGGCCTTGGTGGCTCACAAAGAAAGAAAACTCAAAACAAAGATTACAAAGCTGGTCGAAAACCGCTAAGATTTAATCGTCGCATGGTTGAGCTTGATCCGAAACAACAGGATCAAAACAGAATATATCAACAGGTACGATTGCATGAGTATCTAAACGAGCTTCCTGTTATGCAACTTTCGTATGATGGAGTTGAGGCCGATGATGTTATTGCTTATGTGAGCAAACACAAGCATTATAAAGATTGGCAAAAGATTATTGTTTCAAGCGATAAAGATTTCTTTCAGTTGTGTGATGAAAACACCGCTGTTTATAGACCAATACAAGATGTCTTGGAGACCCAAGGAACCATAGTATATAGATTTGGTATTCATCCTAATAACTTTGCACTAGCAAGAGCCATTGCGGGTGATCCCTCAGATAATCTCAAGGGAGTAGACAGAGTTGGGTTAAAAACCATCGCCAAAAATTTTTCATTCCTTTCAGAATCGCGACAGGTCGATTCGGACGAAATTTTTGAAATATGCGAGAACATAGAGAAAAAGAAAGCCGTTCATAAAAATATTCTAAAACAAAAAAATATAGTGGAACAAAACTATAATTTAATGCAATTATATAATCCATCATTTTCATTGCTTAATAAAGGATCGATTGATTACACTTTGGCCAATTTTGAAGGTTTAGGTAATGGCTTGAGTTTTAAAAAAATGCTATTTGAGGATGGTCAAGGTTCGTTAAATTTCACGGACTTATGGAGTATTCTCAAAAAAATCACAAGATAAAAAATCGATTTGACAGAGATACAAAATAATGTTATATAGTTAAAAAATGCACGGAGGAAATAATGGATAACACCAACGAAACTTTTCAAAGATTTGGAAAATCTTTTCAAGAAGACTTGTGTCACTTGATGCTTCAAGATCGCCCGTTTTGCGATCAAATCACAGAAGTGCTTGACCTTGAGTTTTTGCAATATGAGTATCTACGAATATTCACCAAGACAATCATGGATTATCGTCGTGATTACAAGATGCACCCATCTTACAAAATTATGGCGACACAGATTTCATCCGGTCTCGGTGAGTATTCGGATGCTCTTCAAAAGCAGATTAGGCACTTTTATGCTAAAGTATTGCAAGAGCAAGAAGTTGAAGGATCACAATATATCAAGGATAATGCCCTTGATTTTTGTCGTAAACAGGTTTTAAAAAGCGCAATGATGAAATCAGTTAAGTTAATTAAAACATCATCATTTGATGAAATACAGAAAGTTATCGAAGATGCTTTAAAGCTTGGGACCGACAATGATTTTGGCCATGATTATTTAAAAGACTTTGAGAAAAGATTTCAAATCAAAAGCAGAGATCCAATCACAACAGGTCAACATCGTATTGATGACATCTGCAAGGGTGGCCTTGGAAAACGCGAACTTGGTGTCGTGATCGCCCCTACCGGGGCTGGGAAATCTATGGCCCTTGTTTCCCTTGGTTCAGCGGCTGTGAAAGAGGGTAAAACTGTTGTCCATTATACACTTGAGCTAGCTGACACTGTGGTTGGTTCACGCTATGATTCGAGCATATCTGGCATCCCAATGGGCGATTTGTTAGTTAATAAACAAAAAGTTTTAGATAGGGTAAAAGATGTTGATGGTGCTCTAATTATTAAGGAATATCCAACAAAATCTGCTTCAACAGAGACAATAAAAAATCACATCGAACGCTTGAGAAAGCGTGGTATTGAGCCCGATATGGTCATTGTTGATTATGCCGATTTGTTAAAACCAGTGAAAGCAACTCGCGAGAAAAGACATGATCTTGAAAACATTTACGAAGAACTTAGATCTATTGCACAAATCTATGACTGTCCACTTTGGACAGCATCACAAACAAATAGGTCAGGCTTAAATGCAGAGGTTATCACCATGGAGGCTATTTCTGAAGCCTTCAACAAATGCTTTGTCGCTGATTTTATCTTTTCGCTATCGCGAACTATCGAAGATAAGCAAGCAAATAAAGGTAGGGTTTTTATTGCTAAGAATCGTAACGGCCCTGATGGTCTTGTATTTCCTATATTTGCTGATTGGTCGTGCGTTTCGATGAAAGTGCTGGAGCCACAAGATGAATCTCTTGGAGACGCAGTTCAAGAGTCTACTAAATCTACTGTTGATTTTTTAAAGAATAAATATAAAAACATGAATAAATAAGGAGTTATTATGCCAATGAAGTTAGGAGATATTAATATCCGACGTTTTCGTTTGTCGGATCAATTTATAAACAATTATAAGGACAAGGATGTTCCATGGGGTCCGATTGGATATGTTACATTTAAAAGAACATACGCCCGTAGGTTAAAAGAGTTTGACCCACAAGCATCGGGTACGGAAGAATGGTATCAAACGTGTCGTCGTGTTATCGAAGGTATGTTTGACATTCAAAAGAAACACACTCATCGTCTTGGTTTAGAGTGGAATGATGCCAAGGCACAAAAGACCGCTAAAGAAGCTTATGATAGGCTTTTTACCCTCAAATGGACACCACCGGGTCGTGGTCTATGGATGATGGGAACTAAGTTTATTTATGAACGAACAGGTGCTGGTCTTTTTAATTGTGCGTTCCGTTCTACAAAAGATATTTCTACTAAAGGTGGTTATCTTTTTGCTTGGATGATGGATGCTCTCATGGTCGGTATTGGTGTTGGGTTTGATACACTTGGTGCTGGTACTCTAACTGTCAAAGAACCAACATGGACTAAAGATACTTTTGTTATTGATGATTCGCGAGAAGGATGGGTTAACTCTGTTCAAATGCTTCTTGACGGCTATCTTCAAGGTAAAAAAGTTCCTGAGTTTGATTACTCAAAGATTCGCGCCCCCGGTGTTGAAATTAAAGGTTTTGGTGGCACTTCAAGCGGCCCTGCTCCTTTAATTGAGTTGCATCAAGATTTAAAAGAATTATTAAATGAACGCATCGATGATCCTATTCAATCTGTTGATATTGTTGATATCGAGAACTTGATTGGACGATGTGTTGTTGCTGGTAATGTTCGTCGCTCTGCTGCGTTGGCCCTTGGACAAGCTGACGATAAAGAATATCTAACAATGAAGAATGATCAAGAAAAACTATATCATCACCGCTGGGGCTCAAACAACTCTTTTGAAGCAAAGGTTGGAATGGATTATACTTGGCACTCTAATCAATCACAAAAAAATGGCGAACCGGGGTATATCTGGCTTAACAACGCACGTCACTATGGTCGAATGAAAGATGGCAAGCGATATGATGATCTAAAGGTCATGGGCTTCAATCCTTGCGTTGAGCAACAGCTTGAAGATGGAGAGTTGTGCTGTCTTGTCGAGACATTCCCAGCTAAACATGAAACATACGAAGATTACTTGCAAACACTTGAGATTGCCTATATGTATGGTAAGACTGTAACACTTGTGAATACACACTGGCCTGAGACAAATGCCATCATGCTCAAGAATAGAAGGATTGGATTATCTCAATCAGGTGTTGTTCAAGCATTCAACAAACACACTCGCAGAACTGTATTAGAGTGGTGTGATGATGCTTATAGACATGTCACCGAGATGGACAAAGAATACTCAGACTGGCTTTGCATTCCTCGATCAGTTCGCATGACTTCAATCAAACCTTCTGGAACCGTATCACTACTTAATGGCTCAACACCGGGTATCCATTTTCCAGAGAGTGAGTTCTATATTAGAAGAATAAGGTTTGCAAAAGATTCTGACTTGATACCTGCTCTTAGAACTGCTGGGTATATAATTGAGGATGATAAATACTCTCCAAATACTCTTTGTGTTGAGTTTCCTGTAAGAGAACCTTTCTATGTAAAAGGAAAGAAAGATGTATCAATGTGGGAACAGCTTGAGATTGCTGCTCAATATCAACATTACTGGGCTGACAATAGTGTTAGTATCACTGTCACGTTCAATAATGATGAAGCTCCACAAATCAAAGATGCGTTGGAACTTTATGAATCGAGATTGAAAGCAGTTTCTTTCTTGAGATATCAGGAAACTGGCTATGAACAAGCTCCATATGAGCCCATAACCGAAGAACAATACAACGATATGAAATCAAAGATTAGCCCACTTCAGAGATTAGAGTCTGAACAAGGTGGCGTAGGTTCAAAATATTGCACAACTGATTCGTGCGAAATAAATTTCTTGGAGGACAAATGAGACTAGAACCAACTAATAGACATATTTTAGTAAAACCATTACAACAAAAAAAAGAAGAAAACAATTCTATAATCGTTCTACCAGATGATTATAAAAAACCAGAATCTCCATATAAGCTTTGCGAAGTGTCACTTGTGTCATACGATAGTAAGTTTGCCAACTCGCTTAAGTCTGGGGATGTTATCATCGTGGAACAAAGAATGTTACAAAAAATAGATGTAGATAATAATGAGTTCTATTTAATACTAGAAAATTATGTTCTGGGGAGAATAACTTATGAAGCTTAACAAAGATGCACTAAAAAATTTAATAAATGAAACCATGGCCAAAACCATGCTCTTAGAGGAACCAATGATTACTGAATCGTCCTTTAATCGTATCAAAGACAAAATCGATAATTCAGATGTTTCTTTTGTTGTTATGTCTGCTGACCGACATGAAAAATCAAGAAATGAAAACGATCAAAGAGGACAAGAGCTAAAAGCCGCTTGGAAAGCTGCTGGCTATCCTTTCACCGAGATCGATGGATCATGGCTTGAAAAAGATGAAGATGGTAACGAAGTTCGTGTTATTGAAAGGTCAATCGTTGTTACTGATGAAAAGCGAGGCGATGTTGAAAGGGGTGAAGGTTCTGATCTTTTTGAGATGGCCAAAGAGTTAAGTTCAAAATACGAGCAAGATGCTTTCATTTTTGGTGAGATAGGTTCACGATCTGGTAAAAGATACATTGATGCGTTTGGTCCTGATGGTAGCCGTGTTCAATATGGTGGCCCTTGGACAAGTCTTGAACCAATTGACAAAGACGCTGATTTCTGGTCGAGAGTTCGTGGATCTACATTTGTATTCAAAGAGGAAAAGGAAGAAGTTGTTGAGCTTGAAGCACCCAACTCAGTTATTGAAGCTATGATGAAAGCACAACAACACAAAGGTAAAAAGATAAAGTTTGTCAGGAGAAAAAATGGACAACTATGAGAGATCAATTAATTTATATGATGACGGGATTGGTCGTGTGGACTACATTTCTCATATGGGTAGTGACCTTACCGTCGTCAATTCTGCTAGGGTTTCTTTTGGCGTGGAGAAGTTACAGTTGGATAACAGGGACAGGAAACTTATCAAGTATCTTATTGGCCACAGACACACTTCTACTTTGGAGCATTGTGTTATTACCTATAAATTTACTGTCCCTTTATTTGTTCGCTCGCAACACCACAGACACAGAACGTGGTCCTATAATGAGATTTCTCGTAGGTACACCGACAAGGATTTACAATTTTATCTTCCTAAAGAATTCAGAACACAACACAAATCCAACCGACAAGCCTCCAACCCAGACGAAGTAGCCAATCCTGTTATTCTCCATGATTGGTCTGATCATGGTGAGGGCATTCGTGCTTCCGAATATTTACAAACACAAACAGAAAGATGTTTAGAGACTTTTAAAGACTTATTGAGAAATGGCGTCTGTCGAGAACAAGCAAGAATGATCCTACCACAGAACCTATACACAGAATACTATGGAACAACTAATCTTAATAACTTACTTAAATTCGTTGACTTACGAACACACATGGGAGCACAATGGGAGATCCAAAAAACAGCCGAAGCTTGTCTTGAAATCGCTACTGACTTATTTCCAGTAACAGTTTCTTCTTATAGGGAACTGCGAGGTGGGGCCTAAATATAAAGTTGGTGACCTTGTAATGCTAAATGATTTTGGTCGTTTAGTTGTGGACAATAACAAAGAAAGAGTTGCGTTGGTTATTACAGAAGCAACAAATATGTTGTATCCACTTTTATCACAACCTGATCACGAACCTTTTTGCTATTGGGCTTATGATTTAATGATGGGCGAAGAACTACTTACTGATATACCTCAAGAGTTTTTACAACCTTTTGATGATGAGGAAGAATGAATCAAGAATACTATTTTAAAAAAATTATTATTGGAGGTTCTTTAGAATCTCTCTTTTATTCTTTTGCCACAGATACGCCAATCATTATAAAAGAGGCTATCGTGCCATTTGAACTAGAGAGGCTTGATAGTTCAAGTGACATGGGCTTTATGGGATATGAAAACACCAGAGGTGTATATAAAGCAGAGTTGTGGGACCGCTTATCTTTTTTGCTGTCAATGAATGGCATGATTATGTTCCCCAATATTATAAAAAATATTAGAAGCCAATCAAGTGCTTTTTATATAACGACACAAAACAATGATAGAATAAAAGTGTCGTACAAAGAAAAGATAGAATATGACAAAATAATAGAATCCTCAGTGAATGTTTATGATTGGTTTGATGTCCGTTCTGGAATGTCACACCATCATGTTTTATTACGAGATGAAAAATCAAACTTCATTAAAAAATTATACTTCTATCCATCGAAAAGAAAAGGGTTCAACAGATTTAAAAAAGACATCGTTACCTATTCATCAATAAGTAAAAAGAAGATTTTAGATTATGAATACAGTGAGGGCTATGCAAGACTAAAGGTTCTCAAAATGATGAAGGAAGAGGGTATAAGAGGTCGTGCAAATGGATATAACAAGAATGGTGTTCAACTACATTATGCTGTAAATATAGAACACACTCATCGAGATATTGTGAAAAAATACAAACCATTATATACAATCGATGAAACCATAAATAAAATGAAAAAACAGGGGAAAACATGGAATTTAGCGAAAAAACTGTTTCGTCAAAAACAAACTACCACCTCGCAGGAATTATACCAGTTGCCGGACTACCTTTAGATTACGAGATGCCATACCCCGATTGTCTTTTGCCAGTTGGGCCAGATTACACGATGATAGAAGCAGCAATAGTGGAAGCCGCCTTTGCAGGTTGTGACACAATATGGATCGTATGTAATGATGACATATCTCCGCTGATAAGATACCGTGTCGGTGATTTCATAGAAGATCCAGTATATTTTTATAATAACTTTAGCCCAAGACCATCCCAAAATAGAAAGCGCATACCAATATTTTGGGTTCCAGTGCATCCTAAAGATCGAGATAGAAGAGACTGTCTCTCTTGGAGCGTCATACATGGAGCGGTTAGTTGTTTAAAAGTCAGTTCCAACCTATCTAAGTGGCTGATACCAGATAAGTATTATGTCTCTTTTCCATATGGAATATTTGATCCAAGGCCACTGCAAAAGATACGAAAGAAGATAAAAACACAAGATAATTTTTATGTATCTTCTGCTGGCAAAACAGTGCAAGATGATCTCTATGCTTCATTTACTTTTGGCAAAGATGAATTTATAAAATACAGAAAAAACATCAGAAAAGGAACTGGTATGTATATGTCAAACTCAGATGATATAAATGCTATTCCAACTGAGAGGTTGCCTGTTGAAGAGAGGTGGAGTGCGAGGTACTTTAGTTTATCGCAAGTCTTTACTGACTTGGACTTAAACCAATCAACAATATATTCAGCACCAGATTTTTCAAACTTGGACTCTTGGCAGTCATATAGAGAATATATGAATACTGATCTGTCTAAAGACATACAGAGGCCAACCAGAAAGCTGTTTTCTTACAGAGAATTTAATAGTATTGCAAAAGATCGAACTTAAAAGGAGAATATTATGGAAGAGCAAAAATATCGCTTAACAATATCAGACATTGGAAGTAATGAGTTCTATTTAGAAATGAACGATTTGACCGAAGCGGCAATTCAAATATGGGGTTCACCCGATGGAGAAAAAAAAGCTTTTGTTAGGATTAAAATATCTGATTCTAATCTGGAGAATATAATAAGTGAGTACAACAGAATTCAAGCTCTACAAAAAACTAACAAATGAGTTAAAATTTAGATATTCTGAGCTTGAGTATGTTGAACAAGAGATAGCTGAAAACCTGCTACCATTTGAAGAATATTATAGATCCTTTTGTAAAGAACTCGGAGTATCCATATCGGATTTAGAGGAGAAGAATAGAAAAAAGGTGGAAAAACTCTTTGGAAACAAACCAGTTCCAAAAGACACAGAACAAAACTCTGAAAGAGTGGAGGTTCTAAAAGATGATACAGTCACCAAAAAAAGAAAATCATTTCAAAGTATTTACAGGCAGATAGCTAAAAAAATACATCCCGATAAATTCTCAAATCAACAAAAAACATTAGATATTATAGAAAAAGAGGAAATGTTCAAGAAAGCAACATATGCATATGAAAATGATAAGTGGGGGATGCTACTTGAGATAGCGGAGGAGCTAGATATTCATCCAACAAAGTATACTAAGATAAATCAAATCCTGAGAGATGAGATTTCTGATGTAAACAAGCAGATAACTGCTAAACAAAAAACATATAGCTGGATGTTCTCACAAGCAGAGGAAGAAGGCGAAAAAGCAAATGTCATTTACGCCTTTTTAAAAGACGTATTTGACTTTGTAATTTAAAAAGACTTGACAAAAACAAATAACGAGTTATAATGTATTTATTATGAGAGTGCTAAATGAATGAATTTGTAATTTTTACGGGGCCGATGTTTGGAGGAAAAACAACCAGACTCTTAAGCTCAATAGAAAGATATCGCCTTAGACAAAAGAAGGTTTATATTTTTAAACCCTTAAAGGATACACGATATGATCCAAAAGGCATAGCTATAATATCACACACAGGTTATGAAACCATATCAACACCGATAGAACAAGCAGGTGATATCTATGAGCACCTAAAGAAAAGAAATGCCACAACTGGTATTATTGCAGTAGATGAAGCGTTTATGGTCGAGGGCATTTCTGATGTACTGATTGATCTATATAAGGCTGGCTTTTCAATACTGATATCATCTTTGCAGCTTTCATCAAGCGGAGAACCATTTGAAGAAATATCTAAGATGATGCCTTGGGCGACCAAGATAGAAGTTTGCCCTGCGGTCTGCACTATCTGTGGAGCCGATGCTTTTTATACATATAAGAAAAAGGGTACAAATAAAAAACTTGAAATTGGCGGGGGTGAAATGTATGAGCCTCGATGCCTTAAACACTGTAATCATGACATGAGGATACAAATATGATGGACATCAAGCTAATAATTGGTTTTTTGTTATTTACAGCGGCTCAAACTGTTGCTTGGTATCAACTGAACAGCCAGTTTGTATGGGAATATTGGAAAGACAAAGCACTACTGTCTTCATTGATCTTTTCTATCCCAACTTCTCTGTTCTTTTGGTATGGAACAAAATACATCTATGAATCATCAGATGCCCTCTGGACATGTAGGTTTTTGGGCTTTGCTAGTGGCATGTTTGTTTTCACTGTGCTTACATGGATTCACATGCAAGAAAGCATTCTTACTTTAAAGACAACGCTTTGCTTAATTTTATCTTTTGCAATCATGTGCATTCAGGTTTTTATGAAATGAAAGATGACTATACTAGATTAATTGTCTCCGACATACATATGGGATCTCTACATTCAAAAGAGTCAAAGTTGCAGCGTTTGCTGAACTCAGTTGATTTTGACGAGATAGTGCTTGCTGGCGATATCGTTGATTTCATCAGAGTACCTACGTTCACAGAACACACCGCTGAACTATTTCAGACAATATCAAACTTGAATCGAGATAACAAAAGAATTATTTATATTGTTGGAAATCATGACATAGCGTTCAATAAGTTTGTTGGCAAAACTATTGCTGGTATTGAGTTCATGGAAGAGTATGAGTTTGATTACGCAGGTCGTCACTACCGAGTAGAACATGGAGATAAATACGAAAAGGGCATTGTGCATTGGAAGTTTACGATGAATATCGTATCTATCTTTCATGATCTTTTAGAGAGAGTATTCAAGTGGAATCTCGCTGCTTGGTATGTGAGGCAACAACAAAAGAAAAGAAAACTCAGGAGGGTGTGGGATATTATGAAACTTAATAAAGGAGCCGATGTATTTATAATGGGCCACACACACATACCAGAAGTTGTTATCTGGGTTGACGAGATGGAAAAGATTAAGACTTACGCCAACATAGGAGATTGGGTTGAACATTCAACCTATATTGTAATCAAAGACGGCCAACTTCGTCTAAAAACTTTTGAACCGGAGGTAAAATGAAAAAACTAGATTTACATGGCAAAAGACACGCAGAGGTGGAAAAAGAGGTGGTAAATTTCATATTCACTCATGAGCCACCTTTCGAGATAATCACTGGCGATTCTCACAGGATGCGCCAAATGGTTTTAAAAACAATAACAAAATATAAATTTAAAGCAATGCCAAAGGGACTTGTGAACCATGGCTCTTTTATTGTTACTAGTGCTGGATCTTACTGTTTTGTTTGTGAGTGTGATCCGTGTGATTGTAACTGGGGGAATGGCTGATGTCAAAGAAGAAAATGGATAAGCAGTCTGATATCGGTGTGATGGATAGACAAAAGAATAAAGTAGAGCCGCCAAAAAAATATAAAGTTGTTCTTTATAATGATGATTACACATCAATGGATTTTGTTGTTACCATATTAGAGACCTTGTTTCATAGATCAAAAGCAGAGGCAACCAGAATCATGCTGAATGTTCACAATAATGGAAGAGGTATAGCGGGTGTATATTCGCGTGAAATAGCTGAGACAAAGGTAGCTCAAGTAAAGCAAGCTGCAATGCGCTATCAACTGCCCCTTTTGGCCGAAATGGAACCGGAGTGATAGTTATTATGTATGGAACCGCCAAAATTCAAAATAGGCGATTTAATCGTGATATCAGAGAAGTTTGCGTTCGGCTTTTATAATATAATAGCCTATCCCGGAGATGTTGGGCTTGTATCGAAAGTGTTAGTAGCAAAGCCGAGTGATTATTTTTATCCTTGGGGTCACGACTACTATGTTCTAATAAATGGATTGGAGTTTTTATTTTTTGAAGATGAACTTGAACCATACGAAAAGAGAGTAAATAAAACAACAAAACGTATAAAATTTATACTTTAAAAAATAACTTGCCTCCTATAAAACTAGGTATTTTATAGAGGTGTTATATGTGGCCGATAAAAAATTCAAAATAGGCGATCTGGTGATTAACTTATTTCCACTACATTTAGACATACATGACTTTGTTATACAAAAGGGCGAGGTTGGATTAGTTATAGATCAGCCACGCGATGATGATATAGTTAATAATTTTGGTGAATATGATTATACTGTTTTAATAAAAGGCGTGGAAGTGGCATATTTTGAAAGCGAGCTAGATTTATTAAAAACCAAAGAGGAAAAAAGATGAAACCTTTAGATTCATTCCAAGGCAAGACCATAAGATGTATCAAAGATTTCTCTTTCTTTAAAAAAGCAAACACATATTATTGTACTCACGACACTGGTGATTACTTCTATGTATGGTGTGGCCAAACCGGAATGCCAGTAAATCAAATAAAACTTTCCAAAGAGCATAAAAAGTTTTTCACATGTCAATAATCAAATCTATTTAGCTTGTGTCTGATCACAATAAAAACGGTAAATTTAAAGTAGGCGATTTGGTTTTGTATGCTCCATATTATATTGATGATGATGGATCATGGATTATGAATGGAGACTTGGGCATCGTTACAGATATAACAAGCCAAAAGGAAAATCAATACCAAGTAGTGAAAGTGAGTTGGATAAACTCAGATAATGACACTGTTGATATGTGTTCAGATATTTTAAAAAAAGTAAATAGCGAGGATTTTTGTAAATGATTACAGCGATTGGCGATGTCATGAGGGAGTGCTACAAGCGCAACTGGATTACAACCAGAGATGGAAACTGCTCTGTGAGGAGAAAAGAATACGATGTTCTTTATATCACTCCTTCCGGTATGCGAAAGAATATCATACACCCAGAATCGGTTTTGAGGCTCAAAATTGACAAACAAGCAGATGAGCCTTCGTTAATATTAAAGGAAGGTCAATCACCCTCTGGTGAGCTAGAGATGCACTGGCTCATTCAAAAAGACCATAATAAAACAAGGTGTGTGCTTCATGTGCATCCAACATATATAATAGCTGCGATGTACGCTGGCTATGATCTACAAGCTTTATCAGAAGAGTTTCCAGAGGTTCATCGCTATACAAAGGTCGGCCCAAATGTACCAGTTCTACCCGCTATAAGTTATGAGCTTGCAGAAAGAACAGCCGATAAACTAGAGGTCAATGCTATCGGGGATTTTAATTACGATATAGTAGGTCAAGCACAACACGGCTGTTGCGCTATTGGAAAAAGCCCATGGCATGCTTTTGAGCATGTTGAGAGGTTAGAGCATATTTGTAAAATAACTCTCGCAGCAAAAAAGTAACATATTGTTCTTGACAAAAATATATGACGTGTTATAATATACTTGTCTTGACCAAAATAGGAGGGTATCATGGCAACTTATACTGTAATACAAACCAGTCATGTTGATGATTATAAGCGACCATCAACTGACACAACTGCTTTAATAACAACAAGCAACTATGATGAGGCAATTACTGTTGCTGCAAATACATGGTTGGAGGAGTTTCAAAATGATTTTGTTTATGACAATGATTGTGATTCTCCGTTTATTGAAGACTTAAAGGATCTACTGTCTGGCGAACCAACAGCGGAGACAATCGTAGAGTTCTTTGAAGAAAAACATCATCAAATCTGGGAACCAGAGTTTATTTATGAGCCATGGTTTAGCGTGAGTATACAACAATCTGAGCTTGAAAGCACCACTGCGTTGAATTCTCAACTGATTGATGATCTAATGTTGGTAAATCACTAAGACGGAGAAATAATGATTAGTTTAATTTTAATGATGGCTTGTTCAACGGAAGTGGGACTACTTGGCTATACAGATAAAAAACAAGATACTTCCACAGTTGTGGTTGTTGACTCAGCGGAGCCTTCAACGGAACCCTCTGAGCCCGGATCTGAGCCCGGATCTGAACCGAGTACAGAACCATCTGGTGAAAGATTAGGTATATCTGGATATACCCATCTTCATTTAAGACAGGTTGCATGTCCCATGTGCGTTGGCGAGACTCAAGAAATTAGAATTAACTTCACGGCTGAGTTCCATCAGCCAATCTCTGACAACCACACTGCGTGGATACCGCAAGTTGGGGCTTGTACCAACTCCCTAACAGGTATCAACCCCTCGACCATTCCAATAGATGTTGGAGCATCTCTTACTGCCACCAACACAAGCCACAGCTTCACTGCTCCCCAAGTCGGGATTGGCTTATTCCAAACGGAGAATGTTTACGAGGGCCAACTACAAAGAGATGCCCCCTATAATGTTCAAACAGACATGGGTTCATATACTTTCTTTTCCACTCGCGGATTTGATTTCATTGAACCATACACCATGTTTTATGTTGATCCTTCATATGCATTTGCTGCTCCGATCAACAGAACGGGGGCATCTTTTAGTTGGGCTCCAACCAGTATCAATTCTGTTTTCATGATTCGCATAGCTGCTTATTCTGGTGATGGAACTGTATTCTTTGGACACGCAACGTGTGTTGGTGAAGATAGTGGGTTCATGACTGTTCCCGCACAATACATTAACATCTTCCCTGCTGGTTCTCTTGTGGCCATTCATTTGGCACGACACAAAATAGAACTGGTGGAGACAGATATTAATAATTCCTACATCGAAACCCACATGGAATGGGAGGTTGTTGGAACAGGTTATTTACAATGAGCAAATCTTTCAAACACCTAAAAACAAGAGAAGCTTTCATTGAGAGGGCTAATGAAAGACATAATAACAAATATGATTACTCTAAAGTCAAATTTGACAAAAGAGGTCCACTTATTTCCTATAACGGCAAGCGAACTCGAAAAGCCCCGGAATATAATAGAGACCAAAAGATTACTATAACATGTCCTGTTCATGGCGACTTTATTCAAACTGCTCGTAAACATATCGAAAAAGACCCAAGCGGTTGTAAAAAATGCGCCGCTGAACAAACTGGAAAGATACTTAAACAAAAATGGAAAAATGGAGAACTTCAAGCTTATCAAAGAAAAGACCAACCAAAACCAAAAGATGGTATGCAAATTTGTATGCGTTGCGAAAAAGAATTGCCGCTAACAACCGAGCACTTTAGGATAGACAATCAGAAAAAAACACTTGGTTTCGGATCAACATGCAAAAATTGTATTAATAAAAAAGCAAGAAGCGAAGAGGAAAGAGAAAAGCAAAGAATCAGAGATCGCCTCCGAGCTAAAAATCTACCCGCAGGTATTTATCGAGCCACAAATATAATAACAGGTTGTGTATATATCGGAAAATCAATCAGGCTACCAGATCGAATCCAACATCACAAAACATGTTTGATAATGAACAAACATAAGAACCCCAGAATGCAAGCCGATTACAACCTACATGGAAAAGAGCACATGATATATGAAGTGATTGAAGAGCATCCATGTGATACTCCAAGCGAGATCCTATACGAAAGAGAAAGAGAACAAATAATTGATCATATAAGAAAAGGATATAATCTCTACAACAGAATAAATTAAACTTTTTACTTGACAACTCAGTAATACAGGTTATTATATAAAGGCACAACCAAAACAATAGGAGAAAAAATGAAACAATTATTTTATTCAATCGCATTGGCTCTATCCATGTCAGCTTGTGGTGGCAAACAGGCCCCCACCGTATCAAAAGAAATGTCCTCTCATATGCCAACATGGGCAACGACACCACCAGCAGGTTGCGCTGTGGGATCATACAAGTTTAAAGGCAACATCGCTATGGCCAAACAAACAGCAACGTCTCGCGCCCGTGATGAACTTGGGCGACAACTCGATGTGAAAATTAAGTCAATGATCAAAGACTATATCGAGGAAGGCGAAACAAACGGAGAAGACTTTACAGAAGAGATGACAACTTCAGTCTCTAAACAAGTTGCATCCATGTCTTTGTCTGGTGCGGTTGCCAAGAAGAGTGATATGCAGAACGATCATTTCTTTACGCTTGTGTGTTTAGATATTAAAACATTTATGAACACATTCGATGAGATGGGTCAACTAAGTGACAAGGCTCGAACTGCTCTTCGTACTCGATCAACTCATGCTTTTAAAGATTTAGATGCTGAAGTAGATAAACTTGACAGATAAAAATATGTGATTATAATGATATTGTGTCGCCTTACGGGACACATTAACCAAGTCGTACTTGCTAATAAGGAGAATAAATATGACTGCATTAACACTAAGAACCCCATCACTAATGGGAAGAACTGCCTTTGAGCAAATCTTTGATCAAGTATTTGGAGATCAAAGAAACATGATCAAACAATCAACATCCGGTTATCCAATCACGGACATCTATAAAGATGAAAATGAAAACCAAGTTGTTGAAATGGCCCTCGCTGGTTTTACCAAAGAGGATATTAAGATTGAGGTCAAAGAAAATAAAATCTCAATCAGCCATCAGGCAGAACCATGGAGAGGCGAAGATCGCCAACCAAGAAGGATTGCGAAGAGATCTTTTGAAAGAACCTTTGTTGATTATCACAACAAATTCAATCTTCATAATTCATCAGCGACATTTGAAAATGGATTGCTACAGATTGTGATCCCTCCGATTGCAGAGGTGAAAGCAAAGCAAATAGAAATCAAATGACTTCAGCCCCGAAAGGGGCTTTTTTCTTATTTATTTTCTATTTATAGACATGAATATTACTACTGATGAACTACGCCATATAATCCAAGAAGAACTTGAACAAATTCTCACTGAAAAGTGCTGGCCCGGATATGAAAAGAAGGGCATGAAGAAGATGTTTGGAAAGATGTATCCAAACTGCGTTAAGAAAAGCAAAAAGAAGAACGAGGAAATAGAAGAAGAGAAAAATCCTCGCGTACCAAGAAAGAAAGGCCAACCAGCCAAATCAGATAAACATTCTGATCTTTATACAGATGAAGACCCAAAGGGAACAATCAAAGGATTAGGCTTTAAAGACGAAGCAACAGCCAGAGCAAGCGTATCTAAAATAAGAAAAAGCAATCGCTCTCATGCTCATAAAACACAAGCAGCTATTGCGATGGAACAAAGGGCAAAGGCCGCAGGTAAGTCCAAAGAAGCTGCAATATTTAGAAAATTTATTGAACAGCAAAAGAAAAAAACTAAAGCTAAAAACAAAAATGAATCAATTGAGCTTGATGAAAAGAAGAAATCAAAGCGCAAAAAAGCCGGAACAGAATCTAGTAAAGAATCCTCTCTTCGGGATTGGTTTGGCCGCAAAGGAGCAAAAGGAAAGACAAGTGGCTGGGTTGATTGTAATGCCCCAGATGGAAAAGGTGGTTACAAGTCTTGTGGGCGTGAATCGGGCGAGAAAAGAAAGAAATATCCCGCATGTAGACCAACTCCGGGAGCTTGCAAGGAACGAGGCAAAGGAAAGAGTTGGGGCAAGAAAGCAAAAAAACGAGGCAAAAAGAAATGAAATTAACAACCGAACAATTAAGAAAGATTATTAAAGAAGAACTCGAAGGCGTTCTTTCAGAAAAGGATGATCGTTGTACACGCATCGCAAAAAGAAAGTATGATGTTTGGCCATCTGCTTATGCTTCTGGTGCTGTTGTAAGGTGTCGCCAAGGTAAAATTTGGAAAGATGTAAAAGAAGAAGACGCAAAATTATATGAGGACGAGTTGATAAATGAAGAAGAACTATCTGACGAAGAAAAAGCACAGCTTCGCAAGATTTTAAAAGATGAAGGTGGAGCCGCTGGAATGAAGAACTTCAAAGACAAGATCGACAAACCAGAAAATGATATAAAGAAAGCTGCTGAAGATGACGAGCAAATTGAAAAACATCGTCATGGCGATTATATTCTAAAAGAAGAAGAACTCGAAGAAGCAGAATATAGAGGTCGCAAAGTTCCTCTTAACAAACCAATGCGTGGAGATGTTAAGAAATTTAAAGTCTATGTTAAAGATCCCAAGACCGGAAATATTAAGAAAGTTAATTTTGGACACGGTGGGACAAGTGCCAAGAAGAAGGGTGAAAAAACCATGAAGATTCGTAAGAACAATCCAAAAGCTCGTAAGAATTTTAGAGCAAGGCACAACTGCGATAATCCCGGCCCAAAAACAAAAGCAAGATATTGGTCTTGCCGGAAGTGGTAAGATGATAAGAGTAAGAATAAAGAGAGCCGTTAAGAGACTTATTAAATATGGATGCCCTGCTGCAACACAAGATCTAAAACTTAATACTAAGAATCGAGATGCTGCTATCAAAGCAGAACACATCCAGTATGGCCCGCTTAATGTAGATGAGCCGGGTGATTATTGGAAAGACACAGCAGAATATTGGAACACCACAGAAGAAGCAGCAAAGAAGTCTCTCTGCTCTAACTGTATCGCTTTTGATATATCTCCACGAATGGATGAATGTATGCCCGGTGTAACATCAGATAAAGATGGCCGTCTCGGCTACTGTTGGATGCATCACTTTAAATGTCATTCGGCTAGAGCTTGTCGCACTTGGGCTAAGGGTGGACCGATTGATGAAGACAAGGTTTCATATGAATGGCAAGAAAGGGCTGGTATTAAAGAAGGTGTATGACCGGATTTAATTTAACCAGTTTGGTTATTTTACTTGACAAACATAAATTGCCGTGATATGTTATAAAGACATTGGAGGTAACATGACTGTTAATTTGGGCTACGCTTGTATCAACGAAACACTAAAGAAACAAAAGATCTCTTGCAATCGTGGGATGATCAAACGCACCTTTCAAGCCAAGGGCATCGCTTATGCTAGCGAACTTGCTCTAGCAAATGTTACCGATCTCAAGAAGATCATCGAGTGGAACAATGCTAACGGCATCTCTGTCTATCGCATGACTTCATGTTTGTTCCCATGGTTCTCAGAATATGATATCTTTGACATGCCTGACATTGATGCTATTGCTGACATCATGGCAGAAGCTGGCAAGATTGCTATGGATGCTGGTCAGCGATTATCCTTCCACCCCGGCCCCTTCAATTGCCTTGGTTCTCACAATGAGTCAGTTGTTCTCAAGACCATCGCAGAGCTTGATGCTCATGCTGTTCAGATGGATCTTATGGGTTTACCAGTATCACCACAGGCCAAGATCAATATTCACATTGGTGGTGCTTATGGTGAACATGACAAGGCTCTCGCTCGCTTCTGTGATAACTTCAAGCGACTTGCGCCAACCACACAGGCTCGCCTAACTGTAGAGAATGATGACAGAGAGTCGTTGTTTTCAACCAAGATGTTGTATGATGGTGTTAGTAAACAGATCAATATACCTATTGTCTTTGATTCGCACCATCATGATCTCGGCCCACAGGATCTTGACTACCATGACGCTTTCCATCTTGCCAGAGAGACGTGGGCTGCTCGCGGAGTCAAACAGCAAGCCCATCATTCCAATTCACGCAAGCACTACGAAGACCCCACTTGCAAAGCACAAGCACACTCAGACTGGTACTACACAGCCTTTGAAGCCTACGGTAAAGATGTTGATGTTGTGCTTGAGTGTAAGAAGAAAGAAATAGCTCTGCTGAAGTATAGAAAAGATTTTACAAACTTGCACTTGACAGCAGCTTAATAACAAGATATAATATAACTGGTTGTATTCGGAGGGAATATGGATTTGAAATTTGTTGGGCTTCATGCCCATTCGGGCGTTGGTTCGCCCTTTGATGGCTTCGGCTATCCACAAGAACACATGGACTTTGCTTATGAAAATGGCTGCGAAGCTCTTGCGTTAACTGATCATGGTAATATGAATGGCTTTGCATATCAAGTTCTTCATGCAAAGAAGATGAAGAAAGATGGTAAAGACTTTAAACCCATCTTTGGCGTTGAGGCATACTTTATTCCCGACATCGATACATGGAAAGAAGAATATGAACAATATAAGGTAGATAAAAAGAAAGCCAAGCAGCTTGACAATGATCAGTCAGGCACTACAATTGAAAATGAAGGTGAGACCAAATCAAAGGGAACATCTAATATTAATAGATCAAGGCATTTAGTTTTACTTGCAAAGAGTCAAAAAGGTTTGAATAACATATTTAAGTTGATCTCGGAGAGTTATAGTGAAAAGTACTTCTACAGAAAACCAAGAATCGATTTTAACCTATTGGAAAAATATGGTGAAGGAGTTATTGCTTCTTCTGCTTGTCTTGGTGGTGTATATGCTGGGTGCTATTGGGAACACCGTGAGAGCGGTAAAGAGGCTGTATTACAGGCTATGCGAGAAGTTACCAAGAAAATGGTATCTATTTTTGGTGAGCATTGGTATGGCGAACTGCAATGGAACAACGTCCCAGAACAACACGAACTGAATCAATATGTTATAGAAATGCACAAGGAGTTTGATATTGGCTTGATATCAACAGCCGACTCACATTACCCAAACAAAGACGCATGGAAAGATCGTGAACTTTATAAGCGACTTGGTTGGTTAGGAAAGGGTAAACCAGAGTGGCTTGATATGAGTCTCCCCACAACCGTTGAAGAGATTGGATATGAGTTATATCCTAAAAACGGATCTCAAATGTGGGATGCATATAGAGCTTACTCTGATATGTGCGGAGTTGAATACGATGATGAACTTGTTAAAAAATCAATTGAAGAAACACACAATATCGCTTTTAATGTTATTGAGAGATTTACTCCTGATAACACTGTTCGCTTGCCCGATTTTGTGGTTCCTTCTGGTATATCTGCCGACGATTATTTAAAAAAGATTTCTTTTGACGGTCTGGTTAATCAATTGGGAAGGACGAAGTTCGCTCTAAAGCAAGAATACCAGAAAAGACTTGAACATGAATTGAAGGTTATTGCTGATCGTGGGTTCTCGAAGTATTTCTTGACGATGAAAGCTATTGCGGATAAAACAAATGAAATACAACTTTCTGGACCCGGTAGAGGAAGTGCTGCTGGTAGTCTTGTTGCTTATAGCCTTGGTATCACTCAGGTTGATCCTATTCGCTATGGATTGCTATTCTCTCGTTTCCTCAGATCAGACGCGGAAGATTACCCTGATATTGATTACGATGTGTCTAACCCTATGGCTCTGAAGGAAACTCTTATTGAACAGTGGGGTGATGATGTTGTCGTTCCTATATCAAACTGGAACACATTGCAGCTTCGATCATTGATCAAGGACATATCAAAGTTCTATGACATACCTTTTATTGAAGTCAACAACGTAACAAACAAGATGCTTTCTGAAGCTACACCACTAGCCAAGAAGAAGCATGGCATAAAGGCTGGTGTCTATACGCCAACTTTTGAAGAGGTTATGGAGTTCTCAGAGACGTTACAAAAATTCTTATTGAAGTATCCCGCTGTTAAAGAACGTGTTGAGGCACTTCATGGTGAATATCGATCTTGTTCACGCCATGCTGGTGGTGTTGTTATTGGTGAGGGTTTAGATAAATACATGCCCTTAATAGCTTCCAAGGGTGTTAGACAAACACCTTGGTCTGAAGGTCAGAATGTTCGACAGCTTGAGCCTATGGGTTTCATCAAGTTTGATATTCTTGGCTTATCCACACTCAGGATGATAGAAGATTGTATCACTAAAATACTTCAGCGACATCATGGAATCGAGAATCCTACATTTGAAGAGATCAAGCAATACTATGATGCGAACTTGCACCCAGATGTCTTAGACATGAAAGATCAAGATGTATATGAAAACATATTTCACAAGGGTAAATGGATTGGCATATTTCAGTTTACAGAGATAGGCGCACAGCGTTTTGCCTTACAAGCACAGCCTCGTTCAATAATTGATTTATCTGCCATCACTTCTATTTATCGACCCGGCCCTCTTTCTGCTGGTGTTGATAAGGATTATGTTGAGGCAAAAGAATCGCCCAATAGTGTTAAATATTTAAATGATACGGTTCGCGATATCACCAAAGAGACACATGGGTTCCTAATCTTTCAAGAACAGATTGCACTGTTGGCTCACAAACTGGGTAAAAACCTGAGCTTGGATGAAGGAAACTTACTTAGAAAAGTACTTACTAAAAAGGGAACTGGTAAAGGAAGTGAAACAAAAAAGAAAATCTATGATAAATTCGTTGAAGGATGTCTGGAAAGACGCATGGCAAAAGAATCCGCAGACCGTCTCTGGAGAACTTTTGAGTATTTTTCTGGGTATGGCTTCAATAAGTCTCATGCTATTTCTTACAGTATTATTTCTTATCAGTGTGCTTGGCTCTGTCACTATTATACTACAGAATGGGTTGCTGCCTTTTTAGATAAAGAACCAGAGTCTCGCAAAGAGAAAGCTATCAATCTTGCGAAGCAGCACGGGTATAACATCAAGCCTTTGAATATAAACTATTCCGAGATGACATGGAAGATATTGGACGATCAAACTTTGGTCGCTCCACTTACAACCATCAAAGGACTTGGTGAGAAAGCAATAGATCAGATATTATTGAATAGACCATTCAACTCTATCGAAGACCTTTTGTTCAATGAGAATGTTGTATACAGTAAGTTAAACAAAAAAGCTTTGGATGTTCTCTGTAGGTCTGGAGCTATTGATGACTTGATTGATGATAGGTTTACTGGGTCTAAACACTTCTGGTATGCAACGTGCGTAGATCGCCCAAGAACAGTCAAAAAACTTGCTGAACACATTGTCACCTACCATAGCGAAGGCTCGTTTACTGAAGAGGAAAAAATAGAGTTTCTGGCCGATCTAACGGGTATCTTTCCAATATCCATGGTTGTCACTGAAGAGGTGCAGAGAAGGCTCGATGAGTTATATGTACCAGCCATTTCCGAATACGATAAGGATCTAATGGTTTGTTGGTGCATCCCTCGATCTGTCACTATTAAGAAGACAAAGAATAATAAAACATTTTATGTTGTTGACGTTATCGATTCCAACTCTGTTTCTACTCGCATCAGATGCTGGGCTGTTAAGCCTGAGAAGGATCACATTCACATCAACAGACCATACATGATTAAGCCAAGCTACAATCAACAATGGGGCTTTTCAACCAGAGGTTCTATTAATAATTCTTGGTGTTTGTTGGGCTAATCACTTGACAAGTATTCACAATATGTTATATTACTAATGGAGAGAGAAATGATTATTAATATTAAAAAAACAAACCCCAATGCTATAATACCAAAGTATGCTAAACAAGGCGATGCTTGTATGGATCTCGTTGCTGTCGAGAAGTTCCCAGATGACTTTGGCAACACTTGCTATAACACAGGCTTGGCTCTTGAAATACCATCTGGGTATGTAGGTCTAGTCTATCCAAGAAGCTCAGTGTCAAAAACTGACATGAGCCTTAGAAACTGCGTAGGCGTCATCGACTCAGGATATCGAGGGCCTATCGTCCTCAAGTTCAGAGAATATGATAACTCACTGTTTAACTACAAGATTGGAGATCGCATTGCACAGTTGATGATCATGCCATATCCACAAGTTGAGTTTAATGAAGTAGAAGAGCTTTCCAGCACAGATCGAGGCGATGGGGGCTTTGGGAGTACCGGATCATGAATCGAGCACAACGGAGAGCAAGAGAGCGAGCTTTAAAGAAAGCAGGTAAGAAAGGTTCCGATATGGAACAAAAGCTCGGCTTGTTTGAGAAAATCCCAGAAAACTGTTTGACATGCAACAAGCCGTTTGACAAGAAGGACAAAGAAATGGTAATGAGTTGGAATGTAGTAGTGAGAGAGAAGAAAGGAATAGTTAGGCTTTACTGCCCAACCTGTTGGGACAAGGCCATTGAGTTTACAAAACAAAACCTTGATACGGAGAAAGACAATGATTAATATGGCTTTTTTACTTTTTGCATGTGTTGCAAACAAAAACATTAACTATAAAGATACAACGGCTGTTACATTGCCACATGGCGAGCAATGGACTTGTAAGGACTTTTCTTGGACAAGTACGACATCAGAGCCAACATCAATTGTAAGAATCAAAACAAATGATTGTAACTCAGATGCAGTAACTGCGGTTGTTAACAAGCACGATGGCTCTCATACACACTACACTCTTAATCATGATAAAGGTTGCGAGTGGAATATAATGATAATGCTAGAGCAAACTGTATGCAGACAAATAAATAATGTCAAAATATTACAACAAGCGAGATAACAATGAAAAAATTATTATTACTTTTTCTCGTTGGTTGCGGAGAAAACATAAGTGAAACAATATTGCCAAAAGAATTTTATGAATGGCAATGCTTAGAGAGAACCGAAGAGGATCCGATAGATAGAGTATATGTGTTTACGAATACATGTGATGACATCACTTGGATTACAGGCGAGGTTCATTTTTATGATGGAGAGATATTAGCTCAAAGATTAAGAAAGGATACTCTAAGTATCGAATGTGAATGGACAGCCGAATATCCTTTAATTAATGATTACTCTTGCGAAGATGTCGAGGGTGTCATTGTAAAAGCATGGACAAAATAATGAAAGTAAAAGAAACAATAACATTTGATGACCTTCTAATGGTCCCACAATATTCAGAGATAATAAGTCGAAAATCAATTGACTTAACTTCTAATCTGGATAACAAAAGACAGTTTGAACTGCCAATCATATCTTCTCCAATGGACACCGTGACCGGAGCAACAATGGCTAGAACTATGAGTGAAGCTGGTGGGCTGGGCGTTATTCATAGATATGATTCAATAGATGATCAGTGCGATAGAGTAAGGAGAGCAAATGCAGAAACAGCAGCCGCTATCGGTGTTACAGGAGATTACCTTGAGAGAGCCACCGCCCTCATCGAATCAGGCTGTAACATATTATGTGTTGATGTTGCTCACGGGCATCATGCTCTCATGCGACATGCTCTAAAAACTCTAAGGAATACAATAGGTTACGGTGTTCATATCATGGCTGGAAATGTTGCTACCTTAGAGGGATTTAATGATCTGTCTGATTGGGGTGCTGACTCTGTTCGTGTTGGCATTGGTGGTGGCTCGATATGTTCAACTAGAATACAGACAGGGCATGGTGTCCCAACTCTGCAATCGGTTATAGACTGCTCTCGTTCCGACAGGCCAGCCGCACTAATCGCTGATGGTGGTATAAAAACACCCGGTGATATTGTAAAGGCTCTTGCTTCCGGTGCTGACTTTGTTATGCTTGGCTCCATGCTTGCTGGAACAGCAGAGTCACCGGGACAAGTGTTTTATGGAGAGAACGGACAATATAAATCATATCGAGGCATGGCTTCCGTAGAAGCTCAGATTGATTGGAGAGGTCATACTTCATCTGTTGAAGGTGTCTCACACACCATACCATATAAAGGTAGCGTTGTTGATATACTGAAGGGACTAGAGGGCAGCATTAGAAGTGGCCTATCCTATACTGGTGCACTAAACTTAACAGAACTCAGGACCAAAGCAAACTTCATCAAACAAACTTTAGCTGGACAGACAGAAAGCAGCACCCATATAAAAATGAGATACTAATTAAAACGTATGGATAAGAGTAATAAAGAAAAGAAAATTGTCTTTTCAGATACCCACATTCGCCATGCCCAACTTAAAGTTAGGCTTGACTATGATGGTTTATCTCAGGCTGAGTTCTTTAGAAGTATTGTAACGGGATACTTAAACAAAGACAAGGACTTGATAGGTTACATACAAAGCTATAAGTCTGATAAAGGGATGCAAAGCAAAAGAAATATCAAATACGCTGTTGAAGATGATAACAAATCTGATGAATTGTTGGCGAAGTTTGGAATTAAAAGTGAGGAGCTAGAGGATATTTTTGATATGATTGCTGAAGAACATCCTGATTTATAATTTTTAGACTTTTTTAGATTTCAGTTCTATTTACTATGAAAACATTTTCAAGGAGATTTTTTAAATGAGTAAGAAACTTTTAAAAGAGGCACAAGTACGTCGATTCATGGGCCTTGCTGGGATGCAAGCTAATATTGTTAGCAATGCTATCAATGAGATGTATGGCGAGAAAGAAGAAGGCCATGGTGACGAAAAGCACAAAGAAGAGGTTGAAGAGTCTCTTGAAGCTGTAACAGAAGAAGAAACTGTAACAGAAGAAGAAGATATGGATGAATATGGTGCAATGCCCGAAGAAGAAGAAGGCGAGGCAATGGATCCAGTAGAAGATGAAGGTGGAAGTGCTGATGCTGAAATCTCCCCAGAAGCTGTTCAAAATTTAAGAGACGCTTTTGAGCAAGTTGTTGCCCCTCTTGAAGCTGCTGTTGGCGGTGCTGGTGAAGAAGCCCCAGAACCAGAAATGGATATGGATGCTGACTTGGGTGAGCCCGCTGCTGATGAAGAAGAACCTGCTGCCGATGAAGAAGGTGAAGAGGACGTTTTTGAAGGTGTAGAGTTGCAACTCTCCGAAGAAGAAATCGTTCAAGAAGTTTCACGTCGAGTTGCCAAAAGAATTCTTGAAGCCAAGCAAGCACATAAAAAAATGAACAAAGCCCTTGGCAAATAAATTGACAAAAGCTTAGACATAAGTTATATTTAAGACGAGGCACTGCTTCGTCTTTTTTATTGGAGGTTAAATGGAACAATACATTATATATCTTACCATCTTTATGTTAGGGGCAGCATCAAATGTTATTTGGAATTATCTTTATGCTAGTGGCTCTTCCATACAAATGGTCAAGACAGCAATGACAGATGGTCTTATTGTATTGGCAAAAAACATCCAAACGATTCATGAAACTCATCATCTAAAAGTTCTGGCTTTAGAGATTGCTGGAAAGGATGAGAAGTATATTCAATTTCAAAAAACCCTTAACGACACAGATGTCCACTCAATGAAAAACACAGTCATAAGGAATTATATAAATGCGATTCCACCCAAATACAATCATCTTGTTTCATTTCATAACTGGGACACTGCTATGATTTATTTAAACAACGAACTTAACAAGTTAAAGGAGCAGTAATATGCGTTTTACAAAAATTAATAAAGAACAAGAGAAAGATGAAAAAGCAGAGTCTGATACTTCAGCATTGGCTGAACTGTTAGGCCCTCCACCAAAAGACATCAGAACAATGGGCCTGTTTGGAGACGTTGACGAAGAAAAGGCTGGCGATGTTTTAATGGGCTTATTGTTACTAACTGATCTGAGCGGCAAGGAAGCACCTTATGATCCAATAACATTATATATCTCTACTTATGGCGGTTCGGCTGATGAAATGTTTGGTATCTATGATATGATGACAAAGGTAAAGACCCAGTGTGAAGTTCACACCATCGGGATAGGTAAGGTCATGTCTGCTGGAACACTTGTTTTGGCATCTGGAACAAAAGGTAAACGCAAGATTGGCAAAAACTGTAGAGTAATGATTCACTCTGTAAACGCAGGTCAACATGGCGACCTTCATAATATAGAAAATGAGGTCAAAGCTGTAAAACAAATGCAAGACCTTTATATCAATGCGATGTGTAACGAGACTCATATGACTAAGAGACAGATTCAAAAACTTATTGATAGAAAAATAAATGTATATCTTAGCGCAGAAGAAGCCATTGAATATGGTATTGCAGACGAGATATTTTAGTCATGGATAAGATTTTTTACAATGAAGCCTCGTCTGCAAAAATGGGATGGGAGCCTGATTGGTTTGGTGCTGATGATTTTGATGAAGAGTTGATTGAAAAGATCACTGCATTTCAAAAGGAACATGGCTTGACAGCAGATGGTCTTTGCGGCCCATCAACTCATAGGCGCATTTGGACCGATAGGGAATCCAAGCTTGGAACTTATAAGCAACTTCCAAATCGAGAAGCTCCAAGGATTAATAATATTATTTATAATAATGATTATTATGAAATCGAATGGCCTAAAGTATTATTACATTTTAATCATGGCGGGATGCACCATTCCAAAGGGTTCAAGAAAGTATACGAAAAGCGAAAGCCAAACATGTTCGTCTGCCATTGGGACGTTTGTTTGAACTCAGAGTCGTGCTTCCGAGTGTTGGAGCGCAGAGGATGCAGTATACACTTCACTATAGATAATGACGGGACTGTGAGGCAGCATCTGGATTTGAACCATATAGCTGTTCACGCTGGTTCGACTGCTAACAAGACCTCTGTTGGGGTTGAGATAGCCAATGCATATTACCCCCGTTATAACAAGTGGTACAAGGATAATAACTTTGGAGAGAGGCCACTTGTTAAAGGAGCGAAGGTTCATGGCAGTTCAATGAAGCCATTCATGGACTTTTACCCTGTTCAGATCGAAGCATTGAAAGCTCTCATGAAAGCTTGCCACAAGGCACTTGATATTCCTTTAAAATGTCCAGTTGACAAGAAAGGTAATACAAGTTATGTTGTTAATAGAGCGGCATCAAAAGGAACCTTTAAGGGTTTTGTGTCGCACTATCATATTACTCGACGCAAGATAGATTGCGCCAATTTAGATTTAAAAAATTTGTTAGAGGAAATAGAATGAAAAACATTAAGAGAGCGATAATTACTTCAAGAAGGCGATCTGAATGGTATGCCGCCCATCCCACAGTAACCAAAGAGGAATCCAAAGATGAACAAGTTAAAACAACTCGATGAGCTTATATTGGAGGTTATGCAAGAAAAGAACCTCATTGAACGTGATTCAAAGAAAGGTGGAGTCGCTGGCGTTAAAAAACAAAAAGCTGGTGCAAAACATCTGGGTATAAATCTTGCCGAGATTCTTTCTATCATATCGCTTGGCACAGAAACTGGCAAAGATCAGAGATCATCAGTAGCTGCTGCCAAACAATTGATAACCTCTGCTGGTTTTAAAAACGATTTCAGCAACTCCAGATCATTGGCTGAATCATTTCAGTTTTTTGATATTCAAAGTCAAAACTTTGCGAAAGCTCAGTGCTCAAGTCTTGGTGGATTGATGTCTAAATATGCTCTTGCAGGGGGCCTAATCTCTATATTTGAGCAGTTTAACGCCTCTGCTGGTGGGTTTGTTAATGAGAACTTCTTGAGCGTCATAATGGGCGGCTCTGCCGTTCCTGCTGGGTCTGCTGGTATTGAAGATATTAGGGTCGAGAGTGCTGGTCAAGGAACTGTGGGTATTTCTCTGAAGACTAAGAAGGGCGACGATGTTCAAGGTTCCATGACACAATTACTTGAAACTTTGGGCATCTCTTATTATATCAGACCAAGAATGGTGCCAGATAGAAGACAGGGTAAAGAAGGCCAGCAGTTGAAAGTGCTCCCAATCCCAGCTACCCCCGGAAAGTTTAAGAACCAAAGAAGGATTCAACAACTAAAACATACAAAACATACCGAAGAAGAGGGCATTGAATATTGGACAACCTCACCGATTGTAGATAAGCTTTTTTATATGTTCTTTAGTAAAGGTGAAGGCGGCGGTGGAAGATCATTAGCGATCACTGCTGTTGAGATAACCAAAGAAGATGTTATTGGAAACGCTGGCTCTGTTGAGTTCAATGGTGTTCCCCATTATAATTTGTCAGAGACTAAAAATATAATCGGTGGGAACTTAAAGCAACTTAAAAACAGCGTCAGAGATAAACACACTGTAACTTTCCAAACAGATTATTCTATTGAAGGTTACAATCAAACATTAAAAGAAAACGCAGGTGAGGTATTTGAATCTCTCATGGCTCTTGATGGATGGTTTGGAAACCTAAAAGAGAAGTTAATAAAATATGTCTCAGACCTTGAGCAAGAATCTTTTAATGATATGCAAAATCACCTGTCACAAGGTGCAGTCTTTGCTTTTAAAGCATTCGACGTAAAGTCTTGTAAATAAAGTACTTGACAAATCATATTAATGTGGTTATAATATAGAAGTCTAATATTTTTGGAGGATTAATGACTAAGCATTATGACAATGGCCAAACACTTGGGGCCAAGATCCTTAAAGGGATCAATGTTTTAGCAGATAACGTAGGCAGCACACTTGGACCAAAAGGTCGTAATGTTATTCTGTATGATAAAAAACAAAATGTACCTGTGATAACAAAAGACGGTGTAACAGTTGCCAAGTTTATAACCTTGGAAGATCCGTTTGAGAATGTCGGTGCTCAAGTTGTCAAGCAAGCAGCAGAGCAATCTGCCAACAACGCTGGTGATGGGACAACGACTGCTACCGTACTGGCGAGGGGTATACTAACCAGAGCACAAAAATATATTGTTGCTGGCTCATCTCCGGTTGAAATCAAAAGAGGAATGGATAAGGCAACTGAAGCTATCGTGCATAGTTTAAAAGATGCCTCCAGACCAATACAAAGCGAAGAGGATATCAAACACATTGCTACAATCTCTGCAAACAACGATGATACTATTGGAACATTGATAGCTAGAGCGGTTGATTGTGCGGGTAAAGATGGATCTGTCCTCGTTGAAGAAGCACACAGTGCCAAAACTTCTCTTGATCTTATAGAAGGCTTTCGTTTTGACTCAGGCTATCTTGCAACCTCATTTATCAATGATGAACGGAGTGGTACAGTTTTGTATGATGAGCCGTTGATATTGGTTACTGATGAAAAGATAGAGAGAGTTGAGCAAATATTACCTGCGCTTGAGCTTGCCGCAAGAGAGAACAGACCAACTGTTTTTGTCGCCAATGATGTAGTAGATCAGGCTCTCGCAGCCTTGATCATGAACACTGCAAGGGGCAGCATGAAAGTGTGCGCTGTAAAAGGCCCAAGATATGGAGAAGAGCGTAGAGGAATTATGAAAGATTTGTGTTCATCTATCGGTGCGACCTTTATTACAAGAGAGGATGGTTTGCAATTAAAAGATGTGAAACTGGCTCACTTTGGAAAGGCTAAAAAAATATCTATCTCTAAAAACAATACCGCTGTCATAGGTGGTAAAGGGAGTCAAGATGAAATCGACAAAAAGATTGAAGCACTTAAAGCAGAGATTAAACAAACGGATTCGCTCAAGGAATGTGAAAGGCTCCAAGAGCGCATCACTCGCCTTGCTTCTGGCGTTGCTGTTATTCGTGTCGGTGCCGCGACCGAAGTCGAAATGATTGAAAAGAAACACAGAATCGATGATGCTTTGGAAGCAGTGAGGTCAGCACAAGAAGAGGGTGTTGTGCCGGGTGGTGGGTCTACGTTGATTCACCTCGCCAAAAATTTGTCAGTAGAGACAAACAATGAGGACCAAGCGGTTGGTGTAAATATTATTATTGAAGCCGTTCAAGAGCCTTTGAGGCAGATGGCAACAAACGCTGGGCTGTCACCAGACCTTATTGTAAATGAAGTTTTTTCTGCAAATGATGGTATGGGTTATGATTTCATGGATAACACTATAAAAGAACTTGCAAACTGTGGAATCATTGATCCCGCCAAAGTGACTCGCTGCGCTCTAGAGAATGCTGTGTCTGTTGCATCTACTTTATTGACCACAAATTACGCGGTTGTCTCATAGAGGCACTATTTATGAAGTGGAGGGTCATAACATGACAGATGTTACACACTTAACTCAAGCCATTATGGAATTGAAAGCTCAGATTGAACGCATGTCCGAGCGGCAAGATGAAATGCTCGATGATGTTAAGCAGATCAAAGAAGCAGTTTACAATCCAGACTCTGGTATTTATGCAAGACTCAGAAGCTTAGAGCAATGGAAAGAATCTCAAGTAAAGATTCAGTGGTACATGACAACCACTATAATAGGCTTAGTTATAGCCACAATATATAAAGCACTTTTCTCAGTTTAATGGAGGCGAAATGAGAGTAAGATTACAATATTCTTCAGACTTAGAAGAAACACCATCGGTGATGTCAAAGATTTTACGAACACAGGCAGATAATTTAAAAAAAGCTGCTTTATTGTTAGATAAGTCACTTGATTTAATTGATATAGATAACAAATACATAGAATCATCATTATCGCTTATTGATGATGTTAGAAAACAAATGAACGACATTGATTTAATGCTAAATGATTGTGGTGGCATTTTGCAAGGATATGTGTCCGTCAAAAAGCAACCGGAAATAACACAACCACCAGCACAACAACCTGCGACAGTTCCACAATCAACAAGGGGCAGTTGGAATCCCGAAACAAAGACATACAATCCACCAAAAACGGATGAAACGGAGAGTGAATAGTGTTTTGTTCCGGCGACTTGGTTAGGATACCATCGAATGTGCAGGTTTGGAAAAAGGACTCATTAAGAATTATTAATGATTATATGTTTACAAACATGCCAAAAATGGCTATATTTATAAAATACTCAAATGATGGATCTTGTGTTGTGAATACAGATGGAGAAGAATGGTCTGTTGAAGTAAATCAAATAAGAATGGTGGATTATAAAGATGATAAAGTTAGTTCAAATAAAGAAAAACAGTTACGGCCAATATAGCTTGGCTCAAGTATATGTGAACCCAAGTCACATTATTTTTATGACAGAAAATTCTGATTTAAAAGGTTTACTTAAAGAGGGCAAGATTAATCTTAAACTTGAAAAAAGCCTAACCTTTACAAAAATAAAGATAAATGAGAATGATCATACGGTAGAGATAAATGTGGTAGGTTCACCAGAAAACATTGAAAGTAAGATGTTTAACAATAGTAAAAGACGCATATTAAGAGGATAGAATGGAATATTATCAAATATTAGGAAGGGAGACATGTCCCTTTTGCTGCAAAGCATGTGAAGCTTTAAAAGAAAAAAATATAAATTTTATGTTTTGTGAAATGGAACATTCACCAGATTTGATTCAGCTTTACAAAGACAAATATAATATGAAAACCGTACCCATTGTTTTAAAGATACAAACTGGTTACGAACCAGAACTGATAGGTGGGTGCATGGACTTAATTGAACACTTGGAGGTGAAAAATGAGTGCAGTAGTGAAGGTTGACAAGCCATGGGGCCACGAGGTTCGTTGGGCGATAAATAATAAATATCTCGGCAAAATTTTGCACATCAATCCGTCTCAAAGACTATCGAGACAATATCATGAGGTAAAAGATGAGACTATTTATGTGCTTTCTGGTATTCTAATATTGGAACTTGGACAAGACGAGAATAAAAACAATAAAGCATCAAGGATAAAAGTTATGGAAACTGGTGAGTCTTACAGAATAAAGCCGGGAACAATACATAGATTTTGTGCTCCATCGGATTGTCATGTTCGCTTGATAGAGGTTTCTACACCAGAGATCGATGATGTTGTTCGATTACAAGATGATTATGGAAGAGACAACTAATTAATACATGAAATTAATAATGGAAAATTGGAGGTCTTTCTTAACAGAAGACAATGTTGGGCCACCCTCTCCCGTTGACCTTGACTTTCTTGATCTACTTGATCAAGAAGAGATAAACGAGATACCCAAAGCACTTAAAAGAGCTGCTTTGGGTCTTGGTTTAGCTGCTGGCGGTGCAGGTCTTGGTGCTCTTGGCAGTGCTGCCATAGATGGCGGTGCTTCAAAGCAGCAGACAACTCAACAGGTGGATGCCGAAGATAATCTAACCAGCAAACTTATTAAACGCAAGGGCACACCACAACAATACATGAAACAATTGATAAGAATCCAATCCGATTCAATCACAGATGCGCCTTCCAGTGGTAACTACAAATGGATTCCACCAGAGAACATAAAAGATAGTGATGTTTTGCCCTACATGAGTATGACGGTTAAGGATTATCGTGAGATACAGCGAGCCAAGAATATTAAAACGCTTCACAAGCATCTTTTTGGTACATCAGGAATGTGGGGAGGTTCTGACATGGAAACACTTGGAGGCTCACAGGTCTTACCGCCATCATGGTCGATAACATTCGATACCTATAGAGAGAAGGTTGAATACAAAATACAACAGATTGTTAAAGATATAGACATGCTTGGTGAAGCTGGAGTGGCAGAAAAGTTTGGAATGCCATATGAAAAAATCGAAAAAAATCTTCGATTATTACAAAATACAATAAGAACAAAATAATGCTTGACAAACGCTCTACAACTGATTATAATATATAAAAGTTGGAGGTAAACATGGAAAAAATTAAATATAGTGTCGCAAGAGTAGCGGCCCTATTGGCTATTGTCTTTACGGGAATGCTGATTCAACAGTCATGCAGCCATCAAAACACCATTGGCTCCGACCTTGATGATGAGTTTATAGAAAACTTATCTAATTACGAGTAAGGAGGGACTTCAAATGGAAAATTGTAAATGCTGTAAGTGCTGTCAATGCGACTGTGAAAACTGCTGCTAGTTTTAGGGGGCGTTATGGATTCGACAGGGTAGAACTCGGAGGACGAGTGCAGGTAGGTAAGATACAACCTTAAAAGTTCAAACTTAATAACTGCAAACAATAATTTGTTTTTTGAAGAAGTAGCCTTAGCTGCTTAATCAGGTGGTCGCTTCACACCATCTGTCCAAGTGAAGCAACACAACAGATCAGTTGTAAAAATCAAAAAACTTGGTGCAACAGGGTAGTAAGCACCATTTTAAAGCTGCCTATCTTTGTCGGTGTTGTGATAGAAAACCGACTAAGCCTGTGAACGACTCTAGTCTAAGCTACTGTGGACGGGGGTTCGACTCCCCCCGCCTCCACCATTTTAAGGAGAAGATATGGATATACTTAAAACAAAAAAAGTTAGTTTAATATTTGCAATCATAAATGGCGTTCTTACGTTGGATGCGCTTCTTAACGGAAGATGGCTCTGGGGTTCGTTTTGTTTATTTTGTTGCATTTGGTGTGCCAATAACTATAAAAACGCGGAGGAATAATGAAGTACGAATTGGATGAACTTGTTGTCAAAAGCAGACCAGATTGGTCAGCCGAAGATTTTGTTGTAGAAAAAATTAGTTGTGAAGAGTGGTATAAATATATTGAGGAGTATCCAAATTTATCTTGGGGAACACATATTAATAATCATGATGATGATGGTATAATCGTATGTCGATTTGTGTCAAAGGTTAAGTGCTTGCAATATTGCACCAGCCCCACTCTCATTGATGAAGGAGTTGGGTTATGAATCCGGGAGATAAAGTAAAAGTTAGAAGTACCAGAGATGATTCGTATCAGTTTATGACTGTGGTTGAGGTGCTTGAAGAAAGTGTTAAACTAAAACACCCGACGATTGGTGGTCATTTTATAATCACTAAGAACTTAGTCGAACCAGCTTAACATTTCTTTGTCACAGAAAAGACATAAAGCCCCGTAAGGGGCTTTTTTTTGTTTGTTTTGTCTGTTTATGATAAGCACCCATAGTTACTAATAGGGGGGTTGGCTTATGTCATATTATTTATTGTTGCTTTTTTCATGTTTAATCACTTTTGAGAGTGATGAGGCGAGGACGGCAGTTACATTTGAACAAGCAGAGACATCAAAAGCCTTCTCCAATCGAACCCCTTTACGATCCAGCGGCAAGATCGTTGTCGTGAAAGAAGATGTAGTGCTGGGTCACGGCTCTGGAAACTATTTTAAATCGGGAAAGCACAAATTCATTCTTACAGCAGCACACGTTGTCGCCCATAAATACCAATCCTATATCATCGATGGTGATGAGCTTGTAAGGCTACGCGCCATTCATTTAGATCCGGTTCGCGATTTAGCAATTCTTGTCCCAGAAAAAGAACTTTTATACATAGATGCTTTATCGTTTCGAGTTAATCGAAGCAATGATTTAATCGGAAAAACTACTTACTATGCGGGTTTTCCGCAAGATTTGGGCAAATCTCTTTTTAAAGGATTTATTTCCAAAGATTCTAAAAACCAAGTATTAATGCAAAGCTTTGCCCTTCCGGGGTCATCGGGGTCTGTCGTATTTGATTTTTGGGGAAGAGCAGTCGGAGTGCTTTCGGCTGTCTCTGTTGGCATCTCAAGTGTCAATCCGTTTCCTGAGTTGGTCGAAACCGCTGTTCACGTCCAAAAAATTCAAGATTACGACCATGACTTCATCAAGGAGTTATTCGTGAATGACAAAGGACCACTATAAAATTGGTACACTCATAAAAGATATGGGAAAGATAGGTATCATCTATAGAGCAATTGAAGCTGGAAAATTAGATACAAAATCTGCCTTTATCACATGGCGTTTTAACTATGAGATATATTACTTTGATGGAGGGGTCACCGTAATGGGACACGATACGCTTACAAGGCTTGTTGATATTGGCGATATCGAAATCGTAGAAGAGTCAGAAGAGTCAGAATATTTTATACTTGATGAAATAATAAACAATGAATAACAAAAAAAACATTGACACACAGAATAACTTGAGTTACATTATGTACAACCCTTGGAGTATAAAAATGAAAGTCGGAGATTTGATCAGCTTTGAAGACGACTTTTATAATTCTATGACCAAAGCTGGTATTGAAATAAGCAGAGTTGGAATAATTATAAAAGTAAGAGATATGTTTTACCGTGTTAGATCAGGAAAGGTTGAAGACCTTTGGGTCTCCCCACCAGATATTAAAAGAATAAACCTTGACAAAGTATGATTATGTGTTATAATATACATATCGAAGGAAATATAGGATGAAAAGAGGTAACTTAGTTTACTATGTTGACAATAAGAACAAACTTTACGTTGTTCTCAATGTTAAGAAATACTATCATGGTTTTCACGATCGTGTTAAGGTTTTGTGTCCCGCGAGGGGATTGCAATATGTTTTTGTAAAAGAGGACTTGGAGGTTCTAAATGGGAATGACTAATAAAAAAACTTTAAATGAAAAAATCGTTTGCTCCGATGGTTTTACAATGTCTGTCCAAGCTAATGAACATGCTTATTGTGAGCCACGATACACTAACGCTGATCGATACGATACTGTCGAAGTTGGCTATCCTTCTCAACGTGAGGAGTTTCTTATGGAATATGCTGAATCAAGCTACAACGACACCGACCCAACCGACACAGTTTATGCTTATGTTCCTGTCGCTTTGGTTTATGCTGTCATAGTTAAACATGGGGGTATGATTTCTGGCCGCTTGCCAAATGGTATACCATCCTGTCTACCGGAGTTTTTATAATGAAAGTTGGTGATTTAGTTTATGTTAATGATGAGGCCATTATTCCAAGCGGTTCTACCCTACACGGGTTCCCCGCACTGGTCATACAAGTTATAGATGATGAAGATGTTATAGTTATGGCTGGTGGTACAAAGCTGCTCGTTAGCCTTAAGGATTGCCGCATATACGGCAAGGAGGTGGCCAATGGCTAACTTATACTGGTCCGGCCCAAAAGCAAGCGAGAAGGACGCTAAAGAGGCTCTAATGAAAGAACTTGTGTCATGCACAGATCACGCTTTCGATGTAAAGTTTGGAGGTGATGGTGCTGGAAAGCACGTTGCAGTCTATGTTGAAGCACCACATGATCAGAGAGACCCATACCCTTGGAAGAAGAGACTGCCTCCTAAGTTCATGGGGTGGAGGGTGGTTATCATTTTTGTCCCACCGACCTATATAGGTGAGATCCTAAATTGGGTGAGAGGAGATTGATGTTATGTATGATAGAACATACCTTATGGTTAAAAAATTATATGTAGAGATACACAGATTAAAATATAATCACGCTGATGAACCAGAGATTTTTGATAAAACACTTGAGATTATTAATAACTTAGTACAGCTTGAAGCCATCTTAAAACAAAAAATAGAAGGATAATATCATGGCACAGAGAAAATTAAGAAACCCATTCAAGATTACAAAGACAATCGTAGAACGCTTTGAGAGCCTCGATAGGAGTGACATAGGCTGCTACGGTATCCTACTACCTCACTCCCCTACGGAGCCCATGGTGTACGAATCCAAGCCCGTAGCGGATAAAGCTTATGCTTATTTGAAAAAGGTTTGGAAACTTGATGATTAAGATTGGTGATGTTGTCGTTGATCTCTGCGATGCAGATAAAACACCCGGTGTTGTTTTAGAATCTTATTGTGGAAAGTGCCTTGTTTGGTACAGATCAGACTTCATTATCTGGACTTACTTCAAAGACTTAAAAGTTATTTATAAATGCACTTAGGAGAGAGTAAACTTTGATTTCAAACATCAAATTCATCTTTGAAAGCGATACCTATTTACTGTCACAATCGGAGATTGAAATGCCAACAAACAATAGAGAAATTAAAGTTGGTCACCTTTACACAGTTGGTCATAGATTGTGCTTAGTGATAAAAGTGGCTGAGAAAAACGCAGCACAAGTAAAAAGAGTCTTAGTTCAGTGGGTCGGAGAAGAAGAACATTATTGGGTCAGTTATGACCTGTTTGCAAGTATGATTAAAGATGAATAAACTATTTTACATTAACTTAAAAAAGGAGATAGACATGGAAGACTTTAACGCAATCGGAATAGCAGAGGGTTTTATTGAGGCTGAAAGTGAAGAGAAATATATTGAAGCATGGCAGCACTTAATTGATACTGGTCTCGCATGGCAACTTCAAGGTTGGTTTGGAAGGACTGCGATGAGCTTAATTGAGTCTGGGATATGTAATGCAAGTCGGTGACTTGGTAAAGGTTCCAAGCGGCATTGATTATGAAGAAGAGATGATTGGTGTTGTTGTTGCAATCAAGATATGGCAAGGCTTGAGAGAAGTTAAGGTTAGGTTGGTTGATGGCTCTATAAAGACGTACACTCCACTATTAGTTCAAAAAATAAAATAACCGGACAAAAAATGTCCTCGACAATAACAGAAAGTTGATTATATTATAAAGGTAACAAGGAGAAAATATGTCTTACAATGGAACCGTAACATGCTCACACTGCTATCATCGAGGACACAATATATCTGGATGCCCTGACCTCAAAAAAGCTCTTGAAGTCTATAAACAGAAGCTCGCGAAATATAAAAAAGAGAACCCTGATTGTCCTGATTATGAAATCGGAACCATCCCTTGGGCCATAAGAAGGAAGATGGATCTGACTTGGGAGCAGGTCAAAGCAGCAGAAGTTTTTCTCACAAAGGAACGTAAAAACAAGAACCGCCAATGCACTTACTGCTATGAGGGCGGCCACAATCGTCGCACCTGCAAGCATTTGAATAGACATCTTGATCTTCTGGTCAAAGCACAAGTCGCTTATAATGAAAAGATAGCCAAGTCTTTGACGGCTGCTGGTTATGGTGTTGGTGCTTTGGTCCAGCAGCGAGGTGAAAGATGGAACTCTAAGCAAGGCATTTATGTGGATTACAATGACATTGGTGTCGTTACAGGCTTCAATCTAAACTACTGCATCATTGAATTTCTTCGCTCGAAATATCAATACCAGCCAACGATTGCGGCTCATATTGGCGGTGAAAACTCGCGACTGATGCCTCACTTCAACGATGAGGTTAAGAAACGATTGGCCATCGGTAGGGGTTGGAGTAGCAGAGCAAGCCATATCATACTCACCCGCTCTCATACCCCCGTACCCCCGCACCCACTTGTGGACAAACAGCTTAGGAAATCTCTTAAAAAAGATTTGAAAGAGTTTGATTTTACAAGTGTTAAGGCATGGTTCCATCGTCTTGAAGGTATTGTCGAGGTTCCAAATGAAGATCGGTAATCTTGTTAAATATAATGAACCTCGCATCCCTGCGTATCATGGCTCGATTGGTATTGTTATAGCCTTTCATGATCGTTATCATGAGCTTCATGTTCGTGAAAGCGTATTGGTGGAACTTACGGACGGTAGACAGTTTATAGACCATTCAGTCTGTTTTGAAATACTAAGCGCGATGGAGGAATCATGATCGCAAGTGTCGGTGATTTAGTTATGACTCGTTATGATAGAAGATGGGCTGTCGTGACCAAAACTTGGTGGATTGGCCCGCCATATAAAGAACAAGCTATTCAATTTGTATATGCTGATGGCACAGTAGGAACACAACCCATGAATCACGTTGTTGATTTAGTAAAGGGAGATGGCAAATGGAAGTAAAAAAGGGAGATTTAGTAACACTGAGAGATTTAAATCGGGCTAACAAAAAACATGTGGGTGTTGTCTTAGACGTTAAAAAAGAACTTTGTCATGTGTTTTGGTCGGATTGTCAAAACAAATTTTGGTATAAAAAGAGAAAAACGGTCAAAATTTGACCTCGACAAATGAATAGGGAGTAATTATATTAATGGTATATTCAAGAGGTAAAAAATGGAACAGGACATCACTTATGAACAACTCAAAGACGCTGCTGCAAGAGCGGATCGAGCAGGGGATAGTTATGCTGGTAGAATTCTTCTTAGCATGTCCGATAAGCTTATGAAATGGGGTAAACTTACGCTTCGCCAGACTGACTTTGCTCGTAGCTTGATCGAAAGACACAGCCCAGAAGCTACCGAAGCAAAGAGAAAATGGGCTGACCGTGTTAAAGGTGATGAAGAACTTCAAGAAAGAATTGGAGTCATCGCCAACTATTACGCAAACACTCAATACTTCTCGGCCACTTCAAGGGACTATTTAAGCTGGCTGAAAGAAAGAGAAGATAAGTGGTTGCCCTCCGAACATTCAACTATGAAAATGATTGATAACAAGTTTTCAAACAAGATTTGGGAAAGTCACAAAGGTGAAGAAATCTGGAAAACTGGCCAACTTGTACAAGTTCGACAAAATGCTGCCATTCAATATCACCACATAACTCCTGACTTTTTAAAGCACCGAAGCGAGTATCGTGATTGGGTCTGGATGATAGTGGAGCCCAACTCGCGACCCATCGACCGCTCTGTTGGATACGATGAAAAGAAGGGCGGTGCTCGCTATTATCGCCTGCTCAAACTTGGCGGCACTCAACAAATAGATGTTATCGAGTGCGAACTAAAACGAGTTCCCAAAAGACTCCTTAAATAAATAATAAACGGACAAAAAATGTCCGTGACAGTTTGTAAGAACTGGTTATATTATATACATGAAAAGGAGAGATAAATGAAAGTCGGTGATTTAGTAGAAACCAGAAAAGGCAACCTTTGTATGATCACAGGTATCGACAGAAGGTTATTTTGTGTCAATGTTGTTTTTATTAAGACTGGTGTTGTTAGAACTGGTCTGCACATGGGTGCAATACTGAAGGTGGTAAAATGAAAATAGAGCGTAATTTGAGAAACATGGAGCACTATGGGTATTCCGTTGAATGGCTATACGGCCACAGGGTCAGGAAAGGAAGTTTGGTCAAGCAGGTCAAAACATCGACGAACGCCCCAGTTGGAAAGATTTTTGTGGTAACCAGTATCAGCAAATATGGCCATTGTAAGTTGATCGGCATGTCAGGCGAAAAGAAAGGCTTGACTATCGAATGGTTGGAGGTATTATGCAAGTAGGTGATTTAGTAAAATGTCCCACCTTTGACCTCTACACTAACACTGCTGATTTGGGTGTGGTTGTCTCAATCAACAACCGAGCCGTTGGTGCTACCGTTGTGGTCGTTTTGGCTCACAACAATGAAAAGTGCTATTTTCAATGGCAGCACTTGGAGGTGATAAATGAAGGTCGGTGATTTAGTAAAGTTTAGAGGTTCAATCGGTGTTATCGTCGAGATTCATGGTTCTTATCCTCATGGGACAGCGGAAGTCCAATGGATCGAAGGTGATCGAGATGTCGTGTCAAGAAATGTTTTAAAGGTGATAGAATAAAACGGACATTTTTTGTCCTCGACATAATTCATCAAGCGGTTATATTATATACATGAAAAGGAGAGATAAATGAAAGTTGGAGATTTAGTAAAACACTGGATGCTGTCAACCTATGGCATAGGTATTATAATGAAGAAAGAGCAAAGAGGCCACACCACCAGCTATAAGGTTCAATGGTCTGTGACCGATGCTGGTTGTGGCTGGTACGACCATGACAGACTGGAGGTAGTATGCAAGTAGGTGATTTAGTAAGATGGGAAAATGCCGCTGGCGAATATGAATTGGGTATCGTTACTGAAATGGACGCAGCACCCAAATGGAAAACACCCAGAGTAATGGTGTATTTTTTTAACGATGCTGGTGAGTCCCTTATGACAAAAGCATTGTTAGAGGTGATAAATGAAAATGCAAATCGGTGATTTAGTTAGAAATGCTTATGGCTCCATAGGAGTTATCACAAAGCGTGGCGCAAATGTGCGAAATCGTGTTTGGGTACAATGGGCCGCTGGCGACCACAGCCCAGAACATATAGCAAATTTAGAGGTGATAAATGAAAATCGGTGATTTAGTAAAATATAATGATTCCCGTTATCCAGAATGGAGTTCGCTTGTGGGTATCATTACCCGACAAATACCGGGGACAGCAGAATATCAACGGGTTATCTGGAACAACGGAACCCACAGCACTTTACCAAAAAAATACTTAAGGAGATTAGACTATGGAGATACAAAAAGGAACTTTACTAAGAAACAAGAGCGATAAGTCGTATGCTATTGTGATTCAAGAACCATCGGTTAGGTTCTTTCCTGACACTGATCATCGTTATGGCGAGTTTGAATCCGGTGTTGCTGACACTGCTATTCGCATAAAATGGATTGAGAATGGCTATGAATACACCCTTCAAAAAAGCAAGATGTCAAGAAACTGGGAGATTATAAATGAATAAGGAATTCTGGAACGCTCTCGTAGAAGGACTAACACCAGAATCTCCAGACGATCTTCAGATTTGGTGGAAAGTCCCAATTGTTATTTTAGTTGTGGGTTTAATATGGGCGGCATTGGTATGAAATTGGGTGACTTGATTACATTGAAACCTCATTGCAAAGACTCTGGTCGTATGGCGATTGTTGTCTCTTTGGCAAGGTTTGAGCCCGATTGTGTTTATATTGCTTTTATGGATGAGCCGACAAAGAGCATTCTTTGTGCAATAGCTAACATTATTAAATTAAGATAAAAACGGACATTTTTTGTCCTCGACGGATTATCACAACTGGTTATATTATATAAGTAACAAGGAGAAAAAATGTTTAACTTTACTTTAGAAGATGCTGGAATAACCTTGATAATGGCTGTGCTGTTTTCTTTTATGTTTTTCTTGGCCCTTCCATAAAACGGACATTTTTTGTCCTCGACATATTTTCAAACATAGTTATATTATATAAGTAAGAAACAAAACCTTAACCTTTCGGAGTTCAAATGTCTATTGATTTCAAAACATTTCTTTCAATTGTCCCTCACATTATTAATGCTAAGTATCCTGTATTGACTCGCGGTCGCCATGGTATCGGTAAGTCCACCGTTGTTTATCAACTCGCTGAACAGCTTGGCCTTGAAGTTGTCGAACGTCGAGCATCTCAAATGACCGAAGGTGACTTGCTTGGTCTTCCAAAGGTCAACAAAGGCGTCACTCAATGGCTCGCTCCTGAGTGGTTACACACTGCTTGCAACAAGCCTGTTATCCTTTTCTTGGATGAGGTTGATCGCGCTACGATGGAAGTCCGTCAAGGTATCTTTGAGCTTTGTGATTCTCGTAAGATTGCTGGCTACACCTTGCATCCTGATACGCTTATCTTTGCCGCTGTTAATGGTGGAGAGCATGGCGCACAATATCAAGTCGGTGAAATGGACCCTGCCGAGCTTGATCGTTACACCGTCTTTGACCTTGAGCCTTCAATTGAAGATTGGCTATCATGGGCCAAAGGCAAGGTTCAAACTGAGATTTGGGACTTTATCAACCAGAATCATCAACACCTTGAACACAAAGAAGACTTTGAGCCTAACAAGGTTTATCCTTCTCGTCGCTCTTGGGAACGCTTGTCAAAGACTCTCGATGGTGTTGGTGAGATTGAATATGGTACAACCTTGTATCACTTGACAACTTCCTTTGTCGGCTTTGAAGCTGCTGTGGCTTTTAACGACTTCATGAAGAACTATGAACGCCAAGTGACTGTTGATAACATTATCAACGAGGGCAAGATTGAGTTGACTAAAGAGTGGAAAATCAACGATCACAATGCAATGATCGAGAAGTTCAAGGCTAAAAATGTTTTTGACAAAAAGCTTTCTGATGAACAACTCCAGAACATTGCTAACTACTTTGTCTCTCTGCCTTCAGAGATTGCCATGAGTCTTTGGCAAGCAATGGGTCAGAGTGAAAATGCAACCTACAATGTAGCCAAGCTTCACAGCATTACTGCATCGTGTGGTAAGAAAGTTCAAGACTTCATCGTTGAAATTCTTACAGCAAAATAAAAACGGACAAAAACTGTCCTCGACAGATGTCGAGGGCGGGTTATATTATAAGTGTAAGGAGAAAACATGTCAGAACAATTTAATATCGACAAGCACACTTTCCGTTTATTGCAAAATGAGCCTTTCTTTGCGGCTCTGTCTCGACGTATACATAAAGTCAAGACAACAGCAATACCGACCGCTGGTGTCGCTATCAACAAAGAAACCGCTCAGTTTGAGCTTTATTACAATCCTGAGTTTATGGCTGGCTTGCCCGATGACCAAAAGCTTGGTGTCCTCATGCACGAATTCTATCATATTATCTTTGAGCATGTCACTGGTCGATTGCCGCCCGAAGGCATGTCCACTATGTGGAACGTGGCGACTGACTTAGCTATCAACTCGCATCTTATCGGTAAGCTTCCCAAAGAGGCATGTATTCCCGGTGGCGAAGGCCCTTTTGTAGACTACCCAGTCGGTAAAGCTTCTGAGTGGTATTTTGACAAGCTTAAAAACGATGAACAGTTTAAGAAAGATCCAAAAGATGGAGAAGGTCAGTCTGGCGAGGGTGATCCAAATGGCGGTGGCGGCTCTGGTTCTCTTGAAGAGCAAGTATTTGACAACCATGATGGCTGGTCAGAAGCTGGTGAAGATGTCAAGCAGATGGCCAGAGAACGCATGAAGCAAGCCGTAGCCGATGCCGCTAAAGAAGTTCAGTCATCTGGACGCTCATGGGGTACTGTATCAGCCAAGACAAGACAACAGATCATGGATATGATTAGTCCAAAAGTTGATTGGCGTAAAGTTCTTAGATATTTTGTTAAAACTTCACAACGCTCTAACAAGCGTTCAACCGTTCGACGCATCAACAAGCGATTCCCTTACATTCATTCTGGCAAGAAGGTAACAAGACAGGCCAAGATAGCCATCTCCATTGATCAGTCTGGTTCGGTGTCTGACACTATGCTTGCTGCTTTCTTTGCAGAGCTTAACGGCTTGTCGAAGTATGCCGAGTTCACTGTGATTCCATTCGATACCGAAGTAGAAGAAAGCAAGATATTTGTGTGGAAAAAAGGTCAAAAGAAAACTTGGGAACGTGTCCTTTGCGGTGGTACTTGCTTTAACGCACCCACAAAGTATGTCAACAAACAACAATTTGACGGCCATATAGTTCTAACCGATATGTGCGCTCCCAAACCTATGACATCCAAATGTCAACGTATGTGGATGACTGACACTGAAAACGCTCGCAACCCTTACTTTCAAACTAATGAGCGAGTAATCGCGATTGAACCTTAAACAATGAGAGAGTAAATATGAGAAAGAAAATTAAATATTTAGCCTTTGGTTTAACCATGGCTTCAGTAATGTATGGCAGCTTCATAGTTCAAGTTTATAGGAGGAGATATGCAAGTCGGTGATTTGATAAAATGGATAGATTACAGACATGCCCCACCTTTAACAAAAATAGGACTGTTCATAAAGAAAGAGAAGATCAAGGTCGATGCAGCAACTGGAGATTGGGGTGACCTCCTTGTTCTATGCGATGGCGAATATGTTAAATGGACATCGTGGCAGTGCGAAAAAATAAGCAAATAATACCTTGACAAAATAACCATAACCAATTAAATTACATAAGAGAAAGGAGAGAAAAATGAAAAACATTGATATTATTAGAGCATGGAATTATAACCAAGAGGCAGGTTCACATAGCAAAGCACTTAGAACAAATGGTGACAAGCTATGGTCATATAGTCTTTGCATTGGCCGCACCGATAGCGTAGGCAACAAAGTTATCTTTGACTTCACGTCAAAGGGCGGTCACTCTGTATCACAAACAACTTCAACGCATGTCAATCTTGCCAAGCGTAATGTTAATGCTGAAGTGATGCGACCCGATGCTGCTCGACACGCTGGCCTTATTGACTGAGATTTAAAACAAAATTATAAAAGGAGTAAAAAATGTTTTGTGATATTATAAGAGCCCATGAAAAAAAGAAACAAGCTATGAAAGATTATCTTAGCTCGGAGAAATACGCCCTTCTGGTGCAAAGCGAAAGAGATAAACGATGGGGTCGTTTGAATGAGATTTTCGACGATCATGTGTCTCTAATCATTAACAGGGTACAAGCGCGTTTATCTGAACTTATATCTGGTGCAGAACCAGAAGATTATCCATATTTAAATGATAGCATCGGATTTTCCATGGCAAACGGTGATCTATGTCAGATAAATTATAAAGATGGAAAACGATGGAGCCATTGGGATTTACCAGAGCATGAAAAACTATCTTTTGATCATAAAATCTTTGACGATTGGCTTGAATGCGTTGCATTTTCTCATGAAAAGTCTGACAGTAAAAAAATTCAACTCCGAAAATACATGGAAGAAGGATCTTGGTATCAAGGTTCTTATCCAGAAGAACGAGTTTTAGCACACCTCGCATGGAGAAAAGCCGAAGCAGACTTGGAAAATGTAGGTATTCAAATGAAAGGCAATCACTTATTTTTTCCAAGTGGGAACAAAATCAACCTTGCATTTAGCCCCAGAGTTGAAATCAATTTGAATGGAAATAAATAAACCGGACAAAAACTGTCCTCGACAAATGTCGAGGGCGGGTTATATTATAAGAGAACAAAGCAAAAGTCTAACAAGGAGAAATACAGATGGCTTATCTCAGACCAAACACAACAATCTTTATGCAGAACAACGGTGAACCCATTTACTCAATCATTGAGAAGATTGCCTTCCGTAAGTATTGGGGAAAGAAGAAAGACAAGAACACTGGCCAATGGGTTCGCGCTCGCAAGTCAATGCCCTTTGCTGTCTGTTCTGTTTCCATGTCTTCTGATTCTGATATTCCAATCGGTGCTAAGTTTCTTATCCCCGGCTATCAATTGCGGAACGTCACGATGAAAGGCGAGAAGATTCTTTGCTTCCATGATAAATACTCTGCCGAGTTTGCACAAGAGTATGGTAACGATTGGGTTCGCAAGTTAATCCGAGAAGAAGAATTAAAACTTGTTAAGAAAGGTGATCAGTGAGCAAGTTCAAAGCTGGTGATTTGGTTAAGCCCATATGGGAGAATAACCATCCATTAGTTCAAGATGTTGGCATTGTTTTAGATGTTATGCACGATTGGACAAAGGTTAACACCGATAGAGATTGGACTGTTTATAATATATACTGGTTTCAAGCTGGTCAGACTTATCCAGTGTTTGCAGATGACTTAGTTATCTTTGAGGGAAAAAATGAAAGTAATAGTTGATAATGGCAAAGTCCACACCCCTGATGAAATCGCCTTTGGCATGACTCGATATTCTGTATTCGATGGTGAGAGTATTATTGATGCTGATAATGATTTACATGCACTGGCCAAACGACATGGCCTCGATCCCGCAACCGTAAAGAAGATCGTTTATAAACGATAGTTTATCCGAGACACAAAAAATAAAAAGGTAATAGAATGAAAGTAGAAAGTAAGATAAGAGTAGGACAGTTAGTAAGGATAGACTCACAGAGAGTTATTAATCCAAAAGGATTGTATCTTGTAGTATCAAAGCATGGGCCTAACTGCGAGTTAATCCCAGTAAACAAAGAGACTAATGGCGAAAGTCGTCGTTGGTGGACAGAGCATGGATTATCGGTGTACGCATGAAAGAAGTAAAAGTAGAAGTAGGCAACCTTATTAAATTACCAGACCAACCTGATGACGATAACATTTGGATTGTTCTGAAAACTAAAAACTTCTTTAAATCTGAAGATAGGGTTAGTGCTGTAAGGATTAGAAACATGACGGGTAAGCCACAAGAGATTTGGTTTCCTGCTCGTAAGATTGAGGTGCTTGGATGACCTCCTACCTTCTACTCTCGTACCCCCCTCGCGCACCCCCGCGCATGTGTAAATAATAGTCCATTTATATGCTATTGAAAAATAAGGATTTTTTATTATTATGGTTACTGCTTGGATGAAAACTTAGTTATATATAGTCGAAAGATATGGTGGGAGTTTATGGAGGTATTGACAAAGTGTCAATTATAGTAATGTATCAGGCCGCCAAACACTGTTCATCTTCCGCATACTGTTCGGAACTCTGAGAATATATAGTAACCCCCAAATACAAACGCAATACCGCGCAACAAATAAGCAAAAAAGGTTAAGACAATGACAGAGAAAAAGACAACAAAGGTTAAACTCATAGCAACCAACAAGGTAGACAAACTGGCAATTAGTTTATTCCTGTCCCTATCCATGCAAGCAGTAATCAGAGAGAAGTTCTTAGAGGATGAAGGCATGTTAGCAGAATGGGCAGAAGATCAGATAGCACAATCGGCAACACTCTTATTCCCCGAACCCTTTGAAGCTTAACTCTTGACAGTTTCTTTAGTTCCCCTATCTGAAACCTTAACCCAAGTGACAGCATGACAGCGATCAGTAAGAGGCAGCAAGCTATTGACAGACTCTATTTACAGTTGGATATTCAGTCGAGATGTATCAGGATGACCAGAGCGCAGAGAGAAGACGCAAAAGAAATAATGAAAAAAATCAATAACGGACAGAAAATGTCCGACAAGGTATAAGGAAACATGCTAAATTATAGTATACCCTAAAGGAGAAAACAATCTATGACTCGTTTCCAAGTTTTAACGCTCGCCCTTATCGTCGATACCATTTGCTGGTCTGCCTTAATCTGGCTAATCTTTTTTTAAAACGGACAGAATTTGTCCGACACATCCTCTCAATACATGCTAAATTATATATGAACCTAACAAAAACAACTGGAGTTTTTATGACTAACCGATACCTTCAAATGCTTCCTACTACTGCCGAAGAGCTTGAGCCGGGAACCCCTAACATTCAATTGATTATCCGATTGAACAAGGAGCTTAACGAGCAAGCCATAAGGGTTAACACTATGTTAACAGAGGTAGGCACTATTGAACAGGCTATCCCTTTCACTGACATCATGCACTGGCGTGAACGCGCTCGCTACTTGCGCTCAGTCGGTCAAGCTAAACGAGCGGCAGCACTTGAGAAGCGCGAGGCACTCAAAGAAGCTAAGGACGCAGACAACGATGAGGAGTTCATGGAAGGATACAAGACCTTCTTGGCTACCGAGTTCGACACCACCGCATAACCCGCTTACTACCTACCTTATCACCCACCCCAAACCGTAACATCTGTAACACTCTGGAGCAATACATGTCTCACACTGACCTTAACAACTGGACCCCTGCGATCTATTCTAAAACCCATCGCGTCAACTGGACAGCCGAACGTAACAAAAGTTATAATTGGAGAGAGAAACAAACAGCAAAGCAAATCAAACGAAACAACGCCATTTTAATGACGGCCAAATAAAGGCGGGGGTCCTCCCCCCTCCCCCCTACTCCTTAGTATATATGGAATGAAATAAGTACTTATAAAACAGGGGTTTGCGCGAAGAGCGGCATGGTACATTCACTATCGCCGCCAAAATTTTGAGATTTCACTTTCCCAACTGTGTTCGGAAAACGGTGTTAGGAATCTCTACCGAACAGCAGTCACTAAAATGTCGCATCAGTGAATGTTCCCCCGACTACTTACATATCCGAGGTGAAAAATGGATTTTTTAATTGAAAGTTGGGATTTGATTTGCATAGTTATTATGTCAACAGCCGTGGGATTAATGATATGCAGTTAAAGAATGAAGATCGCTTGTCCAGAGACGAATGGATATTTATGTTAATGAACATGACGTTCTTGTTTTTAGTGCTTTATTTGGATCTATAAAACTATATAATGTTATGGATGGTATATTAGAAGGATTAGCCCAATATGGGCCGCTTGGACTTTGGACCGCTTCATTGTTATTAATGAATTGGCAAATGCGTAAAGATCAGAAAGCTTCCGATAAGGAAGCTAAAGAAGCTCAACAATATCATCAAGAGAATATAGCAAAAGCCCTATTAGAGCAAAGAATGATGTTACAACAAGGATTGGACGCTATGAAAGAAAAGTATGCCGAAGATCGTTTATTAAGGATGAAAGAAAAATGAAAGAAGTAAGAGTTATAGAAAACTCACGTTTGCCGCGACTATTGTCTTGGTTTATCAGTATTCACGCAATAACGATATATCCGTTTATTATTTGTCGTACTGAAATGAGTCAGCGAACACGTTCCCATGAGTTTATCCACATAGCCCAGCAAAAGGAACTGTGGCTCGTTGGGTTTTATATTTTATATGTATGGTACTGGGCTAAGAACTTAGTCTGGCATAGGATGTCTTCGAGAGACGCATATATTAATATCCCTTTTGAGCGCGAAGCTTACGCAAATGATCATAATGATCTATATGCTTTAACCCGCGATAGAATGGGGTGGAAAAAATGGATCTCATAAGCACTTATTTTGTTAAATCAAGTCAAGTCGGGTATCACGGCAATTTGTTTGGCGGTAAAATGTTGGCGTGGCTTGATGAAGCCGGAGCCGCATATGCTTCGCAATGTTGCGATACCCCCCGAATGGTAACTAAGCATATATCGGCTGTAACCTTTGAAAAACCCGTCCGTCCCGGACAACTAATCAAGATATACGGGGGAGTGCTGAAAGTCGGTAATACAAGCATTACCATCCGTTTAGAGGCCCGTAGACATAGTGTTTATAATGGTTCGCAACGTAATGTCTGCACAATCGAGATGGTTTTTGTTAGAATCGACGGTGACGGTGAACCCGTCCCATTAACCGAAAAAGTCCGAAAGAAATACTGTCCCAATAAAGAAAAGTAAAAAATTTTTGGCAAAAAAAAATTGCCGATTTGAAAACTATTTACTGCATGATTAAAATTAAACTTAAGGAAGCGAAAGCTCCGAAATCGTCTATTTGGAAAATGGTGCCGATTGGCAAAGCTGCGACACCAAGTGGAAAAGCGGGTAGATTGTCTCAAAAAGAGCAATATGCTGTCGTTCATGTTCCATCGGGCATGCAAATACCCACTGCTTACTATAAGTCAACAAAGAATGATGTAAAAGCTCTAATTCAATTTTTGGATGGGCAAGTTTGGCCTGATATTAGTTCTGCTGAACCAAGCGAAGACACTGTTAACTCTATTCATGATATTATTATTGACTCCGAGTTTGCTCGTCCTTCAATGAAGTATACCAAAGTTAGTCTCAATGAGGGTCTTGAAGGCTTCTCACTGCCTCCTCTGCTTAATACAACGATACTAGAGGCCGTTACCATCAATGCAAAAGCACAAGAGGTTTTTGGCCGCTTTGTGCGCGATTGGTTGCTAAACTGGGGTAGCAATAACTTAACTGAGTTAACAAAATATATCAACTTTGGAGTGGATGATACAAAAATGTATTTCCGACATATATTTCTTCGATTTTACAAAAATAATGGCGGGGATCCAAAAGAACTTATTTCTAAAAAAGATTACTATGCTTTTACACCGAGAGCATGGTCTGATCGTCTTGGCGATATTAATATGACCGGATTAATACCCAAGAAGATGGATCAATGGCGAAAGCGTTTCACAATGGATCTTGATCCCGGTAAGGGCAATAATATTGATCGTGAGATTTATGAAAAGACGATGGATCAATTTATTGATTTGCGCGGGTATATGCAAGATCAAGCAAGGTTGTGGTATGGTATCGTTGGAAACACTGATCCTATCTCAAGTATTGATAGTAAGGGCAATAATTATTCTTCAAAATGGTCTAAAATGCGAAAAGTTTTAAAAAGCGTTCGCAAGTATCTTTCAAAGCGAGATATGCCCGATATGATTTATGATGAAATAGAACGAAGATATAATCAATTTTTATTAAGATCATATCAAATTATGTCTAGAAACCGCACTGTTAGTAAATTAAGAAAATTTTTGAACGAAGATGGTAATAACTGGGTTGATATTGAAAAAATATTGAAAGATCCGGGTAAATATAGAGATTCGTGGGATGGTATCGGTGATTTTCTAAAAAAAGCAAAATATCGTCATGCTTATGATACTATGTGCACTGATTTAAGTGATGGTGAGTTAGCACCGAAAGGTAAGCCGTGTGTTATTAAAAAATATAACGATGGTTTCTTTTGGTTCTCCCGTGGAGGGAGATCGTGTGAAATTTTTGGCGAAGAAGGTCGTAACTGTGGTGGTGGACAATATACTCTTATTGACCTTCAACAAAAGATTACACGCGGTGATCAAAGTAAACGATCATGGTTTATTGGATTAGATTTTGATGTTGATGGAGGAATCTTATATCAAATACTTGGATTTGGTAATTCATTTCCCATGGAGAAATACTGGCCATATATTAAAGATTTTATTGATACTTACAATGTTCAAGATATCGACCAAGAGGTATTTAACTATTTAGCTCAAAATTCTAAGGTCTCTAAAGAAGAAATAATGAATTTTATCATGAGTGTTGGAACGGATACCATTAAAAGAAAGTGGATCGCAAGATCGGAAGAAGACAAACAAGCAAGAGATGATATTGTTGATGATATTATGGCTCGACAACTAGCTGAAGTTCGAGGTCGTTTGCAAAAAAATTTGGCTTTGAAATCTCCGGTGGAGATTGATCAAAAAAAGACACATGCGCTGAATCAATGGTATAATAATAAGAGGAGCAAAATAAAATGATCAAAGTTAGAATCAAAAAAACATTGATTGAAGAGGATCTATTAGTCGAAGATATTAAAAATCTTGGCCTGCCTCCGATTATTGTCACACGGGTTCTTGAAGAGTTTTCTGGATCTTCATTTGATTCCAAAAAAGCACAAGACATTATCGGTCGCATGTATAAAGAACGAAGCAAACAAAATGTTAACTTCTTATCAACAGCAATTGATAAAATACAAGACGAGATTGAAGCATCATCAGAAGACATTGGCGGTGTCCCAAATGAGTTTACTGAAAAGTTTAATAAGATTGTAAAATTTAATGTCATGGATAAAATGCGTGAAGGAGTCCCTATTGCTTTAGCATTTAAAGAAACAAAAGGTCTTGAAAAATCACTAGCAAAAGCTGCTAAGAAAAGCTTGAGCGGTGATCTTCAAGAAGATGCTCTAAAAGCCATTGAATCAAACTTTAATGAACGATACCTAAAACAATTCACTTCTCTCTTTCAAAACCAAGCGGGAGCAAAGATCCTTAATTATCTCAAAAAGCACCCGACGAATTGGAAAGAGTTGGCTAAGTTAGATTTCAACGAAGCCATGGATTATGTTGAAGAGGTAAGTTTAACAGAAGAAGACGAAAAAGATATTGTTCATAAATACAAAGATGGGTATTATTGGATTAATCTCGGAGAAGGTGCTTGTGAGCTTGAAGGAAAGCGAATGGGACACTGCGGTAGAGACGAAAGAGGTAATTTGGTTTCTTTGAGAACTCGACCAAAAGGCTCCAAGGCATCTAAATCACATGTAACTCTTACTTATAATGAATACGAAGATAGATTATATCAAATCAAGGGTCGAGAGAACAATGCTCCTGATTCAGAATATTGGCCTTACATCAAAGATTTTATTGATAGGTTTAGTGTTGTTGAAGTAAAAGAAGATGGAGAGCATTCAAATGATGACTTTTCCCCTCTGCTTGAATTTATTGAACAAAATACATATGCCAAAGTTGATACTGAAAGAGCAGAACTTGAAGATTTGGCTGATCACATCAACAACGGACAAGAAGATACAGATTATATTAACTTCTCTGCTGAGGGTGATGATTATAACTTTGAAGATTATGCTGTTTCATTGTCTGTTTATATTCAGTTTAAAGTACAGATCCAAAATATTCCAGCCAATGCCGTCGAAGGTGAAGAAGATGAAATCCTTAGTGTCCTTGAAGATGATGATTTCTTACACAGAATTTCTGAAATTAGTTATCTGGAGGATTTTATTACGGAATATCAAGATATCAGTGTAAATGCCGCTGCAACTGAACACGGAGAAAATGTAACTTTTCATTTACAGGTTGATTTCCCTGCTTATGATTCAGATTACAGTTATGCTACAACTCGCGCAGATCTACAAGAAGCGGTAAATTATTACAAATACAATTTTGAAGAAGAAGACATTGAGAGATACTCAGATGATATTAGAGAAATCGCCATGGAATTTATCAAAGATATGGTTAACACAGAAGGCAAGGACAAGATGGCTGATATTATCGCCAATATACACGAAATCGAAAAAGATTATAAGCGATTCTATGTTGATTATAATTTAAATGATCCATCTGAGCCTGTTCAATTTAAACTAGCCTCCGACCTTCCTGTTCAGATTGAAGCATTCTCTTTTGAACCTCCAAGGGAGATTGTAAGTAGTAGATTTAAGCGACAATATCTAGGTGAACTATCTAATGGTTTGAGTGCTTATAACGAAGCCATAAAAAAGGTATTTAGTGAACAAGCCATTAGAAAGATAATGAATGATTCAATAATGAAAATTTCAAAATCGGCAACAAAAAATGCTTTGGACCAAACAAGATTAGATTTTCCCGGTTACAAATTACAACAAGATGATGTTGAGCAATATAAAATTATGATTGGAAACTTCTTTGATGAATTGGTAATAAGGCGTCCATCACCAATGGATTTAAATCAAAAGAAAATAGAAGGATTGCCCAAGTTAGGTGTAAGAGGTATGGCAGAGGTTAAGTGGCTGGACACCGTTGAAGATATTGATTTTATAATGAGATGGGTTGAAGTTATTGATGGTCTTTGGCCTCGAATACTTGAAGAAATGAAACCAGAACTTGAAAATCTCAATCTCAAACTCAAAGCGGAAAGGAAAAAAATTGTTGGCTCTATGATGAGACGCATCAAAGATTTTGCAGACCGTCTTGACATTCAACTTCAAGAAAACAAGAGAAAAATTAAAGTTTTATTAAAAAAATAGATCTTAAAAGTCTCGCCCTATAGTTACTAATAGAGGGTGATATTATGTTAGGATTATTTTTTGCTTTTTTTATTGGATGTTTTGCACCTAAAGGCGCAACAGAAACTGGCACTATAGAAACAGGTGTGGACACTGCTGAAGTGGTTTCTCCAATAACATGGGAAGAATGCTCCTATCGAATTGGAGAGCACATTTGCAATCTCCAACTAACAGATTCAAACGGAAGAGATTTTGTTCTATATGAGCATTACGGTCGTCCAATCATTATTGATCTATCAGCAGAGTGGTGCAGTGTTTGCAAGTATACTGCTGATCAAGGTGAACAGTTTATGGAAGATTGGAAAGATCAGGACTTACTTTGGGTCACTATATTAATGGAAAACGATGAAGGAGAGGCACCAAACGCTGCTGATATGGCTGAATGGTTAAATATTAGCAATGGTCAAAATAGCGTTTTGCTTTATGGGTCAAGAGATTTAATTGATCCAGCCGCTGAAAACGGTTTTCCAATCTCAGGATGGCCCACTTTTGTTATTATAAACGAAGATTTACAGATCTATCATGCTTTTGCGGGTTGGTCAAAGGAGTATTTAGAGCAAGTTTTAACAGACATGCTAATAATTCAACAATAGACCAGCCCTCTATCGGGGGGCTAAAACATGAAAAACTTATTATTTATTTTCCTAACATTGTTTGGTTGTAGCGATGCTACTCTTGTCAAACATACGGTTGAAGAAAAATATATTTATCCAAGTTATTACGATGTCTATGTTGAAGATTCTGGTATTGGCTTTGAAGATACTGCTGAAGAGGAGTTTTTACCTGTTTGGGTAGATTCTTTTGTACAACCAAGTGCTTCAGAGGGTGTTGATATTCTTTGGGTCATTGATCCTTCTGGTTCTATGATCTCTCATAAAGCAAGGGTCTTAGCTGGTATTGAAGATATGATGAATGCATTGCCTTTAAATATCTCTTGGAGGTTAGGAATCATTTCTGCCGATATGAACCACTCTGTAAATGATCCTACTTTTCCTTTATTACCCGGTGATACTGCTTCTGATGCTCAAGCAGTTTATCAAAACTCGGTTACTGGAGGATATGAGTCTGGTTTTCGATCTGTTTATCGATATATTGAAGATAATCCCTTCGCTGCAAACTGGATGAGAGATGACGCTGCTTTATTAATTGTTTTTGTCTCCGATGAAGAAGAACAAGGGACCGCAGTTTTTCCATTAGTATCTGATTTTACCGATTGGCTTAATAGACAAAGAGACGGGATCTTCGTAGCATCAATTGTAAATCATGACCCGTCCATTTCAGACTGTAACCGCAATTCGATGCACAATGGACTTAGATATATGGACGCTGCTCAATATTATAATGGACAAATTATTGATATATGTTCAAATGATTGGTCTTCTGGTGTAATTGATGCAACAAATCAGATCCAACCTTATACAACTTATGAATTAACACATGACCCAATCGATCCAACCGAGATATATGTTTTTGTTGATGGTGTTATTTTCACTTATTGGGCCTATGATCTTGCAAATAATGAGATTGTTTTCAGTGTAATACCAAGTGAAGGATCTCTTGTGGAAATTGGTTACAATTACGATCCTAACAACTAATTACTTTTAAAGGAATTGGTAAATGAGAGTAAAGATTCTAAAAGAGAATAAAAAAACCAAAGTTTCCAAAGCAGGTAAAGAGCGAGTTTCAAAAAAAATCGCTTATTTAGTTGGAAAAGAAAAGAAAGATCCTGATCAAGCTGCTGCAATAGCCTATTCTATGGAAGAAAGAGGCGAGTTGCAAGAAGTTTTAGATGAGATAGAGTATGATATTAATAAAATTAAGCCAAAAAGCAGTTTGAACCGAAAGTTTTGGGACAAAAATAGAAATATTGATAAGAAAACACAGAAAAAGCTTCTTGAAATAGCAAAAGATTTTGCAAAGCAGCTTGGAATAGAGGATAAAATAAAAGATATTACCTTTACTGGGTCTCTTGCAAGTTATAACTGGCATTCAAAGTCAGATATTGATCTCCACCTTATTGTAAACTATGAAGATTTTGAAGAAGACACTGATTTAATCAAAGATTTACTAACTCTTGAGCGATCAAACTGGAATCGAATACATGATATCATGATAAGAGGTCATGAGGTTGAGATTTATATACAAGATGAAGATGAAGTTCACCATGCAAATGGTGTTTTTTCACTCAGCAATGAAGAATGGCTGGTAAAACCAACACCTGCTGGTACTGATTTAGACCTTTCTAGTGCCGTTAAGAAAGCTGAAGGACTTGAGGGCGATATAGAGATGGCATCTGACCTTGTTAACTCTGGAAGATATAAAGATGGGCTTGAAATGGCCGACAAACTTAAGGAAAAAATCAAAAATTTAAGGTCTTCAGGTCTTGAAAAGGCTGGTATTTACTCAGTTGAGAACTTAGCATTCAAATTGTTAAGAAATGCAGAGTTAATTGATAAACTTCACACGCTTAGAACAAAAGCTTATGACAAAATGATGTCAATTATTGATATTCCCAGAGACACAACCATAAAAATGGTCGATGAAGAGCAAATAAATGAAAAACTAGTACTCAAACCCGGACCAAATGGGTGGGATTTGTACTCTAAACTCGTTGCAGAAGCTTATTTAGCTGCTCCCGCTTTTGAAGAAAGAGCAGTTCCACATTTTAAAGCGATGATTCCCTTTGTAAATAAGATGTTTAAGCAAATTGAGAGCAAAATCGACGTTCAATTTGTTGATTATCATGCTTATTCCAATGTAAAAGAGCTAAGAAACGATGTTTTTAACAACGGAGTGATGAAAATTGCAACTATAGATGCTGAACATGACATATTTGACCCTCAAACTAACGCTAAGTTTCGCGCAGTTCACGATTTTATGTCCCATGTGCAAGCAATTGGCTCTCGCGGTACAGATTTTTCTTTAAAAGGTGAGATACAATCTTACAATGCACATATTAAAACAATGCCTCCAAAGTCATGGCCAGCACTTTTTACTGAAATTATAGGTCAGGCAAGCACTTATTTCTATCAAAATGGCGAATTTGGCGAACAAAAGATCGCTTTATTGGATGGATTTGATTATCAGAACATCGGAGTGGTCGAAGGATACGACATTGTTAACAAAGAATTGGTAAAAAGTGAAGAAAATCAAGCATTTGAACCAGAAGAGGAGCAAATAGTTGCAGAAAGTTTCCAAAATACGGTAAAAAAAGGTCATAAAAAGAAAAAAATAAGATTAATTGGCCTTGGAGGTGGCAAAAACACCCCAAAAACAGAAAAACCGAACTATGAAAGGTCAAAACAAGCCCCATCTGGGTTTGGAGCGATGGAAGAGACACAAAAAACCTCTAAAATGCCGAATATTAAGGTAAAAGTAAACAAAAAGGAATAAAAAGTGAGCAAAACAACATTTTTTGATATGGATATCCCAAGATTTGGAGAAAATGAAGACATTGAAAGCAAATTTAATGATCTTGCAAAGAAAGCAGCGGAATATCTTAAGTCAAAAGCAGGTAATTTGTTGCCAGTTGTCCATTTAAAGGGTTCTGGGCTCGGATATTACTGGTCTGTAACCGAAAAGAAGCTAGTTTTGCTTCCAAGAAGGGCAGAATACTACATTTTGCCTTGGGAAACCGATGAAAAAGGGAAAAAATACCTATTTTTGCCCACTTTATTGACAAATGGCACACTTTTAAAGGTTTTAGAAGAAGATATTGAGTATTTAGGGTTTAATTAATGCAAAAAAACATAGAAAATGTGTTATATTTCATGGGTTTATTGCTATTTTATGTGTTCTTTGGCTTTGAAATAACACTAATTACACTGTTATTTTTAATATTATTGAGGTTATAATAGGTTATGAAAGTTGATCATATAGCAATTTTAGTTGATAATTTGGATAAATCACAGCAATGGTACGAGAAATTCTGTGATGCAGAGTTGGTTTTTGACGATTCTAAGTATAAAAGAATGAAAGTTGACAATACTTACATCGCTTTAATCTCAAAACATCATTATCAACACGCTCATATTGGCATTTTAGTCGAATCTTTTGATAAATTTCCAGAAAATGGAAAAATAGTTAAGCATAGAGACGGCACAACTGGATGTTATATGCAAGATCCTGATGGGAATATAGTAGAATATATACACTATTCTCCCGAATGTAAGAAAAACATGATTCATGATTAATCTTCCTTTTATAAAAACACATTATGTTCGTGTTTTTATAGGAAGAACAAAGGGAGAAAAAGGAGATCAGTATTTAACTCTTGGGCCATATCCCGAAAAATATGCAAATACTTTAATGAAAAAGTATTTATCAACTGGAATATGTTCTTGGATTGAAAAAATTGAATAAAGAAAAACCATTTGGAAATGAATTTGCAAAGAAGTTTAATATTGGAGACCTTGTTTCATGGGTAGAGTGGGGCAGAGACTTAGATGGTAAACTTTCGAGAATACGTCACTATGGAATGTTAGTGAATATTCTTCATAAAGAGCTTGGTGAAAGACAAGTTGTGTTTGCATCTGTATTACCTTTAAATCAAAAAGAGGCAATCGAAATTACCATCACAAAAATACGAAAAATGGAAACTAATTAATATTATGAGTGGATGTAAAATACATAACAACACAGATATGAGTGTTGACAATGAGATAAATAGTCTTGTTGATTTTGCCAAACAGCGTTTGGGATTTAAAAATCTTCCATCTATTTTCTTAAATCACGATGAAAGAAATAGTGGAAAAGTTTTAGCAAAAACAGGACATTACGACCCAAATACAATGGAAATACATGTGTATGTAACTGGTCGGCATCCAAAAGATATATTAAGATCAATCGCTCATGAACTTGTTCATCATTATCAAAATGAAAAGGGCGACTTTAATGATGCTGGATATTCTGGGAAAGGGTATGCTCAGAAAAATCCACACTTAAGAAATATGGAATTGCAAGCCAACGACCCAATGCTTTTTAGAGACTGGGAAGATAGTTTAAAAGAAAAATACCCAACTATTTATAATGAAAGGAGATCTATTACTATGTCATTAAAAGATTGGAAAAACAAAGAATTATCTGAAAACCTCAATAAAAAATGGGGATTCAAAATGGACCTTACAAAATTAAATGAAGGTAGTTGCGGAACAAACGAAGCTCACTGCAACGAGGAAGAAGAAGAGCAACTTGAAGAGGGAAAGGGTGATTGTCCTGAGTGTAAAAATGCGAAAGAAGATTGTGTCTGCCCTGATGAAAAGAAAAAGATGGAAGAAAACGAAGAAAAGCCTGATTTCCCTGATATTGATAAAGACGGCAATAGAGATGAATCAATCACACAAGCACAAAAAGACAAAAAAGAAAAAGAAGGTGATGACGGAAAGAAAAAAGATTTAAGCAAAGTTCCTCCACAACTTCGTAAACACGTTGCAAAGAAATAAAATGAACAAATTTGAATCTTTAGATAAAACAATCCAAACCACACTTGAAGAGTATGATTCTGAAATAATTGAAATCAAATCTCTCAAGCAACTTTATGAAATATCTGCCGCTGGTGGTGCTGGTGGACTTGAAGGGTTTGCTGGTCGTAAAAATGATGAGAAAGAAGAAAAAATACTTCGGAGAGAAAATAAAATGATTTCAAGAAAAGATATGGTAACTGAAAAACTGGTTCGAGAATATATTAGAAAAAAAATAAAAGAAAATATGGTTCAACCAAATAGAGAGTTATTTCTTAAAGAACAAGCTCTTAGAAAAGTGATTAGAAAGCTTATTAAAGAAGGAGACATTTCTGATATTCATCCTCATAGATCAACAGGTATCAACATGCTTGAAGATGTTTTGAAAAAAGCAATCCCAACTTTAAGAATGGATTACAAAAGATTAACCACTGATGAGAAACAAAGAAAGTCATTCCGCGCTCATATCATCAATGCAGTATTAGATTCATTGAAACCAATGGAAGCAAACGATCAGTACTTGCAAGGTAGTGCAGAAGGAGCCTCATCTCCATTGATGGCAGAACCAACCTTGTCAGAAGAAGAGAAAGAACTTGATGAAGCCGAGATCGACGTTGATATTACAGGCGATGAAGATAAGAAAATACCAGTTGAAGACGATGATACTCCATCCGACGAAGAACAGTTTGGAACAGGTCTTGAGAGTGAAGATGAAACAGGTCGTAACATGGCATTTACCAGTTATAAAAAAGTTTCTCAGTATATTTTAGATGCTTACGATTCATTAGCGAATCCAAAGGATAAGAAGACATTCACAGAATATCTAGTGATTAATTTGAAGTTGTATTTTGATAAGTTTGAGGATGAGCTTCAAAGCAATGTTCAAGAGCCCGAAAAATAATATAACATATACTTTATCTTTGTCAAGAGGAAATAATGTCTTGGAAGAAAAAATTAAGAGAATATAAAGGGAAGAACAACGAATACTCTCTTAGAAATAAATTAAAAAGAGATAAAAAGATAACAGATGAATTTGAAATAATGTTATCTACTCTAACCTTAGAAGAAATTATAGGATTAAGATTAGAATTAGCAAGTTCTTATATTAATAATAAATTATATAATTTTAATATATATAAATCTATAAGATATATGACCAAAGAAGCATGTCTTAAATTTGCTTTATCCTCAACACGAACAATGAAGGATGCTGCATCTTTACTTGGATTGAAAGAATGCGATTTTAGAAGAGAGTTAAAAAAGTACGAAATCGATTTGACTCAAACCAACTACAATAAAAAACCAAGTGACATATCAAGGGGGTGAGATCCAATATGTTTGTTTTTTGGTTGGTTTGAGTCTTTTTTCTTGACAAGAATAAAATAACCTGTTATATTGTTTTTAAGTATTATTTTGGAGAGGGTTATGGATGGTCGAAGGATTGATTGGTTAAGTCGAAGGAAAAGAGATAAAACAATAGTTTTATTTGATATGGATGGTACTTTAACTGAACCTCGGAAAGAGTTTTCTAAAAAACTTTTACCAGTATTAAATGATTTGTCTGAGAAAGCTTTGATTGGTATTGTTACTGGTAGTGATTATGATTATCTTCAAGAGCAAATGAAAACAGTTCTATCTTCTCACATCAGATATAGATTACATTTGTTACCATGCAATGGAACTAAACATTACAGACCTCCTTCATCTTCCGATAAAGATTTTGAACTTGTTCATGATAAAAATATGAGAGACACTTTAGGTGATCAAGATTTCCACCAGTTGATGAGAATCCTATTACAAACTCAGGGTAACTTAGATTTATCTGAAATACCATTAACTGGACATCACATTCAATATCGTGGCTCAATGATTAACTGGTGTCCTATTGGAAGAAATGCATCTTCTGATGACAGAAAAGTGTTTGTTGACTTTAACAAAAAACAATCTCCAACCTTCAGAGAAAGAATATTTGGAAGACTAAAAGAAAAACTCTCTCTAAGCCAACTCTCAGATAAGTTGGAAGTTAAAATGGGAGGAGATACTTCATTCGATATATTTCCAAAAGGGTGGGATAAAACTTATTGCTTAAATCATTTTCAATCATTTCAATCTTGGTTTGTTGGTGACCGTTGTGAAGATGGTGGAAATGATAAAGAAATATATGATTTGTTGTTAAAACAAAACAAAGCGTTCAAAACTAAAAATCCATTTCAAACAGAACTAGTTATTAAAGAGGATATAATTCCTTTTCTATGAGAAGTGTGTTTTGAACAAATTATTAAAAAAATCACAAATCATTTATTTTATTGATTCAATGTTAACAAATGGAATAAACTTGGAACTAACAACGAAAGCACAAGAACTTAAAACTCTCATCGATATGCATCGTTTTATAAATAACAAAAGCCATTTGAGAAGTTATATTGAAGAGACAAGAATAACAATAGAAAACCCATACTATGAACCACTTGTCATTGCCGAGATAGATAACTCGGTGTTATCTATTATACCAATAAGTGATGATGATATCTTTGAAAGCTTATCGGTTATTTTAGAGTTTATTTATTCAAAGTACAAAAGAAAAAAGAAAACGAAGATAGTGTCATCAAATGATTTTGAATGGATATAGAAAAAGATGTTGATCTATTTATAGATCATTAGAGGTATGAATATGAAAATTTTTTATTTAAAAAGAGTCGAAGATGAATCTGGTGTTTCTGGAACAGGACGTATTGCCCAAGGTTTTATTTTTGATAATGGCAAGGTTTCTTTGACTTGGTTATCTGAACACCCCTCTGTAACAATCTACGATAGTATAGGAGAAGTGACTGCTGTGCATGGACATGGTGGAAAAACAGAAGTGGTCATGGAACCAGATTATAAAAGAGCATATAACGAGTTAATCAGTTTTGTTGAGAACTTTAGTCTAGAAACAATTATGAAAGAAAAGCTGCCTTTAGAATCTCAAACTGGTAAAATTTTAAAAGGTAATGATAAAAATTTAAAAAAGAAGGAGAAGTGAAAACTATTTTATTATGTGGAAGAAGATCTGTATACTTTAAAACTAGATGCTGCATGGAAGCCGATTGAGATTGTAAAAGCCGATAGGGGCTTTACCATGTGTTGGTCGAAAAGAGCAAACCCTGTTCTTTTTTATGATAACGGGCCAATACCAAAATTAAAATACCCATCAGTTATTATTTTAAAATCATACGTTAGTAAAAGAAAATTTACCATACCATGTAATAGAAGAAATGTTTTTTGGAGAGATAAATATATTTGTCAATATTGTGGTAATAAGTTTTCTTATGGAAATCTAACAATGGATCATGTTGTTCCTAAATGCAAAGGTGGACATAGAACATGGACAAATATAGTATCAGCATGTAATAAATGTAATAGCAAAAAAGGAAGTAAAACAGTTAAAGAGGCAAACATGTTTCCACTAAATGAGCCCACCTTACCAAAGGTAAAAATAACAGATATGTATAGAAATATTACTATACCGGATATTTGGAAACAATTTTTATTTTGAGGATATAATGAAAAACAAAAAAACAAAAAGAAAAATAGTGGCCATTTCTGGTGGCTTTGATCCTGTTCATGTTGGACATGTTAGAATGATTAGAGAAGCAGCTAAACTTGGAGATGTTATTATTATAACAAACTCTGATGAATGGTTAAAAAGAAAAAAAGGATATGTCTTTATGCCTTGGATTGAAAGACAAGAAATATTGGCTGAGTTTAAAGGCGTTATTGATGTTATTGAGGCTTGGGATGAGGATGATACAGTTTGTAAAACCCTTGAACGAGTGAAACCAGATATCTTTGCCAATGGTGGAGATCGCAAAGGAAATAATACACCAGAAGTTGAGCTTTGTATGGATTTAGATATTGAACTGGCATGGAATGTCGGTGGTGATAAAATACAAAGTTCCTCAGAACTTGTGGAAAAAATGAAAAACAAAGGAGAATAAATGGATAGTAAATTTGATTTTGGTGCGATGGATAAAATATTAGAAAAAGCAGCCAAAGATGAGACCGGAGAAATACCATCTCTGATTAATGATTTGATTCTGACCTCGACAAAAGCTGGCAAAGCTGGGTTTGATTTAAAAGAACTTGCAACTGTTACAACCATGGGATGGTTCGTTTCTCAAGAGCCTGAGTTACAAAGTATAGTTGAATTTTTATTAAGCAAACTAAAGACTGAAGATGAATACATAAATTAAAACTACAAGGAGGGTAAAAACCCTCCTTTTTTTCTATTTATCATGTAGAAAGAGGTTTTAAATATGAAAATAAGTTCTAAAAGAATAAAGCAGATTATTCAAGAAGAAATTTATAATATTGAACTGGAAGAAGCAGAAGCTGTAGATTTGAAACAAATGGCTACTGACAAAATGAAACAAGTCGCAACTGATATAAAAGATCTTGAGCCAATATTAAACAAAATTGTAGACATGGTTGACAAAGCTGCCATGGATGCTGCTGAAAATGATAAAGGTAAAGCAGCCGAATACAAGACGCTTATCGCTCAAGCCATACAAGGAACATAAAAATGGACTCACTTATTGATAAAATCGCAGAGCAAGTATATGCTCAAATTGAAGAAAAACTGACACCGGACCAACAGATGAGCCCTGAGTTGCAAAAGCTAGTAAAAGCTCTTGCTGTAAAAGCAGAAGAACATCAAGATTTAAATAAGAAGGCCATGGAGTTTATTCAGATGGTTAAAGATGGAGACATTGTACCAAATGAGTTTGAAGCAAAGGATGTTCAAGATTTACTTAAAGAAGGTAAAAAAGAAAATGAACAAGTAATGAAGCTTATAAAAACTGGTAAACCGGAAAATATTCAACAAGCTGCAAATATAATTACAAAACAATTGGATAAACAAGCTCAACAAATCAAAAACAAATTGATTCCAAATATTCAAAATACTGATGAAAATACTTTAAAAACAGTTGTTGGTACTCTACAAAGTTTTATCACAATGTTTAAAATGGCTAGATTTTTTCCCCAATTAATAGTTCAAAACACCCAAAAACAAGACAAAGAACAACCAGATCAAGATGGGATGAATGCTGATGAAGAAGCAATGCGTGAACTAACACAACTTTTAATCAAAGAAGCTGGTGATACCCCAGTAGCTCAAAGAACTTTAGAAGTTTATCAAAAACTATCGATGGGAAAACTTCAAGATCCAATTCAAGCAATATTGAAAAAATGGAATGAAAATGGAGGTCAAAACTGGCAAGGTGTTGTAAAAATGTCTGTACAAGCTTGGCAAAACTCCGGTGAAAAAGAAGCTGATCCAGAAGAAAAAGGCGAAGAAGAACAAGGAGAAATGGAAGACCCAGAATTGTGGGATCCATCTCCTGAGATAAAAGATGCCTTTACGAATGCTTATAACCAATTTAGACAAAGGTTTTATAGAGTAAGAAAACTTTTAGATCAAGGTAAACTTGTTGCAGCTTTAAAGCAAGCTTTAGAAGCAATGTCTGAAGATGAAGAAGGCGAAGCAGCCATTGAAAGATATTCAGATGAAGATGCGCCTCCTACTGAAGAAAAACCTACAGCAAACGAATCACAGCGACCCGGACAAATATCTGAAGGGTTTTTAAAATGGCTTATGATCTCAAAAGCAACAGATTTGGTGCTTGAATCTATGAATGAAGCCGATGCAGATGTCGTTGATAAAGTTATGAAAGATAGAGATGCTGCCCGTAAAAAAGTTGGAATGGATGATAAAGCGGAAGAGCCAGAAAAATCAACGGATGATGCACCAGAAGAAGGTGAAGAAATTCCTAAAAAGGATCTCCAAAATATTCAAGCTGATGTAGAATCATTTTACCAAAATGCTCTAAAAATGAGAGATGGGCTGGATAAGATTGCTGACGCAGCAAAAGCTGGTAAAGCTGACTTCTCTAGATTTAAAAATGCATGGATGAAACAAGCATCTGAAATACAAGATGATATTGTAGAACTTTATAATGATCTTATTAATTTGAGCCCTCCCAAGAAAAAACTTGATGAACAAGAAGAGGGTGAAGAGCAAAAAGAAATCTCTGATATGGATCGAGTTGAAAAAGCAAAGATGTTGCAAAAAGTATATGATAGAATAACAGATCAACTTGCACCTATTGCAAAAGCTCTTGATAGCAAAAAGGATTTACCTTATTATAGAATGGCAGAGCCTGTTGAACAATCTCTTAAAAGCTTAAATACAGTATTGCAGATATTCCCAAGCGTCCAAGCTTTTAAGGGCGGCACTGCTGATGATATGATAAAGGGTTATGACTCCATGATGTCCGATTTAGACATTTTAACTAAGCTTTTTCAAAGACTTATAAAAAGTGGAGAAATGAGTTCATTAACAATCAGAAATCTTTATAAAGGTTTGGTGAAATTCTCTAAAGGCTTAGAAGATTTATTTAATGTTAAGTCAAAGATTGAAGATAAGCCTGCTCCAGAAGCCGCAGAAAAACCTGCCGATGCAGAAGACAAACCAGAAGATGAAGAGGCATCTGATGAAAAGGACACTGATGGCGATGAGTTTCCTGATGAAGAGGAAGAACAAGCTGGAACAGACCCAGAAGATCCAGAAGATGTACCTGCTGATGCGGATGATGATGGTGCTAGTGATGCAGCAGAGGAAGAGGCTGGAACAGATCCAGAAGATCCTCAATCAAAACCAGATGAAGATAAAGAATTTAATATTAATTCTCCTCAAGCAGCAGAAACTCACATCAAAAAAGTTATGCCATATTCTGATTTTCAAAGAATGTTTTCAAATAGTGATGTAACTGTTGATCAATATAATGCTCTCATGTTGTTATATTTGCTTTCCAAATATGAAGCACCAAAACAAGAGCAAGAGAAGAAAGGTTTTGACAAAGATCCGCTTTCTGTTGCAACAAGAAAATCAGAATCATTCTTCGGATTCAGTAAAGACAAAGTTAATGATAATTTAATACGTTTAAGAACTTTAAACAAACCAGCTTTTGATAGTTTGTTATCATTCTTTAATACTGCTTTGCCTACTGAAATGAGAAGGTTTTCTAATTTAATGAATAAGAGAATGAAACTAAAACCATTTACAGTATCCGCTGCACCAAATAAACTGGTATCTGATAGCACTGCACCACAGTTTGCAGACTCAGGAGATATCAAGAAAGCGAATGCAGAGGAACCACCAAAGCCTAAAAAACAAAAACCAAAAAATCCAATGCTTGATTTGGCACCAGATCAAAAGGAGCTTTCTAAAATATATCGAGAACGATTAATAAAGAAATTAAAGCCCATTGTTGAAAATTTATTGAGAGGTATAAATGGCTAAAAAAACATATGTTATTGACACATCAGTGTATTTATCTGATTGTGATTGCATGTATAGATTTGATAATAGCGATATTATCATTCCAATGAAAGTTCTTGAGGAGATAGATAAGCACAAAACTCGTCAAGATTCAGTTGGTTTCAATGCAAGACAAACAATTAAAAACTTGGATACTTTAAGAGAAAAGGGATCTTTATCTAAGGGGATTAGATTGGCGAAAGGACAAGGAATAATAAAGGTTTGTTCCTCCACAAGTCTTTTACCTCTTGATCTTAATCCAAGTATACCAGACAATCAAATACTTGGTGTCGCTTTGGCTGCAAAAGAAGAAAACCCAAGAAGAAAGGTTGTGGTTGTATCAAGAGATATTAATATGAGAGTTATAGCAGACTCACTTGGTATTCAAGCTGAATCATATAACTCAGAACAAGTTGTTGAAACATCAGAAAAATTATATACTGGACTTGCTCAACTTGTTGTTGATGATCAACTTGTTGATCAATATTATATGGCAGAAGATATTTTTCTTGATGAAGAATTGCATCCCAACTTGTTTCCACACCAATTTGTTATGCTTATATCGTCTGCTAACCCCAAAAAAACGGCACTTTGTCGGTTCAAAGCATACAATGTACCCCTCCAAAACATCATAGGTGAAAAACGCGACCTAAGCTGGGGAATCACCCCTCGCAATAAAGAACAGTCTTTTGCATATGATTTGCTTTTTGATGATACTGTTCCTTTGGTTAGTTTGATCGGTCGCGCTGGATCTGGTAAAACCTTGATTGCAATGGCTGCTGGATTGGAACAAACTTTGGGTATAAGAGATAATAAATACAAAAAGATTGTTGTCTCAAGACCTGTGCAAGCAATGGGTAAAGATATCGGATTCTTGCCGGGAACCATGGAAGAAAAGATGTTGCCATGGCTAAGACCGATTCAAGACAATATGCAACTTATTATAGGTAATGACAAAACCATGTTACAATCATATGTCGAGCGAGGACAAGTCGAGATTGAAGCCTTAACATATATTCGAGGCCGATCAATATCAAATGCTTTTATGATTATCGATGAAGCTCAAAATTTAACCGCTCACGAAGTCAAAACAATTATCACAAGAGTTGGAGAAAACACAAAAATAGTTCTCACTGGTGACATTGAACAAATAGATAATATTTACACAAACGAAACTTCAAATGGTTTGGCTTACGCTGTTGAAAAATTCAAATCATCGGATCTTTCGGGTCACATAACCTTTATGAAAGGTGAAAGATCTAGAATCGCAACAGAAGCTTCCAAAATTCTTTAGGAGATAACATGCTTACTATATTATTTTTTATGTCTTTGGTTTTTGCAAACCAAGACAGTGCTGAACAAAATGTTCAAGTGTATGTTGATATAACAGAGGTGCATGACCCCGGTGGAAAAACTGGAACATCTATGCCATTGAATATTTTAGTCTCAGATATTGCTCAAAGTACCGGAACCTTAAGACATCAAATGCAATATCATTCAAACCCCACTAACTGGCAAGGTGATATTAAAGTGTTTGATTGGAAAAATATTAAACATATTCCTAACTTTGAACAGTGTGATTATTCAGATGCCATATCATGCGGTAGTGTCAATAATCACTGGACTCTCAGAACGGTTGTATTGGTTGGAGAAAAGTATTCAACGATAACCATGAAACTTTATGACCAACAAGGTCTTCAAATCGGCCACGGTCAAAAAACAAGATGGGGTACAATAAGATGGAAACCAAGGTGGAAACTGACAAAAGTAAAAGAACAAGGTCCGTTTGGTGGAGCTACAAAAGAAATATTTGAGATGTGGCCACCAGAAATGCAAGAGATACCACCACTCATTAGACCATTCGACGTAAGACAAACAATGATCAGTACTTACTTTGTTGACAAAACAGCTTGCGTGACATCAAACTGTAAATAGAAACAAATTTCTTGACAATGTTACAAAAACAGGGTATACTTATAGTATTGAGGTTATATTTATGAACTGGATAAAAAAATCACACGATAAATCCAAATCACTAAGGGACCACTATAAGTTGTACGATATTGATATTTTCATAAAAGATAAGCTTCCTGAGAACATTAACTTAGATTTTTGTTTAAAATACGTTTCTAAGTTTTTGCCCCTCCATATGTTAAAAGGAGTGGACATCATATACATTGGACAATTTGATTTCTTAAATAAGAGAGATGTCAATGCTGTATACAAAGATGGTGCAATCTATATAACAAATGTTCAAGATGATGATTATGATATTATAAACGATATTATTCATGAAATATCGCACTCTGTGGAAGAAAACTATCAAGATATAATCTATGGTGATGGAAGATTGATGAGGGAGTTTTTGGGCAAGAGAACAAAGTTATATTATTTGTTAAAGTCTGAACAACTAAAACCATCTGAAGACTTACAAACAACAGTTGAGTTCAATCAAGAGATTGATGATTATTTATACAACGAAGTAGGATATAGAAAACTCTGGAATATTGTAACAGGATTGTTTTTAGGACCATATTCTGTAACATCTTTAAGAGAATACTTTGCAAGAGGTTTTGAAGAATATGTTTTGGGAGAAAAAAATGATTTAAAAACTATCTGTCCTGTACTTTGCGATAAACTTGAAACACTTTATGACATGGAGCAATAATGCACATATCTTATTCTGAACTTAAAGTGTGGGCCGAGTGTCCATTCAAACATAAATTAATGTATATTGATAAAATAAAAGGTTTTATTGGAAACGAATACACTGCTTTTGGTGGAGCCATTCATAATCTTTGTGAAAATGCAATCGTGGATAAAATAGAACCAGAAGATTTTGAACAGTATTTCCAAATGGCTTTTAGAGAAGAACTTAAAAAGATCGAAGTTACAAAACCTGCTCTTGTTATGCAAATGCTTGAACAAGCCAACAAAATCACCCCAGAGATAATCCCATCAGTAGATGAATATTTTGGTGATTACGAGGTTTTTTCTGTTGAAGAAAGATTGTTTGAAGATATTCAAGACTTTGAAGATGAAAAATATAACTTTAAAGGATTTATTGACTTGGTAGTAAAAACGTCTGATGGTAAATACCATATCATCGATTGGAAAACATGTTCATGGGGATGGGACATGGAGAGAAAAAGTGATCGTTTAACTACTTACCAACTCACTTTATACAAAAAATTCTTTTGCCAAAAGCACAATATCGATCCGCAGTTGGTTGAAACACATTTTGCTTTACTAAAGAGAACCGCAAAGAAAAAAAATGTCGAGATATTTCGTGTAACATCTGGACCACGCAAAACAAAGAACGCTAGTGATTTACTTTTAAAGGCTCTGTCAAATATAAACAGACAGATAAAATTCAAAAATCGTATGTCCTGTGATCGTTGTGAGTTTAGAAAAACGGAACATTGTAAATAAAAAATAAAAAAAATGTTTTTTTATCTTGACAAACCTTTCATTGTTGGTTATAATAATAACAAATAACGAGGTTAAATTGACAAAAAAAACTAAGATTTTAACACTTTCTGACCACCCCCTCTCACCTTCCGGTGTTGGAACCCAAACAAAATATATTTGTGAGGCTCTTCTTAACACCGGAAGGTATTCTATTATATCACTAGGCGGTGCCATTAAGCATACAGATTACACCCCTGTAAGAATAAGTCCTTGGGAAGATGACTGGACTTGTATTCCTGTAGATGGGTATGGTAATCAAGAAATGATTCGTTCTATTGTTAGAACGGAAAAACCTGACATGATTTGGATTATGACTGATCCAAGGTTTTGGGGTTGGCTATGGTCAATGGAAAATGAAATTAGACCATTGATGCCAATCGTTTATTATCATGTTTGGGATAACTATCCCTATCCTGAGTTTAATCGCCCATATTATATGTCTAACGATCATATTGCGACTATCTCAAAAGTTTCTGATGATATTGTGAAAACAGTTGCACCAGAAGTTCCTTCAACCTATGTTCCACATGCAGTTAACTCTGAATTCTTCAAGCCCATAACTGAAGAAGAAAGGTTGGATCTTAGGACACATTCTCTTAGACCAGAAGACGTAGATAAAACTATATTCTTTTGGAATAATCGCAATGCTAGAAGAAAACAATCTGGTACAGTTATCTGGTGGTTTCACGAATGGGCTGAAAAAAATAACTTAAAAGACAAAGTTCAACTTATTATGCATACTGATCCAAAAGATCCTCACGGTCAAGACTTGGATCATATCATATCTAGGCTTGGAATGGGTCGTTTAGTTCTTCTCTCAAAAGAGAAGGTTTCGCCCGAACATCTCGGAAAAATGTATGGAATGTCTGATTGCACAATAAATATTTCTGATGCTGAAGGTTTTGGGCTTGCAACGCTTGAATCTTTATCTTGTGGTGTACCTATCATTGTAAATATGACTGGTGGCTTACAAGAACAAGTAACAAACGGAGTAGAGTATTTTGGCGTTGGTATTAAACCATCTTCAAAGTGCGTTATTGGCTCTCAAGACGTTCCATACATTTACGAGGATAGAATCTCAAAAGAGCATTTTTTCTCCGCTTTATCAAAAATATATAATATGACACCGGAATCCCGCAAGCAGATGGGAACAAAAGGAAGAATGCACGTTATTCAAAATTATAGTTTTGACACTTTTACTAAAACTTGGATTAACCTTATTGACTCTATTGTTGAAGAAGAAGGATCTTGGGAAACAAGAAAGAAATACAATGGAATTAGATTTGGAGAAGTCGCATGAAAAAAAGAATTTTAGTAAGAGGCCCTGTTTTATCTCAATCTGGCTATGGTGAACAAGCAAGATTTGCTCTAAGAGCTTTGAGATCTAAAGAAGAATTTTTAGATATTTATGTCATTCCAATCACTTGGGGTAAAACAGGATGGATTTGGGAAGATACTGAGTTTAGAACTTGGATGGATGAAAAAATCACTTTAACTCAAGTTCTCATTCACAAGAAACAGCTTCAAGCTGATATATCCTTACAGATTACCATTCCAAATGAATTTGAAAAAATATGTAAGACAAATATCGGCTACACGGCTGGAATAGAAACAAACAAGGTTGCACCCATCTGGCTCCAGAAAGGAAACGATATGGATAAGATTCTTGTTGTTTCTAATCACGCTAAGACAACATACGAAAACACAACCACCATGGCTACAAATAGCCAAACTGGTGAGAAGATAGAGTATAAGTTACAAACACCAATACATGTTGTTCATGAGTGTACTGAAAGAGCCAAACCAGAACCTATTGATAATTTTGATCTAACAACAGATTTTAACTTTTTAACAATATCTCAGTTTAGCCCAAGAAAGAACTTCCATAACACTATAAAATGGTGGATTGAAGAATTTATTGATCAAAATGTCGGCTTGATTGTTAAGACAAATCTAGCCAACAACTCACAAATGGATTGGTTTGCATCAAATAACATGCTAAAGCAAATATTGGAAGAGTACCCAGATAGAAAGTGTAAGATATATCTTTTACACGGTGACCTATCATCAGGTCAAATGACTTGGTTGTATAACAATGATAAAATAAAATCTTTAATCAATATTTCTCACGGAGAGGGTTTTGGGCTTCCAATGTTTGAAGCAGCAAGAGAAGGTTTGCCAATTATAACTGTTGGTTGGTCTGGTCAAACTGATTTTTTGCATTACAATGGCAAAAACTATTTTGAAAATGTAAAGTTCAATCTTCAACAAGTCCAAAAAGAAGCTGTATGGGATGGAGTTATCCAACAAGATAGTGGCTGGGCTTTTGCAGATCAAGGATCATACAAAATGGCCCTAAGAAAAACATATAAAAATCATGATAAATCTCTTAAAAGAGCATCTAAACTAAAAACACTTTTAAATGAAAACTTTAACGAACAAAAATTATATGATGGGTTTGTTGAACAGATTGTCCCTCTGCAAGAAATGAAGAAAATAGATGCTGAGATAGATGATCTGTTGAGCGACCTACTATGAAAGAAGTAATATTTACTGCTGATTATTTTAAAGACGATTACAGAGGTGGAGCAGAGTTAACTACTGATGCCATCATGACCCAAAGACCAGAAGATTTAAGGGTTTATAGGGTTCACGCCTCTAAGGTGACTCAAGAGTTTGTCGAAAAACATAAAGACAAACATTGGGTTGTTTGCAATTTTTCTTCTTTAGAAGATAAAATAAAAGTATATATGTGTAAAAATATACAATATTCTATTGTCGAATATGATTATAAATTTTGTAAATATAGATCTCTTGAAAAACACAAAGCAATCACAAAAAATGACTGTGATTGTATACAAACTTTTGAAGGCCGAGTTAACTCGGCATTTTATGGTTATGCACAAAGAATATGGTTCATGAGTGAAAAACAAAAGAACATTTTTTTAGAAAACGTAAAAACAATCAAAGAAGAAAGAACACATGTTTTAAGTTCTGTGTTTGAAATGGCTGATTTAAAATATATGGATATATTGAAAAACAATGAAAAAAATGATAGATACTTGATTTTAAAGTCTGGCTCTTGGATTAAGGGAACAAACGATTGTATTGAGTATGCAAATAAAAATAATCTAAAATATGAGCTTGTTGAAGGATTACCCTATCATGAACTTTTAATCAAGATGTCATTATCAAAAGGTTTAATATTTATGCCTTTAGGTGGGGATACATGCCCTCGTATTGTTATTGAGGCAAAGATGTTAGGTTGCGATGTAATATTGAATGATTATGTACAACACAAGGATGAATCTTGGTTCTCAGATACTCAAGCTGTTTGTTATGAATATCTCAAAGAAAGACCAAGTGTTTTTTGGAGTCATTATGAACAAAAGTGAAACCTTAATTGTAATGGGTAATGGACCATCTTTAGCTGATATTGATTTTAATATGTTAGATGGGTATGATACATTTGGGCTAAACTCCGCATACAGAGCGTATCGAAGGCTTGATTGGTGGCCTACATACCATGGATGTTTTGACTATCGTGTAACTGATTCTCATCGAGAAGAGTTTATAAAACTCATTGAAGAAGGTAATATAAAAAGATGCTTTTATATTAAAAATATAAGTGATAATCCAAGAATGACTCATGTCAACCTTTTACCTTATGGTACAACAGATAGATGTAACAATAAAGAAGAAGATTTTAAAAACTTTCATGATAACGGCAACAGTGGTGCTAACTCCTGTTCAGTCGGCATATGTTTGGGATATAAGAAAATTATCCTTTTAGGTGTTGATTGTAACTATGTTGAGTTTGTAGATGGAAGTAAGAGTGATGGTCCCGGATTAAAAATGGACAAAACCCCTGATAAAAATCCAAACTATTGGTTTTCTGATTATCAACAAAAAGGTGATGAATATAATGTGCCAAGAGGTCAAGATTTTCATAAACCAACTTGGAATATGTTTTCCTACAGAGCAGTTCACGAAGGTGTTGATATTGTAAACTGTAGCCCTGTTACAACATTAAGATGTTTTCGCAGGTCCACTTTGGAGAAAGAAATATGAAACGTGAAAGGTGTTTATTTTGCTCTTCAAAAAAAATGACAAAGATAATAGATTTAGGTAACCATCCATTTGCAGATACCTTCATACCAGAAGATAGAACAAATGATAGGTTGCCTGTTTATAATTTATCTTGTGCAAAATGTAACAAATGTAATCAGATCCAAACAATATCAAAAACAAGTCCTGTTGAGAGATATAGTTTGTATGATTATTCCTATACTTCAGCGAACTCTAAAACATCAAGAAATCACTGGCTATCATATGCTTCAGATGTCACTTCAAGACTTAATTTAAAACATGGCAACTTTGTTGTCGATATTGGTTCCAATGACGGATTTTTAGTTAGAGCATTTAGAGAGAATATTATTGATGGTATTGGCGTAGATGCCTCTCCATATGTGGCTGAGATAGCCGAAAAAACAGGTGTATCAACAATCGTTGGTCTCTTTAACTCAGATATCAAAGATCAAATAATCAATAGATACGGCAAGGCACATCTTGTCACAGCTAATAATGTTCTAAACCATTCTGAAGATCCTGTTGGGTTTGTAAAGTCTGTTTATGATTTATTATTAGACGATGGACATTTTGTTTTTGAACTTCCATATTGGAAAATCTCTGTTGAATCCGGCAAAGTAGACCAAGTATATCATGAGCATGTTAGTTATTTTACTGCTGCTTTTTCTAAAGAGTTGTTAGAGTCTGTTGGATTTACAATAACTCATATTGAAGTTGTTGATTATCATGGAGGATCCCTAAGAGTTTATGGATCAAAAAACCCTGATGCTATAGAATGCTCAAATCTTGATTCTATGATTGAATCAGAGAGTCATATATTTAAAAAATCAACCTATACTAAACTTATGAAACAAATGTCGTCAAAGAGATTTGACTTTATGAGAAAGATTTATGATATAAAGAATAGCGGAGGTAACATAGTTGCAATTGGTGCAGCCGCAAAAGGAAACACACTGTTAAATTATTTGAATCTAAATGATTCTCTTGTTGATTGGGTAACAGATGTATCAGAGTTTAAACGTGGAAAAAGAACCCCGTTATCAAACATCCCCATTTGTGGTGATGAAATATTTGCAGAGTATGATGAAGTATATGCTTTGATTTTATCTTGGAACCTTTCTGATATAATCAAAGAAAAACTTTTGAAAATCAATTCAAAAATAAAATTTTTGAACTTTTACGATTAGAGGTATAAATGAAAAATAAAAATATCTGGTCTTTACCAGAGGCCCCATTAGAATTGCATGAAGATAACAGAGGCAAAATAGTAGATATATTTTATAAAAAGAATATCAACCATGTTGCCGTTGTTCAATCAGTGAAAGGAAGCATTAGAGGTAATCATTATCATAAAATGACAACTCAGCATATGCTTATAACAAAAGGGTCATTAGAATACTGGCACAAACCTCTAGGCTCCACAGAAGAAGCTGAATATGTTTTGTTGGAAGAGGGCGATTTTGTATCTACACCACCAAATGAAATTCATGCATTGAACATTGTTGAAGACAATGAGTTTATTGTTTTTACTGAGGGAGTTCGTGGTGGCAAAGATTATGAATCTGATACTTTTAGATTAGATGAGAATATTATAAAGAGCTAAAATGTTAAAGTGTTATTCTAAAGTCGATAAAAACAAAATTTTATTTTCTCTGTTGAAGAAGGGATCTATTTCTAATAATAGAAATGATATATCTCCCGATGATCAGTTCTTACAAGTTTCAGCAAAAAAAATAAATAAGGGTGATTTCTTTAAAGCTCATCGACACTTGTCTTGTGACAAGCATGTTACAATAACTCAAGAGAGTTGGATAATATTAGATGGCGAAGTTGAAGGAGTGTTTTACGATTTGGACAACAAAGAACTATACAGAACAATTCTACAAAGCGGAGATTGCATTGTTATATTTAATGGTGGGCATTCATTAGAATGTTTGACTGACGATACAATACTTTATGAGATAAAAAACGGCCCATATTATGGAGCGGCAAAAGATAAAGTTTATTTAGAGGATTTAGATGACAACAACAGTATATAATAGTTGGCCACTTGGTAGGCTTCCAAAGCATTTTCAAAGACAAGAGTTATATGATATTAGAGACAAAGGATATCATTGGGATGATCCAAGAGATGTTGTATCACTGTTTGAAAATAAGATGGCTGAATATGCTGGTTGTAAATACGCCGCCGCTGTTGACTGTTGTTCTAATGCAATATTTTTATGTTTAAAATACTTAAACAATCCCGGAGTCGTAACAATACCAAATAGAACATATGTGTCTGTTCCAATGCAAATAAAACATGCTGGATATGAAGTTAACTTTGAAAATATTGAATGGCAAGGATTATACCAATTAAAACCTTATCCAATCTATGACTCAGCAGTAAGAATGACTAAGGGTATGTTTATAGGTGGTGAAGAAACTTTACAGGCTTTATCTTTTCAAATAAAAAAAAGATTACCCATTGGTAAAGGAGGGATGATTTTAACCAACAGCAAGAAAGCTTACGATTGGATAAAACTTGCATCCTACGATGGAAGAGATTTAAATACAACATATGACACCCCCAATCATATAAAAATGATGGGATATCATATGTATATGACACCAGAAGATGCTGCAAGAGGTATACTTTTAATGGATCAACTACCTGAGAGTAATAAAGATTCTGGTTGTCATGAAAATTACCCTGATTTAACAAATCTGGGCATTAACTGGAGTTAAAATGACAAAGAGAGCATTGATAACAGGTGTTGCTGGTCAAGATGGTAGCTATTTATCAGAATATTTATCAGAACTGGGATATGAAGTTTACGGTATTGTTCGTCGGCATTCCGTTGCTGAAAATCAAAATTTTAGACTTAACAAATCAAATACAAAGGTCACTTCGTTTTATGGAGATCTGCTAGATTATCCCTCGTTAGTCAGAGTGATGTCTGAGGTCAAACCTGATGAAATTTATAATCTAGGCGCAATGAGTCATGTTAGAGTTAGTTTTGATATGCCATCATTTACTATTAAAACAAATGCTTTAGGTGTATTACATATGTTAGAAGTCTATAGAACGGTATGTCCAGAGGCTAAATTCTATCAAGCTTCGTCATCTGAAATGTTTGGTAACTCCGTAGATGAAGATGGTGTCCAAAGACTTACAACTCCAATGAACCCAGTTAGTCCCTATGGATGTGCTAAGGTTATGGGATATAATCTTGTAAGACATTATAGAAATGCTTATAAACTTCATGCTTGCAATGGTATTCTTTTTAACCATGAATCTCCGAGAAGGGGATCAAATTTTGTAACGAATAAGGTTGTTAAAACCGCTGTTGAAATTAAAAAAGGCTTAAAAGATAAATTAGAGCTTGGCAATATGGATTCTTTTAGAGATTGGGGCCATTCTAAAGATTATGTACGCGCAATGCACTTGATTCTTAACCACCATACACCAGAAGAGTTCATAGTTGCTACTGGCGAAACCCATTCGGTTCGAGATCTTTGTGAAACAGTCTTCACGAAACTTGATATGGATTATAAGGATTATGTTGTTCAAAATCCGATATATATGAGACCCGAAGAATTAAAATATCTCAAAGGAGATCCATCTAAATCAAAGCAAGTTTTAGGATGGGAACCAGAATACACTTTTGAAACAATGTTAGATGAAATGATTGAACGATGGGAGAATGAACTGTGAAAAAACGCTTGTGTATTTTACAAATCACCCCAGCGGCCCCGAATCCAGATCATGTTAATATGTTTTCTAATAAGGAAAACTGTGATTTTTATTTTGTGACTCATGATGCGGAACACCCAGATGCATTAAAATACTGCCCAAACACAACTTGGACAGATACAAGAAATATACTTTATGAAATGGTTCCAAAAGAATATGAATATTATATGTTTGTGGATTACGACTTCTTACTTAGGCCAATGGGTGATTTAAACCCTTTAGAGCAAATATTAGAAGACTTGAATAAATATGAACCTGCAATATTGACTTATTATCCGGGTGATGGCCTAATAACCCCTTTATCCAACAATGAAAACTATAGAAAGAAGTTTGACTATTCTGTTTTACCTTTCGCACACGCTGGCTTTAAAGCAGTACATCATTCACTATTAGATTGGTTCTTTCCTATGGTAACTGATTTTGGCGGGGGCGTTGACTCTTGTCATTTATTCAATATATTAGAGATTCCATTTTTGAAAAATGTAGTCTGTAGTCATAAGATGATTTATGATAATGGTGTTAGTGATTCTAATACCCCACACAATCGGGATGGTGCCAAATCCAAAATGAATATGGATTTGATGTGGAATTGGATATTACCCTCTTTCAGAAAGAATAAATTAATTAATTTACATTCTTCTACGCATCATGAAAAATATGATTCTTTAAAAATAAAAAAGATATTTTTTGACCTTTTTATCTCAAAGGAAATACAACCAGAGAAGTCTTCAAAAGACGTAAATTATTTTGATCAGGAAAAGATAAATTCTTACTTTGACACATCTCATGATTATTTTCAAAATAAAAAATGTAACTTTATTGACAATCGTAGAACGGAAAATGAAAAATCTCAAGCTCAATCTATATTGAAAGCTACCATTACAGATTTTAACATGTTGAAACAAAAAAAGAATCCATGGCATGTTTTGACTAACAAAATAAATTCTCAAATAAAACCAAAGACAAATTTTACACCAGAAGAGCTTGTTGATATTTATCAAAAGATACCGAATAATCCATCTTTTTTTATAAATGTAAAAAAAGAAGATGATCTGGCTGAATATTTATCAGGAAAAACAGTGGCTTATGTTGGGCCATCTCCATATTTGATAGGTAAAAACTTTGGAAAAAAGATAGACAACTATGATGTTGTTATTAGAATAAATGAAGGCATATATAGTGCCAAAGATTATGGATCAAGAACAGATATAATACAAAGCTGTTTGAACTTTAACTACGGCCCAAAGGTTCAACAGTATTTAAAAAGTTTACACCCATCTGAACATCCTAAATTTATTCTTTGCAACGACACGGTTGTTGGTCAAAAATATGATGGTTCATGGAAATCAGTTAGAGAGGAATGGCAAGAAAAATATTCATCATTTAATACAAATCTTGTTGATTTATCAAATGAAGATGGAACACATGACAGGTGGGGTCTTTATTGGGAAATGTATCCCAAGTGGCATATCGAAGTACATCCCGGAAAAGGCCATGTGCAACATTCATCAAACTTTAATTCTGGCTATGGTGCTATTTGTATGTTGTCGAGATATGATATTAAAGAGCTTTATATAACAGGTATCGACTTTTATAACTTTGCTATTCCCGGTTCCTCAGATAAAAAGTACAATCCAATGTATTATGAAAAATATGGTAGAGAAGGGACACCATATGGTCCCGACAAAATGTTACATGATCAACTATGTCAAATGATTCATTTTAAAAATGTTATTTTGCCAAATAGAGAAAATATAGTTTTAGATGATCATTTAAAACAAAATCTCTTTTCTGATGAGATTGAAAAGAGATTGAATCTATTTAAAAATATCTCAAAATACAAGCACGAAACAAGATAGGGTATTCAAATGAAAAAAACAAAAACAGATGGTGATCTATTGAGCGTTCTAAAAGAGGACGGTGTTCTTAAGACGGAACTTATAAAATATGAAAATATTAGCACTGTTAACCTTGAAGAAATAAGAGAACATATGGGTCCGGGGTCATGGGCCGTTAGAATAGCCTATAATGAGTTATTTGGCGGTGTCATTATACAACAACATCCCGGTGAAGGAAATAGAAAACACTATCATCACGACGCAGATGAGAACTGGGTTATATTAGATGGCGAATGGGAATGGTGGATTGAAGGATTAGGAACCCAAAGAGTAAAAAAACACGACATAATCGTAGTTCCAAAGGGCGTTTGGCACAAGATAACATGTGTTGGAGATTCTGTTGGAGTTAGATACGCCATAACAAGACCAGATGTGGATCATGTTTATGAGAATGAATGATATTAAGTTTGATTTTAAAAATAAAATAGCTGTTGTTGTAGGTGGAAGTAAAGGTATAGGACTTGAGGTCGTTAAACAATTTATCTCCGCAGGTGCAACAACCTTTTGCGTTTCTAGAACAAACCCAAAGATTAAAGGATGTTATTTTATTAAGTGCGATATTAGCGATGAAAACAGCATAAATGAATCTTTTAAAAGTTTAAAAGACATAGATTTTTTGATAAATGTTGCTGGAACAAATCTATGTCGCCCAATAGAAGACATTGAATCACCAGAATGGGACAGAGTTTTGAATACAAATCTAAAATCATTTTATTTAATATCTAAAAAAGTTATCAATATTATGAAATCAAACAATTTTGGTAGAATAGTTAATGTTTCTTCAATAGCTGGCCGTAATAAGAGTATCGTTAGTGGCGTTCATTATACGTCTAGTAAATATGGTATTATTGGATTAACAAAACAACTATCAAATGAAGTTTCAAAATATAATATTTTAGTCAACTGCACTTGCCCGTCCCAAACCATGACAGAAATGCTGAGAGAATCAATGACAAAAGATCAAATAAAACAACTATCAGATAAGATACCAGTTAGAAGAATTGCAACCGTTGAAGAACAAGCTTCTCCAATCTTATTTTTGTGTTCTTCTGCTGCTTCATATATTGCTGGTGCTGCCATTGACATTAATGGAGGGCAACTTTGAGAGAGATAGATATCAATGTATTAATCGCTGTTAGGGGCGGCTCCAAAAGAGTTCCTAAGAAAAACATAAGACCTTTTGCTGGCTCATCTATGTTAGAGATAAAAGTAAAACAAGCCTTGAGACTCAAAGACATTTCTAAAGTGATTGTAAGCTCAGAAGATGATGAGATGTTAAATCTAGCAGAAGATTTTGGAGCAACGGCATTGAAGAGAGATTCATTTTATGCATCTGACATAGTTCCGATGGGAGATGTATATAAACACCTTTCATCAATTTTAGATTGTAAGGATATATTGTGGACACCCGTAACCAGCCCACTAATAACCGACAAAAGTATACAAGACTGCATTGATATCTATAAAACAAATACCGATTATGATTCTGTTGTAACCACAAATATTATAAAAGAATATATGTGGCTTGATAATAAAGCAATAAACTATGACCCAAAGCATCATCCAAGGTCTCAAGATTTGCCTGATATATATGCTTTAAATTTTGCTGCCAATATCGTACCAAGAGAAGTTATGTTTAAAAATGCCAACATACTTGGAGATAAGTTTTACCCTTATATGTTAAATGAGATAGAAGCCGTGGATGTTGATACAGAATATGAATTTATGTTAGCTGAGATGCTTTATAACAAAAGAGAAGAAAGATGAAAAATATAAAAGTTTTTATTGTAACCTATAGAAGAACTGATGTTTTAAACAAAACACTTGATATTTTATTTAATCAAACAGATTTCAAATCTATTCCAAACACAGAGATTAATATTATTAATAATCACTCTGAGTTTTATTTGGAAGATAGATTTAAAGACAAAGTAAATGTTTTTCATAATAACACAAGACCAGATTGGGACACAGGTAATCTAGCAAGAAACTGGAACGAAGCCCTCTTACATGGGTTTGTTGACCTGAAAAACCCAGATGCAAAGATTGTCACTACAATGCAAAATGATATTATCTTGCACCCAAACTGGGCAACAAATCTTCTAAAACTGCATCAAAAATATACTTTTGTAACTGGATGTCTTGGAGACAATATTGTAAGTTATAGACCCGATGCTGTTAAGAAAATTGGCATGTGGGATGAGAGATTTTTAAACCCAGCAAATAAAGACGCAGATTATTTTCTTCGTGCTTTGATTTACAATAAAGAAAAATCAATGATAAACGACACAGCGCACAACAGACTTTTAAATAGTCATGACGCTTTACCCTTAGATCAAAATGTGTATCAAGGAGCAGAACCAGAGTGGAGAAAAGTGAAATCCAATGATATGTCCAGAGAAGCTTGGTATCATGCTTCACAGATTTTTTATTGGAAATGGAAAGATACTTGGAAGTCACAACCAAAGTATTATGGATGGTTAACAAAATGGTCAAAAGATTTTGTTGATAACCCTCCATCATCTCCAAAAGTTCCTAACTTTGTACAGTATTATTATTTTGAAAAAGACACAGACTTGTTTAATAGAAATTATGTAGGATGGCGAAAGGGCGATTTGTGGCTCGATGCAAATAAAGAAGTAGACATAGATATTCACCCTTTTAAAAATGGAGAAAGTTTTCGATGAAATTTAAATTAATAATATTTGATCTTGATGGTGTTTTGGTTGATGCTTGTGAATGGCATCGTTTAGCATTAAATGAGGCTTTGCAAGAAGTTTGTGATTATGCGATATCTTTAGACGATCACTATGAGACTTTTAATGGTATTCCAACAAGAGTTAAACTTCAAATATTGGGAGATATGGGAATAGTTTCCAAAGGGCAACATAAAAAAATATATGACTTAAAACAAGAAAACACAATAAAACTAATAAAGTCCAAAGCAAAAAACAGAATAGAAAAAATAGAAATGCTACATTCTTTAAAAGAGAAAGGATATTTTTTAGCTTGTTATACCAACTCCATTAGACTGACAGCGGATCTTATGCTTACAAAGACAGGTGTTGTTCACCTGTTTGATAAGATAATCACAAATCAAGATGTTGTAAAATCAAAACCAGACCCAGAGGGATATGTGAACCTCATGGAACACTTCAATGTATTACCAAATCAAACATTAATCATTGAAGATTCTCCAAAGGGATTTGAAGCAGCAAGAGCTTCTAAAGCAAAGGTTATTAGAGTGGACAATCCCGATGCAGTTAATATTGGTTTATTTAGAGGTATATTATGAAAATTTTAATTCCAATGGCTGGTGAAGGCAGTCGTTTTGCAAAAGAGGGGTACACGTTCCCTAAGCCCTTGATTGAAGTCAATGGTAAACCAATGATTCAAGCGGTTGTTGAAAACTTAGATTTTGACGCAGAATATGTCTTTCTCGTAAGAAAAAAGCACTTAGAGAAATATGACGGTCTTGAATCGACCCTTGACAGAATAACCAATGGCAGATACAAGTTAGTTGAGGTCGATGGATTAACAGAAGGAGCAGCTTGCACAGCACTGCTGGCAAAAGAACACATTAATAATGATGAAGATTTGTTGATTGCAAACTCAGATCAAATCATTGAATATCAGCCTGAAAACTTTAAACTACTGAAAAACTTAACATTTTGTGATTCAATGGTATTTACTTTCAACGCTGTTCACCCAAAATGGTCTTTTGTTAAAACCAACTCAAGAGGTTTTGTGACAGAGGTTGCAGAAAAGAAGCCCATATCAGATATTGCAACTTGTGGAATCTATTGGTATAGAAAAGGTTCAGATTTTGTAAAGTGTGCAGAGAGTATGATTGAAAAGAATATTCGTGTTAAAAACGAGTTTTATATCGCTCCTGTTTATAATGAGCTTATTGGCGAAGGAAAGACATTGATCCCCTTTTACGTCCACAAAATGTGGGGTATTGGAACTCCCGAAGATTTGAGATATTATTTGGAGAACTATAAATGATCTTAATCTCCCACAGAGGAAATATATCAGGCGAGAATAAGGTTTATGAAAACTCTCCCGGCTATGTTCTTAATGCCATCAAACAGGGATATGATGTTGAAATAGATGTCAGGATGGTTTCTGGAAAGTGGTATCTCGGTCATGATGAACCGGAGTATGTGGTTGATGATTTGTTTTTACAAAATGACAGATTCTGGTGTCATGCTAAAAATATAAATGCTTTATATGGTTTGTTGGATCTTGGTGTCAAATGCTTTTGGCATCAAAAAGACAAATACACACTTACC